AGCGCTGCCGCCAACGAGGAAATAGCTCTTTCCATTCAATATAAAACTACGAACGATGTTCTTTTTTTCGCTTGCAGGGAGTTTACATTCTTCATAGAAACGTACCCAGGGATACCATACATCTCCTTCAGTTAAACTAAATTCATGTCCTTCGTTTAGAACCTTTAGGATAATTCTCAATTTCATAATTGCATCAAGTTGAGAATCGCCAAAACAGATTTTCTTATCTGCAGGTATACCAAGAATTTTACACGCATCTTCAAACGTCTTTACTTGTTCCCTGATGTTAATAGGTACAAAAGTAATTGTTTGAGACTTTTCATCATACACAGGTTTCTTTTCTTCCGGAGCTTTTACTTTAATTTCAAATTCTTTCATATTAACATTATTAATAAAACATTTGAGCCACCTTAGGGACTCGAACCCTAAACAACCGCATTACAAGTGCGGTACTCTACCAATTGAGCTAAGGTGGCGGTTTAAAAAAACTATGCCATCATAGTCTATTAATACAAATCAAAGTTGCGGTGCATACGGGAATCGAACCCGTACCCCATGATAGAAAGTCGTGTGTCCTAACCATTAGACGACAAGAGCATAGCAGAGCACATTTTAATTGGCTCATAAACCTAGTTATCCAAATCGCTGTATGTGCTCTTTATAGTGTTATCCTTTAGGTTTAAAAATGAATTTAGAAAAATTTCCATCACGCTCATATTCAACGTCCCACCCATTTCTTCTATATTCATATTCTACATTCAACCATCCATTTTTGTAAATATCGTCTTCAAAAATTCCTCCAGGGATTGTACATACTTTAATAATTTCCTCTGTTACATCCTTTACGTGAAGAATAACACAATAATCGTCGTAGTTTTTTATAAGTAAATTGTTGAATGCTTCAAACACAAAATCTGGAATAGATTTCAAATTTAGTTCTTTGGCTGCTTTTGGAGATAATATTTTCATAATATATTAATTTTAATTGAGGAAGAGGTGGGACTCCAACCCACACATCACTGTTACATGATTACTGGCGATTTTCAAGACCGCTGCCTTAGCAATTAGGCTTACTCTTCCAAAGTGGGTGTTTAATGGTAATCGAAACCATATCTATTGAACCACAATCAATTATTCTAACCGTTAAACTATAAACACCGTATTAGTGGACCTGAAGGGACTCAAACCCTCGACCTTCTGAGTGCAAATCAGATGCTCTAGTCAATCTGAGCTACAGGCCCTTTTCGAGATTTTCTTTTTAATTGGTGACATAGCTCGCAAATTTCCACTGTTAAGATTCCGCAACTTAACAACACCAGATAAGTTTTTTGTTTGAATCATGTTCTAATAGCATAAGTCCGTAACCATGCTAATTTCTCAATTCATCAACTAACGGTTCTCGTGTCAGAAAAGGTCTTTATGATTCCGCAAGGGCTGGCTTCAACTTAAACCTCGAATGGATTTTTCAACCTTGTTAGGTTAGTATTTTATTCCTGTAGGAGTCCAATCAAAATACATTTATTTTTCTACTGTTTTAATATGGTTAACGTCTACATTAAATTTCTTGGCTACGTCTTCTAAAGTTACTTCCAACATGTTACGTGCCCACAACAGAGTATCTTTACTTGGGTCTGGAATTTGGGCTATCCTTTCCGCCGAGTAAAAATCCCAAATTTCTTCAATGTTGTTTTCTTGTCTACTTTTTTCAATTCTTTTTAAATTGTCGTCATAGTATTCCAAAAATAATACTCCGTATGGAGCATCCTCTTGCAATGGAATGAGAATATCAACTGTACTAGCTATAGAAGAATGAACAAACTTCCTTATAAATATATAAGAATGCCTACTTTTAGCAACGACTCTCATGCCGGTACGCAAATCGTCTTTTTTCATAATAACCTTTTTCATATACATATAATTTAAAGCGCGGGGAGGGCGGGACTCGAACCCGCTGTCTTCGGCTTAACAGGCCGCAGCTATATACCACTTAAGCTTCCTCCCCAATATTTAAAGTACAAAATTAAACTACATAAAATTAATCAATCCTAGGCATCGGATTATTCCCTAACATAAGGAACAATCCCTGTGGGTGTCCAAGCATAGCTTTGTGCAGCTAAGTTGAAATACCACTTAACAGCTTTCTTTAAAACATTTAATGCTCTTTTCATAACTGTAAGGATTTAATTAATAAATAAAACATCTAATTACTTATTCAAGTAACTCATATTGCTGACTATCCCAGCCAACGCAACGATTCCAAAAACAATTTGTACCATAATAATTAAGTTTAGGTTAAATAAATAACTCAACAAACGATGAGTTCTTGTGTGCCCGCTGGGATTTGAACCCACGGATTAAAAATCCGTTGCTCTAGACCAACTGAGCTACGAGCACAAACCTATCCCTTTCGGGCAGAGTACATTGTTTAGCTGTGTCAAATTAAAAGTTTGATGCTGAAAATAAACTTGCTGTAAGTACTCTTTAGTTTTCTAACCAAAAAAAAGAAAATGGAGAGCCCAGAGTGGGATTCGAACCCACGAAAAACAACGGTTTTGCAGACCGCGGCCTTAGACCACTCGACCATCTGGGCAAAAACAGAAGTCACTTTATCAATAATACCCAATTATTACTATTTTTAAAATTGCTGTAAGACTTCTTTAATGTAGTTCCTAACAGAGTCGAACTGTTGACCTTCTCCTTGTAAGGGAGCTACTCTAAACCAACTGAGCTAAGGAACTGTGAACAGGATACCTGCGGTTTTTCTAATGCTTTACCAACTAAGCTAAGGTTTGTAACTCCGACTTCTTAACGTTACACCTACTGGATTCGAACCAGTGACCCTTTCGTTACAAGAAAATAGAATAATTTAATTGCTGTATGTATCCTTTATATAAAACGTATGGAATTACTTTTAAAAGGAAGTCACTTTCAAATAGGTTACTCCATCCTATTGAGTTAACTCCTTGTCACACCTAACGTGCCTTGTGCAGTTATAAGCTCTGTCAAGCTCTGTTGCTTCTTGTTGAACAACAGCAAAAGTCACCCAAGTTTATCGTCGCACTTAGTAAACGGTGAGTGTCGGGCTGGCAGGACTTGAACCTGCGACTTCCAACGTATCAGATTGGCACTCTTACCAGCTGAGTTACAGCCCGATTACGAGACTTGCTTACATGCGTCCATATAAGTAGTTTCTCAACCTATCTCTTACTTCGGTCATTGATAGGATAGATTTCCTCTCATTAGTGAGCATCCATATCCGAATTCGGAGAGGCTTAGAAAGGATTTATGCTTATCAGATGTCATATTGATTAAATCTTCGCGTCTACCAATTCCGCCATACAAACCAAGGTGATTTGCAAAGGGACTTGAACCCTTACAACGTTAAAGTTAAAGACTCCCTATAAATCATACAAAATTGCTGCAAGACATCTTTATTTATAAATAAACTACTAATTTACGAATTCAAATTCCACATATTGCTTGCCTCCTTGACAGTCGGGAAGCTCCATAGTTCCACGTTTACGTGCTTCGGGGAGTAACACCGCATGTGTATAAGCCTTACCTAAAGGAGATTCGCTTGTAAAATATTCTCCATATTTAGAAATCTCTTTCTTTAATCTAGAGATTTCCTTATCAATAATAAGACCTTCTTTGTTTTTCTTTCCTAGACTACATCGTTTTATTTCCAAACTGTAAATTTTACCATACAAAGGCTTTATTATGGTATCATAAGTCTCTTGTGAAATAAAATTCTTTATTTGAGAGACGTTGTTTTTTAAATAAGTTATTTGTATCTTCATAATTATTAAAATTTAATAGTCCACAACAAGAGTTCGTTACGCTCTCATCTTCTACTTGTTAAAGGCAGATATGTTACTCTACACTATGTTGTCTCTATTCTGGTTGCGGGAGTGGGAATCGAACCCACGACCTTCAGGTTATGAGCCTGACTAGCTACCTCTGCTAACACCCCGCAATATTGGTAATTCATAACGGGAACTACCCAGAAGCCGCCTACTATCACTGTGAGGAACAGCCTGTTCTAACCGTACAGGACGGCTGGATTGTAACACCACCAGACGTGATTCTCGTTTTACAGGAAAGAATTAACCTGGCATTTTAAACTGAAAATGTCGAAACAGTTAACTTTACAATCGTTATTTATCAGCAAACATTCTTAATACTTCTAACGGAATTGTATTCACGGGTTCAAACCTGGAATGTCCTTCTTGTCTACTAACAAGTATGCCCATACAGTTCAGTGTAATCTTTACACTATCCCATTCTGGACTATTAGCTATAATAACAATTTGGTTAATACCAAGCTCATTGTACTCAACTGAGTAGTTTTTCGTATCCATTATTTCTTTAATCTTAGCAGAAGAAGGAAAAGGAATACAAGCAATTGCCACTAACTTGAGTTTTGATACCCACTCATCAAATGAGTACTGCTGAATAAACTTAACATTGTTTTCAACAATCGTAGCTAAATCTCTTTTCATAACTTTATTGTTAATTTGAGCAGGTGAAGGGAATCGAACCTCTCCTGCATAATTTATTCAATTAGTTCTTGATGTGTAAGTGTATAATGCAAATGTCTGTGACAATTTGCACATAAAACTATACATTTCTCCAATTCTTTCCTTAATTTATTTGGAGCGTCTATCAATTTAGATACTTCACAATCCTTTTCTGAAGGGTTAATATAATGAAAATCTAACAGCCACCATCTATTCTCTCCACATTTAGAGCAAACTAAATGAGATTTGTAATCATTTAAATACTCTCTGCCAGCTTGTCTATATGCTACAGCTTTATCTTTATAATATTGTTTATTATCTTCATAATGCTGCTTTTTGTAGACCTTAACACATTCTTTACAATGACATTGTAGTCCATCCTTCTTGGACTTATTTAGACCAAACTCAGAAACAGGCTTTACTTGTCCACATTTTGTACATAATTTTGTTTCCATAGTGCGAGAAAAGGGGTTCGAACCCTCAACTTCCAGTTTGGAAGACTGGCACTCTAACCAATTGAGCTACTCTCGCATAATTTATTTGTTGGAAGACTGGAGCACTAACCGTTGTGCTACACCTGCAGATTGTTTTAATTGGGTTACAAAGATACTACATTTTCTGTATATATACAAATGTAATTTGTTAAAAATTCTGAACTATTCTCACGAACTGTTCAGAAAAGAATTTTCAAAAAATGAGTTGCTGAGTGGTCAGGATTCGAACCTGAGTGTGCTTTCGCAGCTAGTTTTGGAGACTAGTGCCGTCGACCACTTGGCTACCACCCAGTAAACAGATGTCTGTTATTGATTATCCGTGTTAAGCAGTGTCAAAAATTTGCTGTTAGACATCTTTATAATTAACTAACCAAATGATATATACAATGTGGGCCCGGGAGGACTCGAACCTCCAGTCCAATTAAGGAGTGGATTAAAATAAAGAAACCTTAAATTCGGAATATTTATCTCCTAAATTCATAGACCCACTAGATTCAATCTTTTCAGTAGGAATAGAATAGCAACTTCCATCATCAACTAAAACAAACACCAAATCAATGTAATTTTTATCCATTTTCTTTATTGTTTGTCCAGATTTGTTTCCTCCACAAGTTTTTAGGCTTACTTGGTAAGTTCCTCCTTCTGTTAAATATCTACTGGTTTTAACTTGAACTTTTAATATGTTGTTATCAGTATTTTCTACTAATAAATCATAATCTTGAGAATCAGTGATTGGGATAGATACTGTCCATCCTAGTCTGGAGTAATATGCTATTGCATAACACATTCCAACATCACCTTGTTTCTTAGAATTAATTACATTTTCAAACATATTGTGGGATAGGTAGGATTCGAACCTACTCAGCCAAAGGCACTTGATTTACAGTCAAGCCCACCTCTCCAACTGTGGCGTACTCCCTAGTTCATTCTATCCACGCGGCTACCAATTACCGGTTACGTGCCCAAGAAAAAACAGATGTGCATTTTTACAACATTCTATGGCGATTGTTTTTAAAAATTTGCTGTTGCACATCTTTGTAATCAATTAACAACTAAAATCAAAACACAATGGTAAGTCTGGATAGCAGGATTCGAACCTGCGGTCTCTTGGTCCCAAACCAAGCATCTTACCAACTCGACCATACCCAGAAGAGAAAAACTATAAGTTTTCCCAATACTCTTTTAAATAATTAGATGAACTTGCTGCATATAAAGCTTTTGCCTTAATAGCTGCTTTGAGCTTTTCTACTACCGTTGAAACCGATGCTCCTTTAAATAAACGATACGTTACTTTCTTTTTATTGGTAGTCATAATTACCTTGTAATTAGGAATATTTTTGGCTACTTCTTTCCAAAAATTTACCCATTCAACAGGGTCATTAATATTACACGTTGGAGCAGATTTCTTAGAAGTTTGTTTAGCTGTTTTGTTCTTTTTGGCATTATTAGCTTTTGCTTCGCGATTTAATCCTTGTATCTTCTTTACATATAAGTAATTAGAAATGAAAGTCTTAACTCCTGCTAAGTTAAACGTCAATATTTGTGGTCCTTCTTTCACCTGGACTAAATAAACTGTTTTAGCATTTAAAGGATTTACAATTCTAATATGGCATGAAATATTAGAAGCTTCAGGAAAATGGTCGCTTACTCCAATTTCTAAACCCTGTATACGATAATAAGAACTGTGAGTAGTCTGACTATCCTTAACAGAATCCGATTTAGTCATTAAAGATTCCAGATATTTAGTAAGTCTGCTCATAGTTTAATCTTTTTATTCATAATGTCTAAGTTGTCGATTATATCAAACATTACAAACAACATTAATCCTATATTTACTAACGGGAACAAAGCTGCAAACGTAAATTGAGTTACATTTTTTACATACAGTGAGTAATTTTTAAAATGCAAATAGCCCAAAAACATACTCAAGACAAACGGAATAAGCCAAAATAAAATCAATATTAGCATAACAATAATCTTTAATTAGTTACTAAAAGCGGGAACACAGGGAGTCGAACCCCAGCCTTCGGATTTTCAGTCCAACGTACAAATGACCACCTATACGATATTCCCAATAAACCACAGACATCTCAATCTCCTTTTTAGTCTGTGGGTCGCTCCTTATTCTCCTTTATTATCTGAGAGATGTACTAAGAAAACGGATTAAGGTCGCACATCTCTCATACCTTCGAGGTCTTTACAGAGCTGTCTAGTCGAATATAATTCAGTATTATAAGAATACTTGCTGTGCTTAATCCTAAAGTAAACTATATAAACCGAGTTATCTTATCACCAACGCCTTGGAGACAACTAGATTCATATAGCTACTTATTGCCTACCTTTTTAAAGAGTAAGCATGTTTAACAAATCCTGATTCATCGCAACTTGAAATAGCTCCTTAGCATTGCGTGGAATACTTTCAACTGCAGTTTGTCCAGTTAGGAACGCTATACCTGCAGGGTCAAATCCACTCATATAGAAAGTATAACCTTCATCACAGAGTGATTCAAATTTAGGACGAATCCTATCCCCGCAGTATCCGTTAGGGATGTCCCAGAGAACCATCACAAACTTATCAACGAATTCCTCAGAAAATTCGGTTCTCAAAACATTTCTGAATTGAGTAAAGATTGGAGAGTTCTTGTGATTGCCATTAAATTCCCCGTCAGAGATACAAACGATTCCAGTTGGAAAATCTTCCTCCTTGTAACCTGTTCGCTTCAAATGCACGAGTAAATTAGCGACTGACAATAGATTAGTTCCACACCAACCATCACCATGATAATTGTAGAACTGTTCCACCGGACTATCTCCTTTCCAAGACTTTATTTTACAAGAGTTACTAAATTCTAACACTGTATTACTAAATGCCCCGGTAAGAAGATGAGATAGATACAAGCCGATAGATTTTGCAACATGATATGCCGAAACATTCAATCCAGAAGCCTTGGCTGTCATAGAGCCAGATGTATCAAGAACTGCGATGAGTCTCGTTTCTCTGTTCATGTCCTGTTTTGCGGTCTCAATTAATTGCATGAACTGCTTGTTGATTGTTTCTTCTTGGTACTTTTTGAAGCTGGGTCTTGAGTAACCAAAATCGGGAAACAACTCGTAAACAAAACCAGTGTACTTTGCGACAGGTTTAGAAGCTAGCCACTTTTCATAAGCTTCTTCAAGCCCATGATTTTGTAGAAACTTACCTTTAGCAAGAGCACTTAACGCTCTGCCAGCAATTGTGTTAAAATTAAGATTTTCATAATCTTGACGACTAATTGCTTGTTGCCATTGATGTGCAGTTCCAGAAGCTTTGAGTTTTCGATAAGCCCTATAAGCTCTTTGTTTATCGGCCTCAGTTTCTCCCAAATCAAAAATTGCTTTCACAATTTTCTTTGCAATGAAGTTGTTGCATTGGGAGCGAAGAGAAAGGCATTTAGAAACAGGCTTTATCTGCGGAAGATATTTCTTTACTAAGTTACATTGGTCTTTGTCACCTAAAGCACTAACAATAAACTTAATAATGAATTTCCAGTCGAGAACACGATTCGCTGCACCATGATATTCCAAATCCAATCTAAGAATTTCAAAAATATCATCCCAAGAACCAGCAACAACGAAGACAGGTAGGTTTTTCTTAAAGACATCTGAATGCTTTGTAGCTAACCAAACTAATCTCATGAAAAATTCAGCCTTAAGTCCTTGTCCTCTTTGAACACTCAATTTCTTACCGGTAAATAACTTAGAGTTACGGGTAATCAAACGAATGTAAGTACTTTCCTTTATGGCTAACAACGGGTCAATCCAATATAGATTTTGCATTGTTTTTGAAACCTCTTCAAATGTTCTAGGGTTTCTGTAATTAGCAATCAATGCAAAATCATCAACGAACGGATTTCCGGTCGTAGTATATTTCACACTCATATTTCCAGAATAAGTTTGATGCTCATTCTTGAATTGTTCCCTCTCAAAGATATTGTTGAACTTTGGAGAGGCAGAACCTTGACCAGTATTTGGAACTGTGTCATAAATAGATGTTCTTTTTTCGCTAAACATGTTCATTCATATTTTTTAATTATACTTGTAGCCGAAGTGGGACTCGAACCCACACGCCCCTTTCGGAGCATCAGAGCTTAAATCTGACGTGTCTACCAATTCCACCATTCGGCCATCCTTTTATTTCCTTAAGGCTTTTTCTACACAGTCTTTGCCAAAAATCTTACTCCAAAAACGGTTAAGCCTTCCCATGTGCATGACATAATCGCAAACATCATAATCATTTACAAATGTTTTAGGATTTGAGATTTCGTAGTCCATCACGTCTTGCAAAGTTAAGATTTCTTTCACTTGTTGTCTTTGACGTCTTCTGATTATACGGTTATACCATGCGTGTCCGCTCTTATCCTTTACAATAGGATGCTTCTTTCTACTTCTGCTCATAAAGATTGTTGGTTGATTATTGAGTTGCAAAGATGCAACATTTTTCTGGAAGCACAAACATTTATTAGTTAATTTTTGTAAATTTCAAATCTTGTGCAGGAAACTCATCATCACATACATATTTTACTATTGTCGAATCCTCACTAGCCCGAAATACGTCTTTAATATGATATTGAGTGTTATCAATCTCCAAAACCCCAACCTTCGAACTAATTACAACATGTACGGATTCCTTTGAAATTGGACACAGAAATATTATCATGGATAATACCACAGATAAAGCTCCTGCAAATATTCCAAACAAGACCGAAGGTACGATTTTGGTATTAACTAAAGCTGTGATTATCATAATAAAACAACACAGCAATACAATAAACAATGCAAATCCTACCATTATAATCGTTTAAAAAGTTCACAAAAAATAACATACATAAGACTACATCCGGCAGCAAAAGCAAGAGTTCCAATAATTCCAAGGATAATACTCATAAATATCTCCACGTCAAAACCCTTTCCTCGCTTTACAGATGAAACTACCAATATAGAATACCACGCCTCCCCAGAAACTAGCTGTCATAATTTAAAGGCCTCCTTACCTTATATAGAATCTTTACTTTTCGGTTAGAAAGATATTCTTCTCCGAAGTATGCTAATACACCAAATACAAACAAAGAACACACTAAAAAGAGGATAACAAGAGAAGTGCTGAGAGTAGCTAGTACAGCTGCAGTTATACTTATGCATATAGCATACAGAAACACAACTAGGCGGAAGTTGTATTTACAGAATAAACAAAACCTCTCTAACATCGTATATTCCATTCTAAGAGAGCACTTATAAGGACTTGTTCCATATCATACTCTGGATTTTCTCTTGCAATTCCGATAGCAGAAGTCATAACCTCTGCTCGCAATCCATACTCGGATGCCAATTCTATGGCTTCGAAAACTTCTTGAATATTTGAATGACTTAATTCGAGTTTCATTTTAAATTTGGATTAAATTCAACCTCTTTATATACTACGTATAGTTCCCCATCTTTTTCTTCCATACAACCATTATTTACTAAGAAATTATGGATATATTCTAAGGGAATTTGATAAGAGTCTGTAATTACCAACCTAGAGGCAATATTGATATGATATCGTTCTCTTCTTACTAAACGTGAAGGATTTCCACTAATCCAAATCAAGCCAGATTCAGGATTATCTTCGTCTGGCTTGATTGCTCTGATATAAATAGAATATCCTTCTTTAGCAAAATATACTTGCTGTATAACTGCCATTTAGATTTCCTCCCATTCGATGTGTACGACTTTTTTCAGAATACGGTACTCGCCAGTTTCTTTCAATGTTTTTATCGCCTCTTCAACATCATCAACAACTTTAGCGTGTACGACTTCTACCTTGTTACCTCTGGACTCAAAACGGGATTTGGCAATCTTCATCAGGGTTTCAATTTTACCGATATACACCGGTTCAGACGGGAAAGTATAAACTCCTTTCTTTACTCTGTTTATAATCCCCATGGACACAACATCCTGCTGAGTAATGTAATTTGCGTAGGGAATAGCCTTCCCAAGCACACTTCTCATTTGTTCCCATGTGTATTGTAAACCTTCGTTTTCTTCTCTTGACTTGTTAAAAGTTTCACAAGCTTGAATTGAATTTTTACTTCTCATAAATCTAGTAGTTTAAATTATAAATCTTCTTCCTTTATTTGTTTATAAACATGAATATAGTCATTCTGATTTCTAGGACGAATGGCTATCATTTCGGTTCCTTCTTTAGAGTGGTATCGAATCCGTCCAGTATCGTACTTATACTTATCAGGATTGATGTGTTCAGGCTGACAATATTCATGTCTACAAAGATGAGGAAGTACAACAGAAATCATTTCTCTAATTGGAATAGTAACTTCTTGCCTCATAGGAATCCAATTGGCACAAGTATTTACAGTATGCAATTCAACTCCTGATTTGGCTTGTAGCCCCTCATTGCTGCAAAAACGCACATAGTCATGAGCTACATGCATTTCTCTGGTTCTATCGAAATCGTCTAATTCTACTACGAATTTTCTATCGGACAACTGTTCTAGTATCTGCATTTTTTATAAATATTTTTCGACAACATTTTGTACGTCTTCATAGCTTTTAAATAAACACTCATAAGATTCTGGAATAAGTTCAACATCTGTACTTGCGAATCCTGGATGTCCTAGTTCATCGAGACCTTTATACATTGTGCCTCCTAGCTTACATTGAATGATTCCTAAATCGTAAGTATCATAGACTTGGTCGAAGTAATAATACCAACCTCCTACAAATTTTTTTATTGTTTGTATAATTTGATACATAGGTGGCTTTTCTTCCGAAAATGTATGGATAAAACCTTTACCAATTTTAGCGTCTGTTGAACTCTCCCAAATTTCTGGAGAATCGTCAACTCGATTAGTATTCCAAACATGAGACTTCTGTATAGGACTTACAAAGACCCCATCTTCCTTTCTTCTGGCGATAAGTTTATATGCTAATAATTCTCCAGTTGGAATAGATTTTGCTGCTTCTAAACACATAGTATAAAGGTATTATAAATTAATAAATAAGTGGACCTGGAGGGAATCAAACCCTCGTCCCTACAATGCTACATAGTGAGATTACATGTTTCTCTATTTTATTACATCAGCTGTTGAGTTCAGCATGTAGATAGTTTTAAGATTGTACTGCCCAACCGGAACATCATAACCTTTATACAAACTATCAAACTGCAGGGAAGACCGAAGTCTCTCCACCACTCCATTTTACGTTGGAGAACGGGATGATACTTTAGAGATTCGTCGCATCTTCCATCTGTTTTATGACGTAAGAGACTCAGCTTTACTAACCTTTGGCTTTCAAGTTAAGTGGGCTACTCTATAATGCTTCTTCCCACACCTCTTCTGTTTCTCCCGTAACCCGACTACACTAATATTTCTAATAGTAAGCCAGCAGCTTAGGCTGCCATTCTTAAATAACCTTCAGTTTCTCCAGTTATTGTTTTGCATCTTTTTAAAGAGTTGGTGCCAACTCTACATGTCTCCCTACTTCATCAATCGCGGTCAAAATCAATCAGGCCCATAAAAAATAGAGCACTCTATTCTCTCGAACCGAATACTCCCAAAACAAAATAAGCAAATCAAAGAATTGCAGGAATAAGGGGATTCGAACCCCTAGTCTCATCCGTAATCAATGGATGCATTTTGTCCTATTAAACTATATTCCTTGAGTGCCACCACAAATCGGGAACTTAAATATAATAAATGGTTGTAAGGTTACCAACTCCGGCTGGATTTCGTCTTGGCCTTCGACTACTTGGAAACATAAGTTAGTGTGTAGTGCTTTCCTCATCGCTATCCCTACTAGGCTGCCGTCCTAACTCCCTAACTCTTCTTTCGGGAATACACAATATTTCCTTTCTCATTACCACTGTCACGGTAAAATTTATATGCAATCAGCTTTCATGTAAGAATTATTCCATAAGCATTGTTGCTTAGCGGGCCTTACATTAATAGTATAACAGTCAGTTCGTACAGAGTGTTGCGCACCACTCAACAGTTGCATGAGAGTTTTACCTAAAATAACTCACAAGATTTCTATTGGTGTTGTTTTACCGCCTCCTCTACCATTTTCTGAATAAGGAACGTATTAAGACCATGTCGCTTGCCAAGAAGATAAAGTTGGTCAATGTAATCCCTGATTTCTCTGGAATCTTCATGTGGAGTGCAGGCAAGATTCACCTCGGCGTAAAAAAGTTCTGAGACTAACATTCCTGGGAGAAACTGTGCAAGTTCCTCCCCAGATAATGCTTTCAGTCTGATTTCGAATAAACTCATAATTCTCGAATTAGTGTTGCCATTTCATCCTCGGTGTCGGTAAGAACATCTTCGTAGAGTTGAATAATGGCATTGTTATTTTCACTAGGGTCATCGGCATATTTAATGAGAGCTTGAGATAATTTGATTTTTACTCTTTCTTTTTGTGCCGAAAGTCTGTCTAGTCTCTGTTGAATATGTTCACCCTCCATGATAAGGGCAAACGTTATTGATGTAACCTTTATTTGCATATCTGTTCTCCTTCCATCCATTCTTCAAGTGAAAATGTATACGTTATCGTAGGCCCCTGACAGTCTAATGTTGCTTCTACTATCTGAGGAATAGCGTAGTACTTACTAAATGTATAAGTCTCATTGTCGATGATTCTACTTCCCTTCAAAGACTCTGTAATATCTGGCATTTGTCCAGACATTAAGAGAACAATATTGAGAGTTAGTAAGTCCTTAGAGGTTGCAGTCTCGAGACCAGATTGGTCTACAAGTTTGCTAATCGTTTCCAATTTACACGTGCCCTCTCTTTTGCAAAGATTGTCAATGAGGGGCTTAATTACTTGTTCGGGAATGGTTACTGTTTTCATCTTGTTATTTGGTTAGTTGTTTATAATTTAATTAATCCAGAAATCATATTATCGCCAGAATCTCTGTAAATGTAGAGAGCGGGATTCAGTTCCTTTATGTATTGCCTACGTTTCATTTCAGGAACATATCTATTAATGTTTCTGTTTTCAACTGACAATTCAGGAAAATTGACTTTAAGCCAATCAAGAGTAGCGTCAAATCTAACAACCCTGAGACTAAATGTAAATGCAATGTACTTGTTTTTGACTAAAGACTTTTTCATCTTATTGTAAATATAGATGAGGTCATCTCCGCAAGATACGATTGATTTACAAAAATCACAATCTACAAATGTAATTGGACTGTGATGAGCCGGTTGCGAAGTAACTAAGTCAAATTCTCCGATTAAGGAATTTCTTCTAATAGAAGAATTTACCGGATTGAAGTCAACTAAAATTACTTGTTTATGATAGGGAAGAACTTCCATATATTTTTCTGGATGAGTTCCTGCTAATCCTAAAATTGTTTTAGTTTTAGGAATATGAGAGAATAGTCTCTTCTGTACAAATCTCTTAACTTTTGCGTGTTCCATCTTTGCTTATTTTTTGTTGTTAATTAACTGATTAGTTTTGGAATAAATTCCTACTTATAGCATCACCACGTAAAGGTTCAGTCATTGATGCCAATCCCGGTAAGATACCGGGACAAAACGGACGAACTGTAAAAAATTTTACTATGAATACTCTATCAAAGCTTCCTGTGCCATGCTCCTTTAAATTGTTATCTCAACAACTTATAGTCTCCAGGCATACCCATTATGCTTCAACAACCTACATAAAATAAAATTTATGTAACGCTCATGGCTTAAATGTCTATTTAAAGTCGCCATGACGACTGAAAATAAAAAATAGGATATAAATAGAGTAAATATATCCTTAAATGAAAAAATAAATCTATTTAGCTATATGCAACGTTCTTATGGGGAAATTTTGAGATTGGGAAAATAGGTCAAAAATGAGGGGGAAAGTGAGAGTCATCACTACTGCTCACACTCTGCATAACCTTATTATTTGCCAAACTTTATCGTTTTCTCCTTTATGAAGAAGCATATACATGAGAGGAAGACTGGATTGAGTACGTTCTACTGGATAAATTTCATTTCCAGGAAGTGCTCGAACTATCTTGGTTTTTGTATCTGGAACATAACCTAACACAGTTTTAAATTGTCCAGATTTCTTGCCATAATGCTTTTCTGCGTGATACATTTATATAAAAGCTACATTAGAAATATTCTACTTTAAGGCTTGCTTATGGATATAAGGGCTGCTACGTCAGGAATGCAAGAAAAAAATAGAGAGTATAGAGAACACTCTCGTGCTCCCTATACTTTTGTTTTTGCTATTGTTAGCGTTTTGGGTTGTAATCAATGCCGGCAGCCTCGAAATATTTCTTTATTTCGGTGTCGTCTTTTGCTTCAAAAATTTCTGAATACACTTCCGGCAATTTCGCATATATTTCCGCATCTTCTTCCGTTGTGAAAATGTTTCTTTTGCGAATAGTTGTGCCCTCCGCTACTGGCTTATTGTCTTTGAAGTTTTGCGCAATAACTTGTCGTTCTTCTTTCTTTACAATAACTAAGTTGTTTTTGTGGAAGTTTTGCAGAACTTCAAACAAACTTTTGCCGTTTGCGCGGTTGCAACCTTCGATAAGTTCAACGGTTGGCAGTTTGTTTATCATTTCTTGAGTGAAGTCCTCAGGCAATTTGTCCATATCTTCACAAAGACGAAGCAAGCGGAATACGCTATTCATAGAGACCGCACCCGTTTTCACGAACTCGCCGTTTTCGTCAAATAAAGCCGTTACAAAAGCTCCGAACTCCGTTCCCGAACTTGCAATTTTTTTCGATACAATTACGGGAATAATTGCCGTTCGATAATTTGCGGATAGTCCGTTATCACTTCCCGCACTTTGTGCGTTGTTTACATAGTTTGCAATTTTACCGCTGTTGAACTTCTCAATGTTTAATACTGTTTTCATCTTGTTAAATTTTTTAAATTAATACTATATATAAATTCTATGAATGTGGGCAAACTTTCGTTTGCCCGTTTGGTTACTTATAAGTTGTTTAAAACTTTTACGGCATAGTCTGCACCGGAATAACGGCACATATCTGTATAAGATAAGCCCGTTTTACTGTTGGCGAATGTGCGCACGCTGTTTTTAACTTCTTTCTTTACTTCTTTCTTTCTTTGCTTCTTTCTTTGCTTCTTTTGTTTTCATATCTTTTTTGGTTTAATTGTTAAACAAATTTTTGAAGAAAAGGGAAAATTTATTTTCATTTTTCTTCAAATACCCCAGGGGGGTGTTAGAGGGTACTCTACTCTCTCGCAACTCTCTCGCAACTCTCTCGCAACTCTCTCGCACACAATTTCTATAAATTTCCTATATATTTTTCATATAATTATTTTCATTATTTTCACAGAAGGGGGGGGGATTATATTTAAGTACCTTTATACTATCTTATGTACCTCTTTACTTAATTTTTTCTATCTGACTAAAATTTGCAATTTGCGAATTGCGAATCATATATATAATGTACGTGCGCATATACAAGAAAGTAAAAAATTGAGCAGAAGAGCGTATAAACTAAAAAATTCATATAGAAAGATATATTCAAAGCGAAAAGCGAAGCTTGAGCGTATTATATATAGTTCTTATTAAGTATAGATTAAGTATAGTTAGAGTAAAAATTTGTCCGCAATCGGTTAAATTTTGCTTTTGAATAGTTCAATTTTGAAAATGGTTTAGTAAAATTTTGCTAACTTATTGAGTATCAAGCACTTAACAAACTTTAATGGTTAATATTTTTTACTGTTAAGAAATTGTCGTATCTTTGCAACATCAAATATTAAAAATGAGTATGGCAGAAAAAGTACCTCAGCACATTCGAGTTCCGAACGATATGTGCAAACAAAGTAACTTAGACCCGACTGATGTATATGTTTATAGCTATTTAAAAACTTATATGAATAAAGATACTTACGAGGCGTTTCCGTCAATGGAAACTATCGCAAAAGATGCCGGAATAAGTAAACCAACTGTCAATAAAGCTATCAAACATCTTGTCGCAAATGGAGATATAACTGTAAGAAAAGAAGGGAGAAGAAATATATACAAGTTTAACCCTCTCTCCAAAAATTTCGAAATGTTTACGTATAAGTTTATGAGGGATGTAGACCTCACCACACAACAAAGAATATACATCATTCTAACCCAACAGCATATGTACAAAGACGAAGAAGGGTATGGAAAAATGACATACTCCGATTCGGAATTAGCAGAGCAAATTGGATTAAGTGCGGCAACTATACATCGAAGAAATAAAGAATTGGAAAATAAAGGAGTCTTACAAATACTTGATACGGGAAAGAAAGATGAAATATCTGGATGTCCGATTCAACTAAAATTGTTCGACCTTACTAAGATAGCTCAAGATGTACTCTTTATTAAGAAGAAACTTGAAGAACACGATGAAAAGATTGAAGAAAATAGTAGAACAATAAAAATTTTATCGAATAAGATTGAGGAAATGCAACAAGAAATAAACAGATTGAGAGGAATAAATTCAAATCCAACTTTATAATTATATGAACGATATTACTTCAGAAAGAGAAAATTTTACATTTAATAATTTTGACGAACTAAAAGGCTTCTTAAAAGGAAAAACTATTTTAGTAGCTACAGCTTCAGATGCTGTAAAACTCAATAAAGTTCTTCAAAATTTAGAATTTGTGCACATTCCGCAGTTAGTTCTCATTGCGGATAATAGAAACAAGATAGTTTATAAAGTATCTGATACTTCATTCACAAGAGAATATTATGAAAATATAGATACTCCAAACATAGATTTAATAGGAGAAGATGTAATTGAAGAATATTTAAATCTAAAAGAACAACTGGTATATTCTATTCTTCCTTATCCTATTACCATTCTAGAAGCAAGAAATATGACATTGGCAAAACTTAATTCGCTCTACGAATTTGCTTCGGATATCTTAGATAAGATACCCGCCTATGATTTAGACGATTCTGATGTAGATTTTTTATTCGGACAATACGGATTAAATATGGCAAGAACAGTAGTTGATAATTACGAAATTCAAATAGACAATATTAAATATTTAGGATGATAGAAGAAATTCGCAGAAGTATAATATACCTTAAAAATGTTGAAGGGTATATCGAATCTTGTATAAATCAAATAAATGTTAAACAACAAGAACTTTCGTCAAAAGAGCAAGAGTATGCAAAATTAATTTCCGAGAATAATGCTTTAAAAAAAGAAATTGAGGAATTGAAAAATAAACATACTGATGAATAAACAAGAAATAGACATGGTAGAAGAAGCTTTATGTATGAATGCTTACATAGCAGATAATTATTTTATTTATTACTTTCCGGAAATGGAAACTATATTTTTATATTATGACTAAAAATCTAAAAGAAATAGTTCTTCAACAAATATACGACATTTTAGTCGGAAAAGAAAACGAAATTGATAAACTAAAAGTTTTAATAACTTTACTTCAAACCTTAAATGGAGACGAATTAATAAATGGAGACGAATTAATAAATGGTTCTGAAAAGACTATACCAACTTCAAAGAATAATTAGTGTACAAACTTGAAAGTACTTCTGATATAATAGAAACTTGGAATGAAAGCCCCTGTAAATCTTGCTCTAATTATTTACAAGCCAAAGCTTCTGGTACTCCATTAATTTGTAATTGTACATTAGGACTTTCTGAAATACGATGAGTGAAATTATAATAACTTTTTCTGAGCCTTGGTACAACGAACCTATAATAACAAATACCGCATTTGATGAGGCTGTAAATAATTATGTAAAAGAATTAATAAGAATGATTAAAGTAACTGATAATAAAGAAATAAAAGAAACTGTATTGTCTGGATTAAAACGAAACAAAGAAAAATATGGAAAAAGATATTGTCCTTGTTCTTTAGAAAGAACAGACGATACAGTATGTATGTGCAAAGAGTTCAGAGAGATGGATAAAGGAATTTGTCATTGTCAATTATATATAAAAGAATGATGCATCAATTAATAAATAGTTGGAATAAAACTCATAAACCTTATTTCTTAGTAGTTAATTGCTTTCCTTACTTCAGTACAGGAATTAATTTAGAAAGGTGGACTTTATATGTATATAATATGGATGCTGGAGTAAAAGTATACGAATCTGAAGGGGAAAGTTTTATCAAGTTATATAACAAACTTGAGGACGAATGGGATAAAATAAAAGGCGACTCTGAATAGAGCCGCCTTTTTTATTTACAATATTCTCTTAAATTATTAAAAGAAATTTCCATACTAGAACTTTTCATATAAGGAGCAACTTCATCATCTTTAGCCATGCATTCCCAACACTCCCTATCAGAAGGAAACTCTTTACACTCAATTTTAATACTTTTCAAGGGTCTGGAATGTTTATCTTTAGTCCAAACCCACACATCAAAAATAAAATTTCTCATAGACGTTAAAAATCCCCAATTATATTATCTTTACAAAATAGCTAATCCTGCCATTATTCCAATCGCGTCAGCTAGCACATCTTTCCAATCCCATCCAGAACCATCCTCTGTAAATTCATCATAAGTTTCTTTACTGAACGAAGCTACTAAAGCTGCCGCTAATCCAATAACTGGACTAAAGATGATTCCTAATATTACTACAATTAAAAAGTTACAGATAAAGTGAGCAAACTTATCATTACTTTTCATCCACTGCATTGTTTTCTTTATTATTTCCATTATTAAATTTTTTCCAAATACCTGTTACTGAATCTATGCCAAGTAAAGCCATGACACAAATTAAAAATGTATCTATCATTAATGGTGCTTGAATTGTAGCTATAGTACAATATATTAATACTCCAATAGCCACAAACCACCCTGTTACTCCACATAGCCTTTTAGATGATATTCCAGAATGTGAAGATATTACACCTTTTAGAAATTCAGTGAATCTCATTGCTATTTGGTTTTATGTACTTCCACCATGAATAATGCTTGCGAGTCTTTAAATAGTCTAAATTCTTCTCATTGTTATAGGCTTCTTCCTCAAAACTAACATCTCTATAAGTCTTATGTTGTCCGTCTTTAGTAAGATGAAATAGCCTTATAATAATATATTCCAGCCCATACCAGATATAGAAGAATATGTAAAACATCTCCTTTATCTGTTCTGTATGAATAGATTCATGGTTTATAGTAGTTTTACTTAGATTATCTCTCTTAGTAAATAGTACTCCAAATAAGTTAATAGTACTATATCTTCCAAAGGGGAAATGTTTAGTGTGAATTATTTTCATTTTCTATATTTTGATTATATTTGTATTATTAATTTTAAAATCTAAGATTATGATGCCAGAAACAGAATTTATACTTTATGGTATTTCTAAACAGTCATACAAGTTCAAAGTGTATCCTATTAATATAGAATTACCCTCTGACTTTGGAGGATTATATGTCTATACAAATTATACATCTAATGGCAGAGAACTCATATATGGCGGAAGGTCTGTTAATATTCCAAGTAGACACGAAGACCATAAAAGTTTAAAAGATAAACCTATAGATGAGAAAATTATGAATCTAGCTACATATATAGGCGTTTGGTATACATTAGACCTTAATAATCTTGAAGAACTCGAAACTGACCTGTTAAAAGGCAACAATTTTATAGTGAATACTCAGCACAATCAATAAACTAAATCTATTAATTCTTTAGGTAGAGGAGATTCGTTCCAATTTGCATCTCCTTCTTTTATCAATAGGCGGAATCCATTATCTGATGCACATACGTAAGCTTTGTTTTCGCTGGCATCTTTAAGTGTATGTAATATTACTAGTGGGTCTAGCTCTTTATTGTGTACTACAATACCTATACATTCATCCTCTTCTTTAGGAACTTTAATCCATTTATTCATATTAATTTCCATAGGTACTCTAATTTTATCATCCACTGCTTCATTTTTATTTTCAAACATATCTGGGCATTTTGAAGTCTCCTTTATTAATTCTTCTTTAAATAGTTCTTCTCTGAAAGATTTCAAAAACTCTTCTCTGAATTTATTCTTTAACGATGTCATAGTTTACCTCCACTCCTATATCCTAATTTACCTAATTCATTTAACATATTGTGAGTTTCTCCAGAATTTAATCCAAATGTTCTTTTTATAGCTTCTGAGATTCTAGATTGTTGTTCTGGAGTCATTAAGTTATATCTAGGCGCACCTAGTGCAGCCCTGTATGCCATAACTTCACTATTTAATTCTAACGGGTCTCCTTCCCACGTTCCTACATTTTTCTTTAATGGGGTTAAAGCAGAAGATGCTTCATGCCATTCTGTTACAGAAGGGCTATCTCCATTACCTCTCATATATCGAATGTCAGAAAGGCCATTTTGATATGAATGTTGTAATTCGTGTGCAGTTGTAAATGCAGTTTCATTAGGATGTTTTAGAAATTTAGAATTGGGACTCTGCCTTAGTTTTATATGGCTGTTTATATTCCATGCCCTACTATTAACTCCGTCAGAAGTTTTAGGGTCATCAAAGTTTTTATAACTTTTAGAATTATACGTATATTTAGAATTAGCTCCTTCTAAAGCCTCAAACTGATGTCCACCTTCTGGGTCTACAGTATATCTAAAATTCAAATCTTCTTGGTTATTACTATTAACCCTAGATGCGGCTGTTTCTCCCTTTCTATGTACATTTTCTAAATAGCTCCTTCTCTCCTTATAAGTAAGAGGATATGTTCCTTCATTTCTCGCCTGTATAAATCTTTTTGGAGAACCTACAGCATCTTTTGCTATCATCGCATAGTCTGTTCCAATTCTTCTAGCAATTTTCAAAGGCTTCTTTATAAAGTTAGGTAGAGCTAATAATCCTAATCCTACTGCTGCACTTCCATAGTTGCCAGATGTCGCATTATTATAAATACCTTTTGCTGATTCTATATCTCCTAATGGTGTAACGGCAGAGAGTATTTCTTTACCTACATTTCCTGCGGCATCTCTTCCTCTATTTACAGCTTCTCCTAAATTCAAATTATTTCTAGGAGTAATTACTACTTCGGGTAAACCTACATTAGTTTCTCCGTTTTTATTCCAAACTGGAAGATGATGTACTACATCGCCATAGTAGTTAGTACTAGTACTACCTGTATAAGTCTTACCACCTGGCTGATACTTAGCAACTCCACCTTTCTTATATTTCCAGCTAAAGGTACTATCATACATTTGTCTATTCTGATTTCTACGAATCTTTAGACCTCTTGCTTGGTGTTCTCCATGATTCATCTCTTTCTTTGCACCAGCATCATTCCCTGTCCTTAAATGCGATTGCAGTCTTTTACTGTTCTTGAACTTATTCCAGCCAACATTATAGATTAAATCATTTAATGCTGTCTTTTCTCCTAAATTCAAATTATCGTAATAAGGCATTGTTGCCAGAGAATCGGCTCCCATTTGTAAATGCTGTATCAAATGTTTAGATGCTTCTTCCTCTGTAATGCCATTTCTATATTTACGTATTAGCTTCGGGTCGGTAAGCCCGTATCCTACAGTCCATTTACCGTCTGTTTTATCCTTTTCTGGCTTAGGTCTAAATCCTTCCTTACTCTTTATGAAGTCTATCAGTCTTACATCATAAGGAGACATTTTTTCAGATGTCTTTTGTCCAAATTCAAGGGCTTTCTTTACTAATAATTCCTCTGACTTGCTACCGTTCTGCGCTTTAATAATTCCACCTTCTGCAAACTTGTTATATACATTCGCTAAAGATGTGGCATAATTAGTAGCTTCTGCATATCTTCTCTTGCCTTTATTAGCTCCACTTAGTTTAGATATGAATTTATCAATATCATCATTCTCGTCAAAATCATATAGCCTCTTTAAAAACTGAATTTTATCTGCTGCATACTCATCCATAGAATCATAAGCTCTAAATCTTTGCTTGATTGGATTCCCTTTAGCATCATGGTCTTTGCCTTCTACATAGGCTCCTTTCCATGAACTACCAGTAGTCAGATTGCCAAAATTGAATTTTCCTTGCGCAGAACGTCCCCATCCACTTTCCAAAGCATCTTGAGATATCAGCATCCTTATTGCATTATCATTAGTAATTCCGGCTTTCTTATAAGCATTAGTAAGGTCAGACACCCATTCATTTTTATTTGAATAAGGACTTTTCCAAGTTTCAGAAGATTTAGGAATTTTTTTCGAGGGGATTTCAGAATTTATTTCTTTAAGCTCTTGAACTTCTGAATTTGCAGTAGATTTCTTAGCTTCTTCTATTACTTTCGCTTGCCGTTTTTTAATGGGATTAGTAACTATTTCAGTCTCTAATTCTGGGGCATTGAAATCAATCGTTGGGGGAATATACGGGTCTATACTATTATATATAGAAAATAAAGTTCCCCCTTCTTGTTTCTTAATTACTGCCTTTTTTAAGTCTGGAGTCGGAGAAGTAGATTTTACTACTTTTTTTCTTTTATCTCGTTTGTTTCCGAGAAGTTGTTTGTGTTTTTTTAATAAACTAGATTCTTTAAATTTCATTATCATTAACCTTTTAATAAATTTAAAAGTTAATTGGTGAAATTTTTTCGTAATAAATTTATAAAACTTTCACCATCTATATTATTACATCTAAGAATAACTCCTCCATTTTTATGCTTCCATTTAGCAGCATTTCTGGCAAAGTTAGCTCTCTTCTTTTGCAACGGAGTGGCGTTAGGGTTGTTTAATACAGAGCGTGCATGTTCTTGAACACTTTGTCCAGCTCTCTTTGCAGATGCTGTAAACTTGCCTCTATTTTCTTTTTTAATATGAATTCCACTTCCATTTTTACATCTAGGAACTAGACGTCCTCCTCGTTTAAAACGTAGAGCAGCGTCATAACTTAAACTTTCTAAGTATGCTAGTGCAGCATTCTTTAAAGATTCCGATAAACTAATTTTTCCTATCATAGTATAAATTATTAATAAATTTATTTTGTAGACTACAAAAATATCGCTAAATTTGCACATTAACAAATGAATAATGATATTATATGGAATAATGTAGAAAATGTTTAAAAAGATTTTAAAAGCAAGTATTTAATTAAATTTAAAAAGAAGTATTGTATTTAGCATGTTAGATTTCTTCAAAAAGGTGTTCAACTATATAGACAAAATTAATCCTACAATCAAAACAGTTATCATTGTAGCTTTACTGTTTTGGTGTACTCAAATATGCTTGGTGAATCAGGGTAAGGTATTTATAACTGATTATATTGAGTCTGTCGAATATAGTAATAGAAAAGCAGAAGAATACTCTATTAAAATGTCGCCCAAAATTAAACAGCAGATTGAGAATATAAAGAATAAAGATTCGGATGCTACAAATGTAATTTTAATTTCGTTTCATAACACAAAGAAAAGTCTGCAAGGGTTTTCGCATATGTTCTTGACAGCATTGACCGATTCCCCTACTGGACTTGCTGATAGTTATATCGGAATATGGAGTGACCTTCCTTACTTACAATATTCGGACGAGGTAGAAAAGATACGAAGATTAGGGTTTTTAAGAACCGATTCTATCGGATTTCTAAAAGAAGATTTTCCCAGATTTTATAAAAAGTTAAAACAATGCGAAACTCATGCTGTAGCTATCTATCCAATAGATGGAATAGATTCCGACGGTGCAACAGCTCCAATAGGATTAATTATTATACTTTATGATAAACCTAAGCAATATTATTTAGGATATTATAATACTTGTATTGCCCCATCTACACAAATACTTTCTACGTTATTAAACTATAATGCAACAATAAATAAAAAGTAATATGAATATGAAAATTGATAAGAGAAACGGTGAAGTTTGCTATAATGATGAAGCTCATCTTTACTGGAATGAACATGACAACTCTAAGTATATCTCTGTGACTACTTTAATTCATCAATTTACTCAGCCATTCGACAAGGAATTCTGGAGTGCCTATAAAGCTTTAGAAAAACTTATTCCTAAAGATAGTTGGGGAATAGAAAAAAAATCATTGCTTTCAACAAAAAGATTCGATGTATCTATCTTGGATTTATATGATATTTCCAACGAAGAATTTAATAAAGTACAAGAAGGAATACTAGAGGAATGGGATAAGGCTAATAAAGAGTCTTGTGAAAGGGGAACTAAAATTCATGCAGAGTTAGAAAATCAGTATTATAATAAATCTAAAGATATCAGCTTAAAGAAATTTGGACTTGGCGGAAAGTTTGAATGTAAACAAGGATACACAGATTTGGATTTAGAAAATGGAGTATATCCAGAATACTTAATTTATTATCAATCAGAAGACGGAGTTCTCAAAGTAGCAGGTCAAATTGACCTTTTAATAAAAAATGGAAACGACATCTATATTGTAGATTACAAAACTAATAAGAAAATCGACCAGAAATCTGGATTTGATACAACTACTAAAAGAAATGCTACTATGTTATATCCCCTTAATAATTTAATGGATTGTAATTATATGCACTATACTATGCAGTTAAGTACATATGCTTACATGCTTCAACAATTAAATCCGGATTTTGTAATTAAAGAACTCATTATGGTTCATTATGACCATGAGGGAAATGAAACTATTTATAATTTGGAATACTTAAAAGAGGATGTAAAAAGATTATTTTCTTTCCATAAAAAGAATGTAGTAAAAGAACAACAAAGAGCAAAAAAACAAAGAATAGAATATTAATCTGAGTAGAAAAAGTAATAAAAGGAACATTTTTAAAGCCTTTAATACGCTTTAAATGTTAAGCAATGATAATTAATAGTCGAAAGGATTAATACTGTTCTATATAATATGGAAATAGGAAATATAGTAACCGGGCATTTAAATGAGGTTCTTAGTCTTAATCAAGACATTTCAGAACCTAGGATGAGGATTTGTTTGAAATGTCCTCTTTATACCCCAAAGCTTGGCGGTATGTGTAATATGAGATTATGGCTAAACCCTGAAACAGGGGATGTAAGTACTGAGAAAAAAGATGGTTATTATAGAGGATGCGGGTGTAGATTAAGAGCTAAAACTACTTTATCGAGGGAAAACTGTCCCGCAAGAAAATGGTAATTAAATTGAAAATGAATTATGGAAAACAAAACATTTAATCCGCAATCATTAGAATTGCACAACGTAGAAGAAGTTAAGGTTGCACAACAAGTCGTAGGTCTTGAGTCAGGGGCTCAGCATTTTGTTTTAAATTCTGCAGAAGATGTAGAAGAAAGGATGAAACGAGATGCTGCTGTAAAATTTAATAATTCAGTAGACGAATATACTGCTAAAATGGACTCTTATATTGAGGATGTTAATACAAGAGCTAAGAGTATCGCTGATAATATGAACGGGCTGGAAATTATGCCAGTTTTTAATTATATGATAATTAGACCTTATGACCAAAACCCCTATCAAAAAATTAAAGTAAGCTCAACTGGACTTATCTATGATTTAGGAGGACATAAACCAGAATTTAAAAATAGAGACAATGGAGAAATAGAAGAAGAAGAGAATTTTATCATGGTAGGTAAAGTTATAGAAGTTGGTCCAGAAACCAAATATGTCAGAGAAGGAGATGATGTATTCTTCACTAAACCTTCTCAAACTCCAATTCCATTCTTTAAAATGGGACTCGTATATTTGTCTGAATTGCGCGTGCTTGCGGTAGTAAATGAAAAATTAAGACAGCGCTTTTTAAAAGCTGCTCAAGGAAAATTAACAGCTTATAATAAATACTAATATGGAAGAAAAAATATTCTTTTTGCCTGGAGATACAGTTACTCTGAAGCAAGATTTGCCTAATAAGCCAATTATGTTGGTTGTACAGAAAGAACTTTATTCTCTTCGTCCTAAAAGTAAAACTGAAGAAAAAAGTCCTTTAAAAGGAATTAAATGCAGGTGGTTTACAGTTGATGGATTAATGCAAGAAGCCATCTTTAATACAAAGGACCTGATAAAGGTATAGTAAAAATAATAAATATATTAACAGATAAGGAAAGTTATTAAATTAGCTTTCCTTTATTTTTATAAATATGGCGAAAAAAATAACATTCGACCCTGAACTGATGGGTCATATTAAGACTATTTATGGAGATGCTAGCTTAGATGAAAAGACTTTAAAACAACTTCATCAAACGTGGAAAAGCAATCCAGATATCATACGGAATACTGCCAAACAAAAGAAGTCCACAGCCCCACTAAAAGGAGTTTCATTTAACATTCCAGGTACATCTAGTAAGCCGTCTAAATTACAGATAGTCTCTGAAATTGCTCAAGATGATTTAAGAGGAGTTAAATCATTCAATACTGCTTTTAAAGAGGCAAGAAATAGAGGACTTAAGCAATTTCAATGGGGAAAAGGTACATATACTACTCAGATAGCAGACAACCCTACCAAAAGTAAGGATAAACCAGCTAACGAAATTCCAGAAGTTGTAATCACAGCTCCTAGAATACCACGTTCTTATAAGCATTATGGTAAAAAATTTGAGTCTAATGATGAACCTACCACATTAAGGTCGTATTCTTATTATAGAAACAGCATAGACCCTATGATTCCCGCAGAACCTTTAAAGCCATTTCCACCTATTGCCCCTTCTGCAGGTGCCCCAACATTATCTGTTGAGCAACTTCCTATCACTGGAAGAATTTCTTCTCAAGGGCCTTATAGAACCATAGGACCTAGTTCAAGAAGATTTAATCAAGGAAATGACTTTATGATGATAACTGATGAGAATTTAACAGTATCTCCTGGTGATAATCCTGTATATGAAAAAATTGGAAATTATGCTGAATATCCTTACGTACAGCAATTTATGTGGGGAACTAATAAATTCAAACAGGGAGGAAAGCTAGATGAAAAACAGAAGGCGTTTGTGGCTTATCTCATAGAAATTTCTGGAGCTAAATCTGAATCTGAATTAAATCAATATATACAAGAACTCGGAGAAGAAGGGTTGCAAGAACAACGTAAACAATTTGAACAACTTATGACGCAAGGAACTGAACAAATACAAACTGCAGCTAAAGGTGCAAAACTTAATTATATAAAAGCATTAAGAGGTCAATGCCCCGAAGGCTTTGAAATGAATTATTTTAAAAAAGGTGGAGTAATTTGTAGCAAATGTATAAAAAAAGCGCAAGCTCAACAAGCAACTCCCAAAGCAGAAAAAGGAACTAAAGTAGTTAGAGATTTTAGAGCTGAGATGGATAAATGCGGAGGTAAGATGAAAAAGAAATCAACAAAGAAGCAGACTGGAGGCCCAATTATTGAAAAGGACCAAGGCGGAAATAAAATGTTGAGTGAAAAGGATTGGAAAAAGAAAGTAGATAGTGAAGCAAAAGCAGATTCTGCTGCATACGCAAAAGCATATCCGAACAGTGAAATAGCTAAAAAATTCAACAAAGACAATCCTTCTAAAAAGAAGCCTATAAAGAAACCTGCGAAAAAACAAGGAGGTGGAGTTATTAGCGATTTTCAAAGAAGTCTTATGAATAAACAAATCGCGAAGAAAGGTTTAGTTGGAGCATCTACTATTTTTCAAAAAATTGCTAACAAAGGAGGAAAACATGCACAAGCCTTTAGTAATATGAAACAAGAGATAGATAATCAAGTAATGTCTAATTCCCCTCTTGGAAAACCAGTATTTTCTGCAAATAATCAAGCAGCCCCAACTCCAAAAATAGGATACCGAGTTCCGAATCAATCACCTATTAGTTGGCAATCAAGACAAGTACAACAAAACGGAATAACATTTAATCAAAGTTCACCAGTTTCTTATGAAATAGGAACTGCTTATCGTTAATTTAATCCATTATGCAGAAAATATTTCTATATGATAGTGTTAATAATAGAGTAGAGCTTAATGTGCCTGAAATTCTTTTAATAAGAGAATTTGGGGCATTGATGGATAATAAGAGAAATATTACGCCTAAGGATAAGAAGGGAGAACATGGAGAAAGAGCATTTAGAGAATTTAAATATATCTGGCTTGCTCTTGACTGGTTATCCCCCTACTCAGATTATTCAGAACAAGAAAGGCATCAAGAAGCATTAAAGGATGCTGGACTTACAGAAGAAGAATTTAATGACCCATTATTTAGAGCAGCTTGTAGAAAGTATAGAGCCTTACAAGAAGAAACTCGTTCTATAAAAATGTTAAAGGCTGCACAAAACACAGTCGATAAATTCATTGATTATTTTAATAATATAGACCCAGAAGAAAGAGATTTACAAACTGGAAAGCCAATCTTCAAGGTTAAAGACATTATGGCTGAAATTTCTAGTTTATCTAAAGTAAATGATGAATTAAAACTCTTAGAAGGACAAGTAAAGAAAGAAGTATCTGAACAATCTATTCTAAGGGCCGGTGCAGTTGAAGGGTTTATACCTAAAGGATTTTAAGTATGGCTAGAGGTAGAAAGAAAAAATCTGAAACTCCTGCAGTTACTATTCCAGCTCGAATCCAACAAATAGTAAAAGAAGTTCAGCAAAAAGAAGACCTTGAATTTAAACAAGAACTTGATAATTTAATAGAAACTAAATATCATTCGGAATGGGATGTAAGAATAGGAGAGAGAATTGAGTTTTTTGATTCTACTCTCTCCTATGAACTTACAGGATATAAACCTATCGATAAAACTCGTGGATTGGATTTTAAATGGGAGTGGTTTACAGAAGCCAGAGATGGATTCTTGAGAACTGGACATTATGGAGGATTTAGGCCAGGAACAAAACCATATGCTGATTTTTGGACTCAAGAATATATACGTTGTAGAGATGGAATGACTGTTAATGGTTATACAATCACTGGTGATAATTATTTCTTTTTAAATTATTATCAATTAATGGACTTAACTTCTGCGGATAAAGCTGGAGCCGGTAGAGTTTATGCCTTTCCATCATTTTATGTAAAACAATATGAATATTTTCATTATATTGAATTATGTAAACGGTTACGTAAAAATGCTATCGGGTTAAAAGCTCGTGGAGTCGGTTGACACAATAAACTAAAGCCGACTATAAATTCCGTAAAATCGGTGAAGACTAACGTGATAAATCACTTAAATTTTTTAAATTACGAATAGACAAGAACAAATTAAATTCATTGAGGATAATTATCCCTTATACACAAATCATATATCAAATCGTAGAATTAGACATACGTTTTTCAGTAAAATAGAAACAGAATTACAAGCGTACCTTTTAGGATTTTATGCTGCGGATGGTAGTATAAATGAAAAAAGAAAAACTCTTAGAATACACCTTCAAAAACAGGATTCTGAAATAGTATATTTATATAAGGACATTATTAGTCCAGACGCTAGAACTTTTACAGTAGAAGAACATAAAACGACTGGGAGGAAAGGGATAGAAGTTACTGCTCATGAATCTTTCGGAGTGGATATTACTAGTGCTGAACTATGTAATTCTTTAGTCAATTTAGGAATCGGATATAATAAAAGTCATTTCGATTTACATATTCCAAATATTCCGGAACATTTAATAAAACATTTTATTAGAGGTTACTTTGATGGTGATGGGTGCATTACTGGATGGCTAGCTATAGAAAAAGGAAAATCTGATAGAGTCAGATACTCATTTGATATTTGTGGAAAAACTGAGTCATTATTGACAGAATTTATGAAGGTTTTTAATATTCATAATATTAAGATAAATATGAATTATCTAAAAAGAGATAATATGTATAGAGTGAAAACTACTTCTAAAAAAGAAATAGAAAAACTATTCCATTTTCTTTATGATGATTCATATTTTTACTTAAGTAGGAAATTTAAGAAATTTGATTACTATGTTAATACCGAGGTAAGTCAGCTCATCGCTGACCACCGTAACGCGTAGGAGATGAACGTTAACGAGAGTAATAATTCTCCCAAGAGTGCGGAACATTCTAATATAGAATGAAAATGTACGCTGACCTTATAGGAAACTATAAGAGCAATAGGATAAAAAGCCTATTGGATAACACAGTGTTTAGTGAAATAGGTGCAGCAATTGCAGTAAATACATACAATTGTAGGCGTAACGCTATTGTAGTGATTGCAGCTCAACTTGATAATTATGTATCTAAAACATTAGATAAGTGTTGGAAACAACTTGACTGGATAAATGACAGCACAGATGGAGGATTCTTTAAGTTGAGACAAATCCAAGATACTGTGATGGCTAAAAGAGCATCTCATTATAAAGTAGTCAACGGTCAAAAAATCGAAGAAGGATGGATGTCTGAAATTACAGGAATTGTGGCTGATAAGCCTAATAAAATTCGTGGAGACCGTACTGACTTACTTATATATGAAGAAAGTGGCTCCTGGCCCAAATGGAAAAAAGCTTTTATGCAGGGAGATGCTTTAGTAGGAATTCAGGGAGCTAGATTCGGAATTAAAATGGCTTGGGGTACTGGTGGAGACAATGGTCCTGCGCTAGAGGGACTTGCTGATGCTTACGAAAAACCTTGGGTTTATGATGCATTACCTTACCGGCATAATTATACTATGGACGGAGCAGAGATAATCTCTGCATATTTTATTCCAGCTTATTCAATCGTTAACGACCCTAATCATCCTGAACTTACTGATAAAAGAGGATGGACAAATCCAGAAAAGGCTAAAGCTTATTATGAAGCAGAGCGTGACAAGAAGGTAAATGACCCAGAGGCTTTAGTAATTTATTGTGCTGAATATTGTTTTAATGCAGACGAAGCATTAGCTCTAGAAGGAATCAATAAGTTCAACAAAGTTTTAATTGCTGAACAACTTGCAACTATTAGAGCAGACAAGATGGGTAAACCTATCGAGCATGGGATGTTAGAGTATTCTTTTAATGGAACTCATAAAAGAGAAAATATAACTGGATTTAAATGGATAAAAAATTCAGGAGGAAAGGTTCATATTAGAGAACATCCAGTTTGGACCACAGTCGAATATGATGATGCAGGACGTCCCATCTGTAGACCGAAAATGAATAATATGTATGTAGCCGGAATAGATAGTATTGATATTGGACAAAAAGATACATCCGAAGCTACTAAAGACCCTTCTGATTTTTGTATTGTAATTAAGAAAAGAGTTATAGGGCAAGGAGACCCAGAGTATGTTGCCTATTATAAAGATAGACCTAATGATGTCCGAGAAGCATACAAAATGGCAGTTAGACTAATGGAATATTATAATTGTAAATGTGTACTTGAAGCATCTAAGGTATCTATTCTTACATGGGCAAGAGAAAATAAATATCTAAATCTCTTTATGAGAAGACCTAGAGCTACAATGCCGGATATTAATTCTGGGCTTAGTAAAGCCTACGGTGCTCCAGCCACTGTTGCTGTAATTAACCATCAAACGGACTTAATTGCTGCATTTGTAAATGACTATTGCCATACTATTTGGTTCCCAGAAATGTTGGATGAATTGAATAGATATACAGACGAAAATAAGAGAAAGTTTGATATCGTCGCAGCTATGGGCATGGCTGAATTAGCTGACGAAGAATTAGGTGGTGTAGTTGCAAAACAGGTAGAAGATATTAGTTCAGAATTTGAAGATTTTGGATATTACTATGACGAGCGAGGAATAAAAAAATGGGGAATAATTCCTAAATCTAAATCTAATATTCCAAAATATAATTTATACGAATACCATGACTACGGAGGAATTAGAAGCAGCAATCCGCAATATCATTCGGGATATTTACTGTAAAGAATATGTTAGCAAATTAATTATAACAGAATTACCTGAAGGAGGATATTCTGCTAAGTTTGCTTTAAATAATATAGACAAACCCTTAGTAATATCTGCTCAATTAGATGCCATAGATTTTCTTAAATTTATGCGAGAAGAACTCAGAACAAAAAGTCTTTGGAGAGTAGAATATTCACTTGGATACAAAACGTATCCAGAAGATTGTAAAGAAGAAGACGTTAATAGAATTGAACCAATATATGAAAAATACTAAAAAAGATAGCGAATTAATAGAAAAAACTGATAGAGCTATCTCAGAACTAGTATATCCGAAATATAGATTACAAAAAGCATACAACTATTACAATTGTAAAAGGGACGCAGAGCAATATAGATATTTAGAAGAAAATTTTGGATTGGGTCAAGCTACATCGGTGGAATTTATTCCTTTGATTAGAAAGCATGTGGATGCATTAGTTGGAGAATTTTTAGGAACTCCTATTATTCCAAAAGTATCCTGCAAGGATTCTGAAACAATAAGCAATATTTCTAGAGAAAAAGAAATTTCTATTTCTTCCGAAGTCTATTATTTTCTTCAGGCTCATTTACAAAACGCAATGTTAAAATTTGTTGATGGGCAAAATATAACTGATACTTATATAGAAAAACAGCTTCAAAAGCTTATCAGCGATTTAGACCAATCTTTTACATCTCAATACGAAATAGCTGCGCAGAATGTTGTAGAATATATTATGCAATCAAGGAATACTGATATGATAACAAAACTCAGAACTTTGCTTCTTGATTTGCTTATTACTGGATATACATTTTATAGAGTAAAACCTTCTCCAGAAAAAACTAATGTCGCCATTGAAGTTTTAAACCCACTAAATACATTTATAGATAGAAACCCAGAATCTATATATATAAAGGATTCTTACAGAGTGGTAGTACGTAAATGGCTGACTAAAGCTCAAATTCTTAACTGCTATGGAAGAGAATTATCGAAAGATGATATTGCCAAAATAAAGGATATGTGGCATGAGAGTTTCGATACTTCTCATTATTATGTAAGGTCCTTTACTGACCAAAAAACTGGAGAACCTTTAACGGATGGGTTAGATGCTGGAAGAGAAATAGTTCCAGGTTTCCCTGATGAAAATATCCAATCCTATAATTACAAATTAATTCCTGTTTATGAAGTTGAATGGACGGAAACAGATAAAGATTTCGTAATGCAGAGGTATGAAACTGTAAGGATTGGACAAGAAATTTATATTCTGAAAGGAGAATCTGAAAATATTATAAGAAGTAAAGATAATCCAGCTTACTGTGGATTAAGTGTTAACGGAGTTTATTTTAACGATAGAAATAACGAACCTTTCTCTCTTGTATTAGCTTGCGCTAACCTTCAAGACAAATACGATTTATTACATTTTTTCCGAGATAATTTGATAGCCAACAGCGGAACAACCGGAGACTGGCTAGATTTATCTGTACTTCCGACAGCATTAGGAGTTAAACTTCCGGAGCGTATTCAAAAATGGATAGCATATAAAAAATCTGGAGTTGCTTTAATTGACACATCTCAAGAAGGACGTCAGTTCAATAATAACACGACGTTCTCTGGATTTGATGATACAGTAAAAGCTCAAACAATACAAGGTATTCAATTAGCTATTGAAGCTACAGAACAAACTACTAGTTCAATAACAGGAGTGTTCAGAGAAAGGCTTAACGGAATACAACAAAAGGATGCAGTTACTAATGTACAAACAAGTCTTAATAATTCATTTATAATTACTAAAAAATATTACCAACAAATGGATTTAGTAACTAATGAAATGTTATTAGATTGTTTAAATATTGCGAAAATAGTATACAAAAATGGATTAACTGGGACTCTTATATTAGGAGATAAATTTCAAAAAGTTTTCACCGCCCTTCCAGAACACTTCACGCTTAGCGATTTCGATATTCATATCATCACAAGTACTGATGTTATTCAAGATATGGAAGCCATACGAGCTGTTATTCCTGAATTTATAAAGGCCGGAAATTTGGACCCAAGCATTATATTCGAAGCATTAACAGCTAAAAGTTTAACTGAACTTAAATATAAAGCTCAAAAAGCGCTTAGTGTTCAAAAAGAAGAAAACAATCAAGCTCAACAGTTGGCTCAACAAAACGAACAACTACAACAACAAGTACAACAACTTCAACAGCAACTTCAACAAGCCCAGACTAAGCTTGAAAGTCTCAATGAAGCTAAATTACAACTCGAACAACAAAAAGTTGACAATGAAAGAGAGCTTGGATGGTTTACTGCTAAAAGTGATGCAAGATATAAAACCGCCCAGGCAGAAAATGATACCAAGAGAACAGAAGTTGAAGTACTTCAATTATATGATAATAATCCATATAACGACAAAATAAAACAAGTTTAAAATGGAATTAAAAATACAAGTTTGTGCTGACGATTCTTGTAAAGTGATTGTCAAAGATATTACAGAAGTAGGAGATAACGGTTATTTACCGGAATCTTCTGCTGTAACTGTAAAAAATAGGTTTAAATATTCTGATACTGTTTCTATAGATGTATTACAATACAATAAAACTACTGGTCCGGAAGTTCAAGTTCCTACTTATACTGAACATTCTGATGTAGTTAAACCGATTGTTCTTCCTGTCGGATTCGATGGATGGTTCGATGTAGTTCATATCGTTTTACCTTCACAAGAGTGGTTTGTAAAAGAACAAGAGAAAGAGGCCGGGTCGGCTCTTCCCATTTATGATGCCGTTTATTTTTCCGATGGAAAAAATGTATATAAATATATAAACGAGGAAGTATCCGCGGTAGAGTTATCAGAAATTATAGAGAGAAATGAGGAAGGCACAACTATTTCTAGAATAAGTGAAAATTATGTGTCCATTTGTTTTCTTAAGAAATGTTATATATCTTTGTGCCAGCAAATATTTAATAATAGAGGATTTAGTAAATGCTGGGGTAAAAGTGCTCAAATCGGAGAATTGACTTATAGAAGAGATTTAGTTTGGATGGCAATTAATGTTATCGAGTATATGACTGAATTTAATCAGCTAGCCGAAGTCGAGAGAGTAATAGAACAAATAGGAGGTTGCAATGGATTATGCAAGTCAGAGTTTAAACAGATTCCTAATCACGGATGCGGATGCAGTAAGTAATCTCAAGGAAAAGGTTATTTGTGAATACCAAGATTTACTTCATTCTTTAGAAAAAGGATATAAATTAGATTATCAATTAATCCTTGAACAAATAAGTTTAATTGATTTGCTTGAGAACAACGAGATAGATGATACAAAGTCTATGTTTATTTCACAATTTTATATTAATAATAGATGGCAGGTAAAGCTATTTTAACCCCTGGAAATTCTGGAGGACAAGCTTGTCTTCAAGCAGAGCCAGTTAAAGATACTACACAGTATCTAGAGAAAGATAATTTTCTAGGAGAATACAGCGAGGAAAGTGAAAAACAGTTAGTAATAGAAAATCTTGGGGTCTACCCTAAAACTTCTGTTTATACTAAATTAGAGTCTGACACCATTGCTAAGCAATTAATTAAAGATGCCTTTACAACGCATTTAAATTCAGACGACCCTCATGGTATTTTACCTCAGGTGGATTCAAAAATAACAGGAATGGTAAAAGACGACGGAAGTACTCCGTTTAAGGCTCCGCAATCAGGAGTTGACCCTATTACTGAATTCCACTTAACTACAAAAAGATTTGTGACCAATTTATTGGATAGTCACTTACGCGCAGATGACCCACATCATATAATGGATAAGGTGAACGAAGCTCTTGCTGTTTATGTAAAACTTTCTCAAGTATACTTAAAACAAGAGGTTTATAAAAAGAATGAAGTTGATGCCTTATTCAGCCCTTATATTAAAAAAGACGGAACTACTCCATTTGTAAAAGCTCAATTAGGAGTTGACCCTATCGCAGAAAGTCATTTAGCTACTAAAAGATATGTAGACTCTGTAATGAGTAATCATTTGGTTGATATCGACCCTCATGGATTCATGACTATTCTCAATCAAAGACTTGCTTTATATTACAAAAAAAGCGATACCTATTCAAAAGCTGAAACTTATTCTAGAGCTCAAATTGATAGTATTATCAATAGTTTAGTTGTAGAAGCTGCAAAAGGAGCTATTGAGGAACACATAAACGCATATGACCCACATGGAACTTTAAGGGAAATCTATGGAAAACACTATGTACAGCGCGATGGAACAATTCCGTTCACAGCTCCACAATCAGGAGTTGAAGGTACTGAAGACAGCCATTTAGTTATACTAGGTCAATTAAATAAACAAATAGGCAATCTCAAAGAAGAACTTCAAAAAGAAATTAAAAATAATCAGCCTATATGGAAAACTAGTGGCCCAGTTCAAACAACCGTAGGTTTTGTAGAGGATAATTCAGAAGTGGCTGATGAGGTTACATTTCAAGAAGCTATGGATGCTATTTTTTACGGACAAGCAGTTGCAGTTAGTGCTCCTCCCACTGCTATAGTAGGGAAATCAGTTATTGTGGATATGCAAGTACATGGTGTAATTGCTCTGCAACATGCAGAATTATTTCAAAATGGAATATTGATTGGAACATTTACTGAAGAAGATTTTGAAAATGGAACCCATTCAGTTGAATCTAACCCAATCACAGAAGACACAGAATTTAAATTTGTAGTAACATTGATTAGTGGAGTAGAACATATTGCTACATGCACAACTAAAGTTGCTTTACCAATATTTGTAGGTTTACTTCCTCAATGGAAGACAGCGTCTACTGTATCGTTTGAATATTTACAAGAACTTGCTGATTCGGACTCTACAAATAATAAGTTTGTTGCTTCTGGAGATTCAGTATCAGAAATTACACATAAATATAATTTCTCTACTCCATCAGAACCTAAACATTTGTTTGTTGCAATGCCCAAAAATTATCCGGATTTAGTAGAGGTAATAACTCCTGCACAAAATTTCGGAATTGAAGCATTTGATGTAATTAGTGATATACCATTCCAAGTTCCGGGAGCTATTAATGATGTAATTTATAAATTATATGTTTACAAACAAGTACTAGCTTTTCTTAACTCTGAAGTAACTTATAAATTTCAATCAATCACACAACCTTAAAGAATGGGACAATATAGTGAATTAATAGGCAGCTTTAGCAGAACTGGAAATTTCCCGCTTGAAAACAATTATATTTTTGAGAGTGAAGCTGCTTTAAAAGAGTTTTATAGTCTTCCAGAAAATAATGCAACCCTTCATAAAGGATTGTTTAAAATAGTAGCAAGCTCTACTTCAGATGAACAATCTCTGTGGTGGGTGGTAAGAAAACAGACAAATGATGAATTAGAGTTTAAACAACTTATTACATTCACAGATGTCAATGATTTAAACAGTAAACTGAAGGAACTGGAAGAAAAACTAAATCAGGAAATACAAGATAGACAAACTGCAGACGATGCAATCTGGGGCGATACTAACCATACCGCAATTCCCGAAGGATTGAATAGCTTAAAGAAACTTGCTAGGGCTATAGAAAACCTAAGAACTGAGTTAGATAAACTTACTGAAAAGGTTTCTACAATTAAAGAAGAACTTCAAGCTGTCGTCGGAACTTCAGTAGAAGATATTAAAGGTTATTTAGCTACTTTAAATTATCCTTCGTTAACTGCAGTATCTAATGAACTACATAGATTTTTGAGTACTAAGGATACTGCCAATATTCAAATTAATACATTTCCGGAACTACAAGATTTTTTAACCGGATTTACTGATTCAGATACGTTAAAAGATGCTCTTGCCAAAGTGGTATCCAGTATTATGGGAGACCCACTTCCTACTTCTAATTTTAGAACTCTTAGAGGTATTGAAGATTTTGTAAGGGCTCTGCAAAGCACATTAGAGAATAAGGATATTAATATTCAGTCTGAATTAGACCAAACTCAGATAGGAGTTGGATTAAGTGGAGACGGAGCTTATAATCCTGACCAATCCACCACGTATTTAAAAGAAGCTACTTCAGTTATGAATGCTTTAAAAATATTGGATGGATTAATTAATGAAGCAATTAATAATGTAAATATTCAAGCTGTAGACACTAATACTGTAGATTTAACCATTAACAAAACTGTTGATAAAACTGAAATTTCAGGTATTGTAAAAATATCTACAGTTGATGGAAATAGTGTTATTACCAAAAATGATGGAATCTTTTGTAAGATTGCTTCTACTTACGAAAACGGAATCTTAACCATTAAAGTCAATGATGCAATTGTAGGACAACATGTTATAGGATTATCTACAGTTGTAGAAGATGCTAAATATGACCCTGACCAAGAAGCCATTGTAATTACCTTTAAATTACTGGATGGAACCAAACAAGTAGTTAATATTCCAGTAGGGAGTTTAATTAGAGAATGGGTTATAGACAATTCAGACCCCAATAAAGTAGTTGAGCTTACTAAAGTGGAACAATTGGGAACTGGACCGGACAAGCTATCTGCGGATGTTAGACTGTTTGTTGGAGAGAATAATTTACTACAAAAGAAAGGTAATGCTTTATATGCAGGAGGTACTTCTGAAAATATTACACACGATGGAAAAACCCTTGCTACTGTAATCAACGAATTGAGTACTGATACACAAACAGTTAAGACTTCCGTCGAAAAAGTTGCAAGTGATTTGGCTACAGAGACATCTAGGGCTTTGTCTGCTGAAGCAAAAAACGCTAATGATATTGTCACAGAAGCTTCCAGAGCAAAAGTAGAAGAGAACAGAATTGAAGGGCTGGTAACAACTAATAAGGAAAATATTAGTCAACTACAGGCAGATATGAAGTTAAAAGCTCCCATTGATTCTCCTGTATTTACTGGAGTTCCTCAATCTGCTATGTCTCCTGACGCTAACGATAGTTCTCAAAGACTTGCAACTACTAACTGGGTTAGAAGTGTTGTTCCAAGTCAAGATACTATTGCATCATTAATTTGGGCTAACTATGAAGAATAAAGAAATACAAAGACCACGTAATATGAGCCAACTAGACTATTTATGGACTACGTATGGCTCATATAAAGTGTCTAATGAAGTAGACACAGAAAATGATAGTATCCCTACTTCTTCTGCTATTAGAAATTATATTACTTCTATTGGAGAAGGTATTACAGAACTTGATTCAGAAGAAATTGATGGATATAAAATAAAGATTATCGGAAAGAACCCTAGCGGTCAAGAAGTTTCCTCTATTCAAATAGATTCTGATACTAAAATATCTAGTTTTCTACGACACGTAGCTACGCAAACCGATGTTGATAATGGACTTGCTAATTATGTTGGAGAACATTGGTTAGTGTTAAAAACTAACACTGGTATGGAATATTGGGCTAGTGTCGATGATTTATTTATTAGAGGTCAAGAATCGGATACGATTATAAATCAGACTGAGGACGGGAAAATTTCTTCTTCTGTTAAAATAAACAATCCCATTATTAATAAATCTGTAGATTTAAAAACTTCTACAAGTGGGTTATGGGCTGATTTAGTTATAAATCCAAATACTAAATCCAGAACTATTATTGTAAAAGGAAACAACGGAATAGAATGTAAGTTTAATTGGGAGGGCACAGAAACTCCTGTTGCACTTAAAAGTTTTGATACTTTTGATGAGTATCAACTTACTACCATTGACCCAGGAACTATTTATTTAGTAAAGGATGTAAAATCTATTTATTTTGGAGGAATCAAGTACTCTTCAGTAGGAATTGACCCTCAGGACTATTATACCAAAGACGAAGTTTATAATAAAGAGCAAGTCGATGCTCTTCCGCACGTAAATGCATATTCTAAATCAGAAACAGATGCGTTATTAGATAAGAAAGCTGATATAGACGACATTCCCACAGCATTGCCCAATCCAAATGCTTTAGTTGTTAAATATAATGGAGAAATAGCTTTTACGTATGATGGTTCTAGAGCAGAAACTGGAAATTTTATAGTTAATGCAGATACGGTTCCCGGTATAGATGAGAAAGTAAAATCTATTTCTTATACAAAAGAGGAAGTAGATTCTATGATTACTCCTCATACTAATGCTTACACAAAAGAAGAATCCGATGCTAAGTATGCTACAAAAGCAACAACTTACACAAAAGAAGAAACTTATAGTAAACAAGAAGTTGATGTTTTAGTATCTAATCCTATTGATGCCTATACTAAAACTGAATCTGACCAGAAATATGCTACTAAAAGTGAACTAGAAACCAAACAAAACGCTTTAGTAAGTGGAACAAACATTAAAACCTTTAATGGTCAATCTATCTTAGGAACTGGAAATATTGAATTTGAGCAAGGGAAAACAATTACAGTTGTAACTGAACTTCCCCAAACTGGAGACCCAGACAGGATATATTTAGTCCCAAATGAAAGTTCTAGAACCAACGATATTTACGACGAATACATTTGGCTAGTAGAACAAAGTAAGTGGGAATTTTTGGGAAATAAGCACGTAGATGTTGACCTTACCGATTATTATACTAAGGAAGAGGTAGACGCTCTTATTCCTCAAGTCGATTCATACACCAAAGCTGAATCAGACAACAAATATGCTGTTAAAACAGATGTGTATACAAAGTCTGAAGTGGACGATTTAATTGTTCCTCAAATTGATGCTTATACTAAACAAGAAAGTGATTCTAAATATGCCACAATCGAAACTGTAAATAATAAGGTAGATAAAATAACCGGCAAACAACTTTCTACAGAAGACTATACCACTGAGGAGAAAGAAAAACTCGCTGGATTATCTAATTATGACGACACAAATATTACTCAAAAATTAAATGAGAAAGTAGATAAAATAACTGGCAAAGGACTCTCTACTGAAGATTATACAACTTCTGAAAAGACTAAATTGGGTACTATAGAGGAAGGAGCACAGGTAAATACAGTTACATCAGTGGCTGGGCGTACAGGAGCTGTTACCTTAACTAAAACTGATATAGGACTCGATAATGTAGATAATACTTCTGACGATGACAAACCTATATCTACTGCGACACAAACTGCACTAGATTCTAAAGTAGACAAAGTAGAAGGAAAAGGTTTATCTCAAGAAAATTTTACTACTGAACTTAAATCTAAATTAGACGGATTATCTAACTATGATGATTCTACTATAACAGAAGCCCTAAGTAATAAGGTAGATAAGATTTCTGGAAAAGGTTTATCTACTAATGATTATACCACTGAGGAGAAAACCAAATTAGAAGGAATAGAAGAAAACGCTAACAATTATACGCATCCTACTACAGCCGGCAATAAACATATCCCTTCCGGAGGAACTTCTGGGCAAATATTAGTTAATACGGAAGACGGAACTGCAGCATGGGCTGATACAAGCAGTAAAATTGAAGAACAGTTTCAATTACTTAATACTATGTGGGAACAGCTCCAAGAAGAACAAGTAAATCTTCAAAGTCAAATAGATTCTATGGCTGTTAACGAAGATGTATATGCTTACGGAGTTGAATGGGACGTGACAGTAGCAGACCCAACTTTGACAAGAATAGGAAATCCGCTATTACATAAACAACTTCCTATTCAATCTTCTTTTAGAGGTTGTGTTGCGCAGGGTCCAGTTATTAAATATTGGTTAAATCCAAACAATTGGGCTTATAAAGAAAATGGAGAAGCTTCCGTATTAGATGGAACAGATGGTACTGTGAAAGTACACTCTATAAAATTTTATGGTAAATCTGGAAGTAAAGAAAATAAACGATGGGTTAAAATTTCCACAGTAAAAATCGACGACACCTGGGTTGAAATTCCAGAATTATTAATTGATGCATATAGATGTACAGTGGATACTACTAATTCTGATACACTCAAGGCCGTATCGGTAGTAAATACTTCCGCAGAATTTAGAGGTGGAGCTAATAGAGCCAGTATGGACGACTATCTTGATTCTGATAAATTTAGAACAGACCTAGGTAAACCTAGAACTAGTGTTTCTAGAGCAACTATGCGAACTTATGCTAAAAATGCTGATTCTGAATTACTCTGTTACGAATACTATAAATGGATATTTTATTGGTGCTGGGTAATAGAGTACGCCACATTTAATTCACAAGCAGCATATAATGCTGATTTAACAGCTGAAGGTTATCATCAAGGCGGATTAGGAGATGGGGTTACTATGTGGGATGGTACTAATTGGAATAACTATAATGGTTATTGTCCACTAACACCATGCGGATACTGTAATGAATTTGGTAACTTTACTGGCGTAAAGGATTTAGTAATTCCTGAAACTGTAAAGGATGAGTCTACAACAATAGCTTCTAAGACATTTAAAGTTCCAAGATGGAGAGGATTTGATAATCCATTTGGAGACATCTGGACTAACTTAGATGGAATAGTATTAAAAAGAGAAGCTGCAAATGAGGATAGTAATGTATATACAACAACTAATCCCGAAGAATTTACAGATGAAATAGGTAGTAAATCTATTGCTGGAATAGAAGTTGCAAAGGACGGTTATATAAAAGCCTTTGACTTAGGAAGGACTGGAGAAATTATTCCATCTGAAGTTGGCGGCTCTACAACAACATACATGTGTGATTACCACTGGTGTAATTCAGGAAGCACAGCATTGAGGACGCTCCTCGTTGGCGGCGACGCTGATGATGGTGCTGATTCCGGTCTCAGTCACTTCCATTCTGGCAATGGGGTCGGCGATGCCGATGCCGATGTCGGCTTTCGCACTATAATTAGACTAAATTAAATTAAAATATAAATCAGGGCGCTATTTCTTTACTTTTGTATTGGTCAGACAGATTAGTAGCAAACACTCCTCGTTAGCAGCAACGCTAATAATGGTACTAATTCCAGTCTCAGTAACTTCAATTCTAACAATGGGGTCAGCAATGCCAATGCCAATGTCAGCTTTATTATATATTGAATCGAGTAAGAATAGTTTTTGTCTGAGATAGCGTCCTTGCCCCTTGGCAAAAAATAACGTAGTATTTAATATAACGGGTGTTAGTAGGATTATTCTCGAACGCTTCCAACTAAAATATGTAAGACCTTGAAACGAATAGGATATTTGCACGAACAAATATATTCACTTGATAATATCTATCTAGCAGACAGTAAGGCTAGACTAAATAAAAGAAATAGATGGGGAATAAATAAACATGATAAGCATAGAGATAAAGAAAATATTGAATTAGCTTTGAAATTGAGAGATTTAACATATGAAACTTCTCAATATAGTACATTTACAATATATGAGCCTAAGGAAAGATTAATCTTTAGGCTCCCATATTATCCAGACAGAATAACTCATCATGCTATTATGAACATCATGGAGCCCATCTGGACTAATATTTTTATCAAACAAACATATTTGTGTATAAAGGATAGAGGAATACATAATGTAGCATATGATTTAAAAAAGGTCTTAAATATGTATCCGGAACAAACGAAATATTGTTTGAAAATGGATATACGAAAATTTTATCCCTCTATTGACCATAACATCCTATATAATGATATACTCACAAAGAAGATAAAGGATAAGAAGTTATTAACCCTTCTAAAAGAAATTATTTATTCAGCAGACGGGGTTCCAATTGGAAACTATCTATCTCAATTCTTCGCAAATCTATATTTAACATACTTTGACCATTGGGTCAAAGAAGAGTTGAAATGTAAATTTTACTTTAGGTATGCTGATGATATAGTTATTCTAAGCGATAATAAGGATTATCTACACAACGTTCTAGTATCAATCAAGACGTACTTGAAGGAGGTCTTAAAATTGAAATTAAAGCCAAATTACCAAATTTTCCCAGTAGTTAGTAGAGGAATTGATTTTGTTGGTTATAAATTTTTCCATACTCATACTTTGATAAGAAAATCTATAAAAATCAGACTTTTTAGATTGATTGCTAAGTATAAGAAGAAAAAAATCTCAAGAACAGAATTAAAAAGAAGGATTCAAGCTTACTTAGGTTGGCTAAAATATTGTGATTCTAAAAATTTACTAAGAAAAGTTCAAAAACTAACAGGATTAAGATGTACGAACTGGAATGGGAAGGAAACTAATATTTCTAGATTTTATAATAAATATATTCATATTGTAGAAGTAATCAATTTTAGTAAGTGTTTCCGAGTTGATTTTGTCTACAAAAACAAATCTTATTATTTTAAGAGTAAGGATAAAAGGTTATTCTATTCCTTACTTAGATGTACATTTCCGGTAAATCTTAAAATAAGACCTAATGTTAGAACCAAGAAGAGTAAGCATAAATGCTCAACCAGAGAAAATTCAACAGTTGGGTAATGGAACATATTACTACAATTATGATATTCAATCTAAACAAGTTCAAGTAAACGATATCGAAACTGAGGAGTTACATGAAGAAACAAGATGGGATTATATTCAAGTACACTTAAGAGGGGTACCAGATTACAAAAAGTGCATAGAGGCAATTATAAGAGCTTATATTACATTAGAAGAAGAGCTTGCAATCATTAATAAATACAGTTCGTATCAATTAGGGGTAATTCAGGACTCTTCCGCTACTTCTAAGTATTATGAATATGCTAGTCTAGTAGCTACTATTAAGACTAATGTAAAGAAAGATTTTCAGATTGAAGAATTAGAATCAGATGAGGAATTACTTCCAACTATGGCGGATATGACTAATCTATTACGAATTCTAATAACAACCACATCTTTAACTGATACTCAAGCACTAACTTGTAAATCTCTATACCCCACATGGAAAAGTTGTATTGGAAGTTCTTTGAAAGCAGGAGATAAAGTAACACACAAAGGACTTTTATATAAAGTTAAACAAACTGTTAATCCTGTACTTGAGAACCAAGCGCCTGGGAAAGAAACCGCTTCGTTGTATGAAGAAATTAATGAAGCACATGAAGGGACTAAAGAAGACCCAATTCCTTATAACGGAAATATGCAACTCATACTAGGTAAATATTATTCCCAAGATGAGGTAACTTATCTATGTTCTAGGGACAGCGGACAAGCTGTTTATAATCCACTCAAGGATTTAGTTGGTATATATGTAATTGTTGCTGAATAAAAATATTAAATTATGGCTCAAGAAGAAAAAAGAGTAATAATACATTTTGACACGCTCGAAGGATTCCAAGCTCGATTAACTGATGGAACATTAACTGAGAAAGGAGACTATATTGTTTTAATTAAGGATAGTGCTCTAATTTGGGTAAAGGGACAGTTTTTCACTGGACCGAGCGTATTAAGTATTCCTAAATATATAAAAGATTGTGAAATTATACAAGAGAATGGAAAACCTCTTACACTGAAATTCGTAGGTGCAGAATGGAATACTGAGGAAAAGATTTATAAAGAGTTTAATAAAACGATTGAACTTACTTTAGCTAGTACTCAATCTGACGGATTGATGAGTAAAGAAGATAAAGCTAAAGTTGATAAAATACTAACAACAGGTGCTGGAACTAAGTTCCTTGGAGATGATGGAAAGTATTATCCAATAGAATTAACAACAGAAGCTGTAGAAACGACAGATGAGATTCCGGTGGCTGGAGGTCCTCTTGCAGAATTATTAAATTCAGCAGGAATTACTTCGATTAGTTCGAGAACTAATTTACAAGCTTTATTAACTTCTCTGTTCACTAAAGAATTATGGCCTACTAATCTAGTCTTCAAAGAGGGTACAATTAAATCTACTGTTCCTGCTCCGACTATGACTATTAACAAATCTGGACTTGTTGAAGTTGGTACAGATATCATAGTTTCTGAGACTACTATTAATGCGGGTGGACAGTCCACTACGGCTCGTACATATAGCGGGTTTACTTATGGATATTCTGCTTCTAACGATAATACTAAAGATAGCGATAGTACTTCAATATCAGTTTCAGCCACTAATACACAAAATACTACTGATAAGTATCAATTAAGTCGTACTATCAATAATGATGTTGAAAACGCAACAGGTAGTGCAGATATTTCTGCTGTTAAACTTGCAAGTAAAACCTTTAAAGTTATTGAAGGAGTTAATACCGTTAAAGCTGAAGTTACTGGAATTCGCCACAGTTGTACTTTTGCTGCTATGCCAGTTTATTATGCTTGTAGTAATTTAGGCAAAACGAGTGAGGACCATAAATCTTCTGCTAAAGATTCTACAGATTTAACAAGTGTAGCACCTACAAATAGTGTTAGTCGCACAGTAACTGGTGTTTATCCCTATTATACCAATAAAGACACCATTACAGCATTCTCTAAGTTACCATTGACTACTAATAAGACTTTAGATGTTGAATTTGTGGCAGAAACCGCTTCTAATAAGCATTCGTTTAAATTGCCAGCTAAGTTTAATGTAACTTCAATTACATTGTTAAATACTCTTAGTGGTAATTATGAAGTTTATGACATTAGTAAATTTACTATTACAACTGAAGATATTGATGTTCAAGGAAGCAACGTATCTTATAAAGTATATACCCGCAATGATGGAACTAATGGAGCTTCATCATTTAAAATCACATTTGCTTAATTATGAGAGATAGAGGAACATTTAATTTTAGCGGTAATCTTGAAGTAAAAAAAGATGCCCCTCTCGAAGCTAGGTCATTAGTTGGTTCTTACGCAGACCTAACAAAGCCTGAAACTTGGACAGACGAGGAAGGTGGAGTTTGGATATATGACGGTATGAACGTCACTTGTAAAGATAGACCCGGCAAGATATATCAATTATCTGCAGGTGCAGATTATACTCAGGAAGATAGTTGGATTTTAATTGGAGATACTTCTGCAATTAGTAATCAATTGCAAGATTTAATAAACAGTAAAGGTTCTGCAAACGGAATTGCATCATTAGATGAACAAGGAGTAGTTCCATCTGCTCAACTTCCATCTTATGTTGATGATGTAATCGATGTTTATGCTACTTATGATAAATCCGCAGAAGGAGTTTTAAGTAATATTCAACTATTCTCTAATCAAGAAAAAACAACTCCTATCACTCCAGAATCAGGTAAGATTTATATAGATGTAGAAGGAAATTATCAATTTAGATGGACTGGAACGCAATATGCAACTGTAGGTGCTCCAACTGTATTAGGAGAAGTTACTGGTACAGCATATGATGGAGGTAAAGGTAAGGCTTTATCGGATACAATAAATAGAATGTCTAACAAAGTAGTTGTTGGACCTACTACTGTAATTTCTTCTACTAATAATGTAGTAATAAAGTACCAAACACATTTTACATCTACTAATTCAAATAGCGAAGATAGCTCTGCAATTAATGCTGCTACTACATCTCAAGCAGGTGTAATGTCATCAGCTGATAAACAAAAATTAGATACTATAAATCAGGCTAAAACTCTATCGAGTGCAACTGCTGGGCAGTGGATTAGATTTGCAGAACTTTCTGATTCTGGGTATAATTCAGCTTTAGTAACTATAAAAGAAGGAACAGCAGGAGCTACTTTCTTTTTTAAATGTAGAAGTAACGGGGAAGTTACAGTTAAAGTGATGGATGTAACTCCAAATATTTATTTAACTAAAATAAGAGTTATAAAGCAAAATGGACAATCTAATGGATATTTAGAGGCTTATGTCGATACTGCAAGTTCTTCTATAGCTGCAAATATCTCTTTAAGTATTAATATAAACCTTACGGATATAACTGTCACTAGTGAAATTCCAGGAGGGTATACATCAGAAGAGGTAAGTTTAGTATAAATTATTGGGAGAGGTAATCTCTCCCTCAAATTATCTATTATACCACAAGAATATGTTATTCAAAGAAAAGGGAGCAGTTATATCAGAGGGAGAAAATTCTTTTGAGTCATTTACAATAGATTCTGTTAGCCCTACTGAAGATAATGATTATATTTACGTAATAGGAATACCTTAAAATGATTAAAATTTCGTGGTATAAATATGCTATTATTTCCATGATAATAGCTGCAGTATTTGGAATCACATTGGGTATGGGAACCACATGTCTGATTCCTGTGTCATTTGCAGTACTAGGTTGTAGTGCTTATGAAAACTTTCATAATGATTTATCTTATAAAAAATCTCTTTTAGAAGGAGGGTTGCCTTCATTAATTGGAGGAATAATTATTTGGATATGCTTTTTATTAGCATAAGATAAAAATTTTACAGTATATCTACATTCATCAATAGTCTGTACGGATAAATTTTGAGTGCGATTATATTTATTAAGGACTTTTAAAGTTTTTTAATAATTTAGTTGCAGGACTCAAAAATTATCCGTATTTTTGCATTGTTATCATAGGATGTAGACCGAGACGTCTAAAATTATAATAAGGTCGAAATTCATTGGTGACAGGTAATCTAACGTCGGATTACTTAATTTTTTTAACAATGGAAGAAGCCGAAGATAAATTCGGTAAAAAGGGGAGAACGAACGCAGCCCTAACTCTCGGTATTATCGGTACTGCACTTGGTGCATTTGCTAATAACGGAGGTTGTGGATGTGGAAACAACGATGGTATTTTAGGTGGACTCTTTGGAGGAAACAACAACTGTTGCGCTATGCAAGCTGCTGAACAAGCAAAAACTATTGCAATGGCTCAAGGACAACAAGCTGATAATTTAGCTTGGGCTAACAGAGTGGAATCTATGCAAAATGATATAGATTTATATACCTATATCAATGGCAAAACACTAGCTACAAATGAAAGAATCGGAAATGAATCTCAAGTTTTAACTAACCAAATTTGGAAAGGAAGAGTTGAAGATTTACAAGAAAAGAGTGGAATGTACATCGATTTAATTACTCGTGACAACGCTCAAAATCAAAGACTTTGCGATGAATTATACAAACGCAGAGAACAAGATGTTCAAGAAAAAGCCGATTTATTTGCTAGATTAGGTTCAAGAATCTCTGAATTAGAGAAGAAAGAAGCTGCAACTGCTGCTGCTCTTCCTTTAATGTTCGAGCTTAATAAAGTTAATGCTGAAAGATATGCAGATAATTGCTGCTGAAAAATCAATCATGGCTGTTGATGCATATCTGCAAAGACAATTAGACCATAAAATTGATGGACAGTTGAAGTATGCTTATAGCGATTTATGTGCACCAGTTCCAAGCATAGCTCCTTTATATTGTAGTCCTTTTACTCAGTACGGTACAGGAATGTACGCTGGTCAAGCTGCATCCAATTGGAATGCAATTAACACAGCCGTAAACGGGGCTTGCCCTACTTGTGCTGCTCAGTAACTAATAGAGATATTAAAGGGAGATTATGAAAGTAGTCTCCCTTTATTTTTATTTACCTAAAAATACACTGTGTAATGAGTATAAAAATCACTCCCTTTGGGACTACCACTGATACACAAGGAGCACAAATGCTTGAGTTTAATACATCTCTACCATGCGGTGCAAGAACAGATATAGCTCCTACTTCAACACTAACCGTAACTACAAGATGGGCAGAAGTCGAAAATGGACTTCAAGTTACTAAACTAGATTTAATTCATAATTTACAATATGTAGACTGTAAAGGCGCTACCAAAGTCGTTACACATCCTTATTCTACAATCATTGCAACAACCAACGCAACAACAACTCCGGAGACTATAACACCAGTTGTTACTAAATATGTTGACGTTTTAATTCCGAAAGGAGTTGATTATGTTACACAACAGGTAATTTCTGACTCTCCTACAGTTAATGCTCAGATAGCACATTGTGCTTATTCTGTATTTACAATTACGTTACCTGCAGCCCCTGCAGCTTAAGATTAGTAGAATAATAATTTAAAACTCGAATGACATGTTTGGCAATGCTTATGGCTCTACTAGCTTGGGTGATTTACAGAAATCTTACTATCAACAACTGGAAACGTTAAGTAAAATGCAACAACAGCAGCAAATGCAGAAGCTGTCTGTACTTGATGAAATTAATAGAAGTGTAAGTTCTTTATCAAACGAGGAACAATCTGTATTAGCACAATCTCATGATTATCAACTAGCGAAACAAACTTACGAAGCCGGATTTATGGCATTTATAAGTAATAAGTTTGCTGGAGAATATGTAGCTACTCCTGATGGAAAAATAGCTGCTGATAATCTATTAACTGCAATAAATCGCTCAAAAGAAAAGATTTCTGAGGAATTAAAAGCAAAGCAAGAAAAAATAGATACTATGCTAAGTCTCCTTGAAAATGACCCAGAAATCAAGAAAAGATACAATGAATTAATGACAGGCAAAGAAATACAATAATGGTTAGTGATAAAGAAATATTAATGCAAGCTGCTGAAAAATATGCAAAAGGAATCGCGAGTAACTTTTTCGGATTATCCTCGCTACCAGTTCAAACGGCAGTCACATATGTTATAAGAAATTGGGTCGATAAACATAATGATATGATTGACCTTTTCGTTGACAAAAATGGAAACATTAATACTAAGATACTAGGTGATGCAGCGAAAGCTGTACTAAAAGAAAACGGTGGATTCACTTTGGGAAAAGTCAAATTTGGAGAAGCCGATGTAGATGAATTATTTGGAATGTTCGACGAAATCAAACGTAAGAACTCATAATATAAATACCATCGGCAATCCTTTGTCGGCGGTATTTTTGTTTAAATCAAATAATTATGAAACACATTTTAGTACAGAGAACATATAGAGGAAGCGCTTATACTATCGGTAAACTTTTCATTGATGGAAATTATATCTGCGATACGTTAGAAGATGTTGATAGAGGATTAAGTAGTAATATGTCGGAAGATGAAATTAAAAAAATAAAGATATACGGAGAAACTGCTATTCCAGCTGGAACTTACAAAGTTATAATGAACGTAGTAAGTGAAAAATTTAAAAACAGAGTATGGGCTAAACCTTACAAAGGAAAACTTCCGAGATTAGTTGATGTTCCTGGATACGAAGGAGTTTTAATCCATGTAGGAAATACAGCTAAAGACACATTAGGTTGCATACTGGTAGGAGAAAATAAAGTTAAAGGTCAAGTAATATCTTCTACTAATGCTTTTAATAAATTAATGAATATCTTAAAAGATGAGGAAGATATTAAATTAACAATAAAATAACATGGAAAAGTTATTTGGAAGAGCTTATGAATCAATAGGTTCTACTGGTTCAGACTTCATCATCAAAACCAAAGGTCAAGTAAAAATCCAATGGGGTAACAAATTTATTGATATAGTTAAAAATGGGAAAATAAACGTTGACGCTAGTGTAATTAAATCTGTTGAGACTAAATCCGATATAAATACTAGTAATGGAATTTATAAAGTTAATGAAGATAACTCTATCTATGTTGTAGTGGATGGAGAAATAATTAATTTAAAGGGAGAAGTGGATGGGACATATGTTGCTTTTGTGGGAAAACAAGATGCAACTCCCGAACAAAAATATAATGCTCTTACTAATATAGGTTTAATTTACGAATCTGAGGAAGAAGCGGTTTCAGCGGGACTTACGAGAGGTTTAGTTTATATAGAAAGTGCTCATAAATTATATACTGTCATTGATTCTACTTTAGTTGAATATTCTTTTGATTTATTAAACCCGTATCCTAAACAATTAGTAGTAGAGAAGAAAACACAAACTTCTGATGGAGCAATTGTTGTCAGAGGTTATGATAAGATTAATAGTTTTGCTGTACAGGATACATATTTATATCAAGATGGAGACTCTTCTGTCTTAGAAGGAAAAGAAATTACTTTAATAGCAGGAGATTCAAAAGTTATTGAAGCTACAAATTCGTCTTTAACGATGAACAAATCCTCTATGTTTAAAGAAGATGTTCTATCGAATATGGTTAAATCAATAGGTGGGGGCGATTCTTATGGGTTTAGGTTGTATATGTCTGGAGGAGAATCTACTTTAGAAGTAGATAATGTAATATGGAGAAATAAACCAATTGACGAATCTGGATATACATATCCAGTGAGATGGTTACAGAAAGAGTCTGTTATAAAAAATTTGGAAGAGATAGAAGCTCCTGAAGGTGATGATTCCGATAGTAAATGGAAAATAATCACACTACAACCTAATAGTTATGAAGTGGGGAATTTATTATGTACTTATGTAACTGTTTCATATGTAGATTCTGAAGAAAACGATATTACAGAAAATATACAATTGGCTCTTAACATAGAGGATATGGAAGATTCTGCACTTATTACCACTATTCGAGTAGTATCAGGTTCCACAGAAGCATCTGAAGTTTTTGAATTAAGTATTCCTAACTATTTATCAGGGAAGAGACTATTTTTTGTTGCAAGCGGAAATCCTATAACTAGAATAGTCAATAACAATATAGATTTATTAAATGTGAATAGTTTGGATGAAGAACAGAATATTAACAATATAAAAACTCGAATCGGAAGTATTCAAGACCTGAACTTTACAAAGGAAGGATTTAATATAGGAACTTTGGCTGAAGGAAATATTGGAATTTATTCTGATAACCTTGTAACTGTTGGAGCTAAACAAATAAATTCTAGTATATATGCTCCAATATTTAAGGCTTCTCCAAATGGAGAATTTCCAAAGTATGATTCAGGATTTAACATTCCGGTTGACGATGATTCTAAAACAGTAGTAACTTCAGAGTGGGTTAACGATAAAACTGACAAGCGATTAGAAGAATACGTTAGAAAAGACCAGTTAATTTCCCTAATTGAGAGTTATATTCAACCGGTTGACGGTACTCGAAGTAATCCAGTAACTTTAGTAGCTGGTACGATACGAAGAGCTACTAATTCTACTACTGATTGGTATTTTATTGGAGGAAAGAAAGCAAGGATTACCGATGTTCAAGTTACAGTTAAAGATGGACTAATGACAATTACATTAGTTCCCGCATCAGGAAGTACTATAAATGTCCTTGCTGTTTCAGCTGTAATTGGAGATACAGGAGAGTTCAATGGAGATTTTTCTATAACAAGCAGAGGTGGTAGAGGTGCTGGAGCACATTGGTGTAATGCAATTCCAGACCCCAATACTTCAGGAGTAATTAGAGTGAGAGAATATCACCAGGCTAATGCTAATAATGACAGTTGGGGAACAGCTAACTGGAACTATTCTAATGGACCCATTTCGCTATCATTTGCAGCTTTCGGGTATATAGTAGGATAAAAATTTTAATTTAAATATACAACTTTAACTATTTTTTTAGATTCTTAAACATTTAGTTTTAGAGTTGGAAAAATATCGTTAAATTTGCAAATAACTTTTAAAAGGATATATATGGCAATGAACATTGAGGATTTAGACTTTAATGAAGACGACCCTATTATTCAAAATCCGAATAATGATGGTGAATCTCCACAACCAGATTTTGACTCTCTAAACAAAGAGAAGGAATGGATGGATGGAACTATAGACAAAGGAGGAACAGATACTCCTCCAGTAGAACCAGAACCTAAACAAAGTCCGGAAACAGAAGAAGATATTATTATTTCTTTGTTGAAAAGCAAAGGAATCGAAGACCCTTCAAAACTTAAATTTGAAAATGAAGAGGGTGAAATTGAAGAAGTTGATTGGGAATCTCTTTCCAATGAAGAGAAACTTAACATTTTAACTTCTGACGACTCGGATGTAGATTATGGACTTGACGAGGAGGAACAAAGTCTTCTTAATTATTTAAGAACAAATGGAATTTCTCCGTCGGACTATATTCAATATCGTGAACAATTAGCAGTAGAGAATTATAAGCAATCATTGGAAGGCAATCCACAATACGAGATTGATAATATTACCGATGATGAATTATATGCACTGGACATACAGTCTCGTGTTAAAGATATTACAGACGAAGAAATCAATGCTGCTCTCGAACAAGAAAAAGCTAATCCAGCTTTATTTGAAAAAAAGATGCAAGGTATCCGTCAAGAATATAAGGAAGCCGAAGACGATAGACGTCAACAAGAAGAGTTGTTACATCAACAGGAAAGACAAGAGCAGTTTGAAGAGTTCCAAGATGGAGTAATGCAGGCTTTAGAAAACCTGACAGAGATAGGAGGCGTAGAGCTTAATCTAGGACAAGAGGACTTAAGTGAAATTGCCGATTTCATACTGACATCAGATGCGGCAGGAGTTAGCTGGTTAGGTAAGGCATTAGATGACCCTGAAACACTAGTTAGAATGGCATGGTTTGCTATTAAGGGAGATGAAGCCTTTGAATCGCTCACTGATTATTACGCTAAAGAGATTGCACAGCAAAAACGTGAAGCATATACTGCTGGATACGAGGATGCTAAAAAGGGTGTACAACCCAAAAGGACAACTAAAGTTGTTACCAAACCTGCCCCTAAACAAGGCGATGATATCCCTCCAACCAATAATGGAGGAAAAACTATTGATGATATAGATTTTTAATAATTTAAACAAGTATGATAGTAGCAAATTTTGTATCAAACAGACCGACACAGTCGGAAACTAGAACTTATGAAGATTTTTATAAGTTTTTAGGAACTAGACCAACTAAGTTAGGTGTTGTATCAAGACTTTATCCAGAACTTACAGCCTCTTATTTAACAGAGTCTTTAAGAAATATTTTCTATCAGGACGTTAAGTCCGGAAATAGATATCAAAGTATTGATGCAATGTACTTTGAATGGGAAGTTGAAACCAACTACATCAAGAGAGTTGAGTTTGCAGATGTTCCCACTGAAACAGGTGAAAATGGTTCAGAAATCGTAATGGCTTTCAAAGAGAGATATTACGAAAAATATGACATCTTTAAGATTGATAAAACAATGCAACAATGTATTGTTGTTAGTCGTCCAGTTCGTAAAGCAGATAATTACTGGGAAGTAGTTGTAAGATTAATTGACAACGATTATTCAAGTGTACTTGACCTAAGCGGATGTCAAATTGGTGACACTACTCGTTTCCAATCTAACGCTATGCCTGAAATGCATGAAGAGGGATATGTTAAGTATCAATCCAACATCGAAAAGCATAGAAACTTTATCACAACTCACCGTGTTGACGATAGTTACTCTGCACTATATGCAGCTCATGAAAACGTATTTATTAGTATTGCAGAAGGTAAGGACACTGGAAATCTAAAAGAAACATTATATAAGATGGACAAGAAAGAAAAAGTTCTTCTTGACAACTTCTTATATGTAAGAAACAATGGTCTGTTATTCAACAAGTGTAATGTTGACGTTAACGGTAAGCCGACTATTGTTGACCCAGATACTCAACGTCCTATTTATATAGGTGATGGTATCATTCCTCAAGTAGAAAGATTTGCGTCTAAGTATGCATTTGCTAAACTTTCTATTGATGTATTCCAGACAGTTATGGCTACAATGAACGAAAAAGCCGCACAACCTACTGGAAATAAATATATGTTTATCTGCAATGAAAGAATGTGGTTCTTAATCCAAAGCGTTCTTGGAGATTTCTTAGCTAAATACAAAACTACAGGTACTTATCTGTGGTCTCAGGCAGCTAATGATTATATTAAAGTTGGAGCTACATTCAATTCTTATGAATTTGCAGGTAACGAAATTACCTTTAAGGTAGATAGAACATTCTCTCGTGAATATGGTATGGATAAAGCATATTGCTTATGTCTTGATTTGACTGCAGATAAAACTTCTGCTCAACCTCCTATTCAAATGTTCACATTAAAAGGTGGAGACTTTATCACTAACAAATATCCTGGTGTTGGTGGACTTGATGGTTTAAGCTCTGGAGTTGTTTCAAGCCCAGTTGCTGCTTCTAAGTTAATCAACTGGGGTTATTCAGGTGTTGGAGTATTCAACCCTTATAGAAGCTTTATTTTAAGAGAAATCTAAGATGCTAAATAAAAAATTAAGATATGGTAGGGGAGTTGAAAAATAGACTCCCTTACATATTTTTTATATTGTAACCAAATAAATGATTTAATATGAGTAATGTTGTAACCCCTGCTGATGATATCATCATTCTTAGAAGTGTATATGGTAAAGTTGGAATGAAATATTATATTCAGCCATGTAAAGACCCTAAAACAGGACTATATCCAGATTGTGTAAAACCTGTAAATAGCTTGGGAGATATTGTTTTGTCTGAAAAGGAAAGACAAAGTGGACAGGTATTTATTAAAGAAACTGAAACCTTTATTATAGAAGACGGAACTACTTTAGATATTGGTAGAAATCCTCTTCATGCAGCCGAATGGGAAGCTATAAAGAATTGTGTTCTTATTGCCCCAGAGAGATATGCTAAAGACCCAAAAACCGGTGATTATTTAATTGATGGTACTGTTGGATGGAAATCTCAAAGACCAAGATATGGTGTTGCAGAACTTTATGTTGACAGACCTGGTTATGAAGCTCAAAAAAGAGTCTCTAAAAAGAAAAAAATTCACAATGCTGGTACGTTTATTTTAGATGATTCAGATGAGGGAAGAATGAAGATGGCAAGATTACTTGGCAAGCATATGAAAAATATAGCAAGCGCTGATGTAACAGACTATCTACTGCTTATTGCAGAAAAAGACCCCGATAAAATCATTAACTTATACACTGGAGATGATATTAATCTTAGAATCCTGTTTATGGACGCTAGAGATTCTCACATTATATATGTAAAGAATAAGTTATATCTATATGGTGATAGCGTGATTTTGGGTGCAACAGACGACGCTGTTATTTCGTGGATGAAAGACCCTCGTAACAGAAAAACTCTTGAATTAATCAAAAAGGATACATACCCTGATTATTATGAGGATGAGGACGAAAATCCTAAACCCTCTACAGAACCGGATAATAAGCCAGGAAAAAATAAATAAAATAAATGACTTTAAGACAGGTTTATGAGAGAGTTCTTATAGAACTAAACAAGGAACATGCCCCCGCTCTTCTTATAGATGATTTTAATCATTTTATAATGAGAGCTATATATCAATATGTAAATAAAAGATATAACCTTTATAATACTACTCAACAAACTTCTGACGATTTGAGAGTATTAAGTACAACGGCAATTCTTCCGGCTAAACTGTCTAATAAGTACGATTTTACTAATGCGGGAGATATTGCTGATAATCCAATTTACGAAGTGATGCTTCCGACAGATTATTTCCATATATTAGGATGTATTTGTAAATTCAAATCAAAGAAAAATGTAGGGTGTTTAAATGAGGGAAAATTTATCAATAAAGTCGCAACTAGAATGACTGAAGATTTGAATGAAGTTATAAATAATTATTACTTTAAACCTTCATTTAAAAGACCTTATTATTATATTCATAATGTAAATATTAATGTAGATAATCCAACAAATCCCTATAGCGAAAATAATATTTCAGGTACGGACATTAAAGAAATTAGTGATTCTGGATTGGTTATTAGTGAACGACCTAGAAGTATAAAGATTGGAAATAAATCAACATCTTTAGTAAAAAGACAAGGAGAAATACGTTACGGAAACGTATCTCCAATTAGAATGGAAATTCGATACGGAAGCGATAATTCTAAATTCGAGTTAGTGAATGTGTACGTAGAGTATCTAAAAGTTCCTCAGCAAGTTATACTTACTAAAGAACAATTAGACCTAACTGAGGATACTTCACAAGTAATGGAATTTCCAGATTACGTTTGTTTAGAGATAATTAATGAGCTGACCCACATAATCATGGAGAACTCTAGTGACCCGCGATTAAGTACCCATATTCCAATATCAGTTTCTATTGCTGACCCAGCTCAGGCAGTAGGTAAAAAATAAAACAATTAACGTATGTTTCAGTTTACGACAACTACACTAATCAACGACAATTTAGATTACACTACTAAACTACCTAGATGGTCTGTTCAACAAGAAGAAGACGATAAGGTAGCAAGTTTCAATATCAAAAGAGTCGGAAACTTTAAAAAACCTTATGTTGCTGCAGTTTATAAAAGAGAATATTCTGCTCCTGTATTAGCTAAAGCTACATTAGATTTCACAAAAATTACTTCAGATTCCGGAGTATTTAATATTTTCATGTATATTAGACTTTCTGGAAACCAAAATTCATTATATTCTAATGATATGGTATTCAAAGGAAAGCCTTTTAATATTCAGTTTGAAAAGAAAACCGGAGAAACTGCATCTCAATTAGCAACCAAAGTTGTTAGTATTGTCAACAAGTACTTAAATATGTACAACTATAAGTACTTCAATGTTAAGGCTGTAGGAAACAAACTAGAAATTGAAGCAGTTGACGAATATCAAAGATTTACTGAACTTGATGTTCAAGAATATGATGAGAATGCTGGTCCAGTGGTTTACGCTGACAGAGCAGGTGGTTTTGTTACTATTTTCTCCGCAAAAGAAGCTACAGACCCCGAATATGATGGAGCTAATACTCTTGTTCAAGGTAAAGAAGGATTTGGTACATATCAACATATTATCAAAGACCTTAGAATACCTACTTTGGATGTACGTAGATGGGAAGCTCCTCTTCAAGACGAAGTTCCTGTTATTAACGGTAAGTACAATCAATACATTATCTATTACAAAAAAGATAGAGGTCTCATGGGTGGGGCTGCTGTTGGACAACAAGTAATTTCTCAAACAACTCATGTATTCTATGTAAATCAAACTATCGCTACTGAATTTGAAACTGGATTGACAGCTATCGGATTCACTGGTGGAGAAGGCGGACCTACTGGAAACAGCACTTCTTTTGAAGAAACTCAAAAGATTGCTCAAGAAGCTTTGGCTAAAGCTAAATCTGTTGAAGCTAAATTAGCGGAAAAAGCAGATACTACTGCTCTCGACGAGAAAGCAGATGCAGACAATGTATATACAAAAACAGAAGTATATACAAAGACTGAGGCTGATGCTAAGTTTGAACCAAAGGCTTAAGAACAAATTTAAATTATAGGAGAAGGCGAGGGCGTTATGAGCCTTCGCCTTTTTTGTTATACAACTATGGGATATTACGGAAAATTAGCATCTGCAATATATAATGACGTTGTCTCTGGGTTGAGAGGAATTCACTCAGGTCCAACAATGTCATTAGAACAACTAGAAGATGATATAGTAGACGAAAGATTGCAAATCATAAAAGAATATTCATTAAAGGGAATTCTTCCTAAAAACGATTTATATCTTTCTATAAATTGCATTGAAGTCGATTGTAAAGATTTAGATAGATGTAGGTGCGGGAAGGGTGGATGTGAAACTCCAATCGCACATTTCGAAATTCCACAGCTATTAAATGATTATGGAGAACTTGCAGTAGATTATATAGGTTCCACAGATAGACAAGTTCCATTTATATATTATACTTCTTCTCAAGCTTGGCAGTATCATCAATATAGGAAAAGAGGAAAATTTCTTCCATATGTGTATATTGATATTACTCCAAATGAAAATAATATGTACGATTGTTTTATCTTTAACGCTCCACTTATAAAGCAAGTAAGTGTCGTGGCTATATTTAAAGACCCTAGACAATTAGAGGAATATGGGTGTTGTTCTCCGATTGATGTAGAAAATATGTCATTTATAAATAATGAAATCAAGAAGAGACTTACAGAGAAGAAACTAAGATACTATAGACAATTTGCTGCACCGATTACTCCTAATGACCAAACTCCTAAATAATGGCACAATATAATTTTCATCAAGCAATGTTTCAAGCTAATTTATTGTATGGGCTCGAAATGCTTCCTCAAGACTTTGAAGAGTACGGATTGATTGCTTGGAACATGATAGGTAACAAAAATGTTAGATTATTTAGATTTTGTACAAGAATACAATGTCCGGACTTCACGGTAGAATTACCTTGCAATGCTGACATTGTAGAAGCAGTAACATATACTGCAGAAGATTGGAATTACGTAACAAATAAGACTCCTAATGGAGATTATAATTCCCAATTTATCGAGAATTATATAGAGGGGAGGAAATTGTTTGAGAATCCTCTATATATGTCAGGTAAGTATGCGAAGTATGAAAGAGTTGGAGATACTCTATATTTTGATAAAAATTACGGGGAGGTTCAAATACTTTACAAAGGAGTTATTTTAGACGAAGATGGACTTCCCATGATAAATGATAAAGAAAGTATTGCTATTGCTACATTCGTAGCATATAGAAAAAAATATAAAGAGGGATTAATGACAAATAATCCCAACATTGTACAAATGGCACAGTTACTTCAACAGGATTGGATGAAATACTGTGATGCAGCAAGAGTTCCTGAATATATTAATCAAAATGATATGAACGAAATCTTAGATGCAAAAACTTCATGGAATAGAAAAATATTTAACAAATCTTATAAACCAATACGATAGAATATGAATTATGCTGTAGGTCATTCATTCAATATGGATGAGATGTTTATGAATTTTCCCTATAAAAAATTACAACTCACATGTGAAGATTGCAAACGAATAAATAAAAAAAGGGATAGAGACGTTTTAGTAAAAAAAATTTTTAGAGACTGCGTCAAAGTTATTTTAAATGATATAATAGACAATAATGTAACTTTTATACTTCCGACTAATAGAGGCGAAGCAGATATTCATGTTAGAAGAACTCATGGTGAAAATTTTAAAAAAGCTAGAAAAAGAGGAAAGTGGAAGAATGTTGATTTTCTTTCTTCCAACTTTTCTGGCAACGAATTAGTTCTTAACATGAAGCATAAAGTTTTCATTAAAGAAAAAGTAATTTATGTAGATAATAAATTGAAATCTAAAATTACTAAAAATACCAATAGTGGTATGCAATATTGTTAATTATGCAAATAAAGAGAATATCAGACTACTATGAAGCCCTTTATGAACTTTATCCAGAAGTTCCTAAAAAGGATATAGAAAGGATTTTGAATTATGGATGGAAATCATTATATTTGCATAATGTTTATGGGGGAGATACTCTGATACTTGACAAAGATATATGGTGCTATATCGGCAGACTTACAAAGGATTCCGTAAAGCATTTTCATTATTACATAAAAAAATTAACTGTCAAACTCAGAGTTTTATACAAAAGAAAGAAAATTCCATACACTGGATATTACTATTTTGCTCTATCAGATTCTCAATACGATTTTTTTCTATCCCAACACAACAAAAGAGGTAGAAAACGCAAAATATTTCAATACGGAAACCAAGTTTTATATAAAATACTTGATGAATGTAGGATAAATGAATACAGCAGAAAATATATATTTAAAGTTCCTATTATAACGGACGTAGGTTTTAGATTATATAAGAAAAATTTTATATCTGGAGAAGCAGAATTAGTGGAAATTAGAGAACCCATGAAATTTAAAGATATTTTAATCAATAATAATGAAAATTATGAGTATTTGAAATCATGAGTAAACAAGAAACAGTTAATACATTCACAGATGGTTTAGTCATGGACCTCAACCCAATCACTACTCCTAATAGTGTATTAACAAATGCTTTAAATGCGACTCTTATCACATACAACGGCAATGAGTTTGTACTTCAAAATGATATGGGTAATGGAAGAGTCGAAACTGCCTATCTTCCTGCAGGATATGTACCTGTAGGTATAAAGGAGTATGGAGGAATTATTTATGTAGCATCCTATAATCCCTTAACAAATAAAGGTCAGATTGGTTCCTTCCCTTCTCCAGAAAGAAATATTAGTAGTGACGAAATTAATAAAGCTTTAGACCCTATTATATCTCCAGATAAATTTGAAATATCTGGCAATTCACAATTTATATATAAGTTTAAACTTTTTGGAGACGACACTAATACTATAATAAGACCTGGAGACAAGTTTTCTATAATTTTAGAATCAGACCAGACTATAGAAACGTTAAGGAAGTTTGTTAGCAACTGTTTGAATGTAGAAACTGTAAATGAAGAAACAGGTAGAAAGAGAAAAAAAATAAGCAGTCCCAAAAACAAATTATTATCTATAACTGTCGCTGTATTTGATTCTAATAATAATTTAAAGGATATTACATCTCAATTAAAAAGATTTAATCCAGATAATACAGAAATTGAATTCGATTTAGAAACAGCTCCAGAAGTAAAACTTAACGATGGGTTTTTTATGCAATCTTTTCCATCATCTTCTATAACGGATGATTTGGTAGATAATTATCGAGAAAAGAATGCTGTAAATATATATAATAATAAAATTTCTGGAGAATTGTATATAATAACTCAGCTTAATACTATTAATTCCATAGATGTCTCTGTTAGGGGCTATAGAAATGAAGGAGATTTAATGGTAGCCGAAGGTGTAACTTTTGGAAAGGGGACTCTCCTTATATTTGATAATACGATTAAATACAATTGTCCTGATGGATACTATGCTGAAAACCCATCTAAATCTGATTTTTACAATACTTACGTATCTTATTATGGTAGAGAGGAAGACTTTGAACCTAAACAAACTATTGCTGGTATAGAATATGTAATTAAAAATCCAGACTCTAATGAAACTATTTATAAGTTACCATTTATGGTCGAACCCTCTGAAGAAGGTTCTATACCTGTTTTGGATTTAGCCACGATGTTATATTCTAAAAAACAAATGGCATCGTACTTTATAAATGATAAACTAACTGGAATTGTAAAATATAAAGCCACCCCTTGTATGACATATGGTTCTATAGTAGGACTTTCAGTAGAAAGTACAGTGGAGTTAGACTTATTGGGAACAGGTGTTGTCAGTATAAATGCATGGAGATATTTTTATGGTAGTACATCAATAACCTTTACATGGGGATTAAAAGCTTATCCTAAAGAGGGAACGTCTATAGCCGAGGTTTCATTCGATTTTTTTAATGCTTTTACAGCAGAAAATGAATATACTTATATTTCTCCTAAAAAAAGAAGTTATAATGGAATTTTTACCGATAATATTACTTTAGGAAGTATTAAAGAAAACTCATTGTATTTGGTAAGAATACGATATAAACTATCTGATTCTGATGAGTATATGACTTTGGGATATCGATGGATGTTTACCACTCCAATTTATAATAATTATTATTTTGGTTCAGTTAGAGATTTCAAGGATTTACAAGTGTCCAATGAGGTTCAACTTACATTGTCAGTTAAAGCAGGAACTGTTTCTAGAGTAGTCGTAGGTTCAATTACCGACCCTAATGCGAAATATAGTTTGTCTACTTTTTCGGAAAAGGAAAAACTTGATGTGAGAAAGGAAACAGAAGTTAATATGAATACTCCTCTTAGTAGTAGCTTAACTATTGACAATAGCCAATATTATCCATTTTCCTTATCTAGTACTTATTCGATTGCCTACTCCGTGGAGACATCTCAATTAATAGTGCCGGATTTGTTAACTATCGGTCCTAAAAATGTAGAAAATGTTCCAAATTATATTAATGATACATTTATAGTTGGACAAACAGTTGATAATTCTTCATCAGATATTAGTACAGGGACATATAATTCCAATAAACTGTATTCTTACGTAAAAGACTCTTCATTACAGAGCCATGCTGTAGTTATATCCAGAATATTTGCTGATTTATCAGGAACATCTATAACAGTAACATATAATAATGTATATACTCCATTCTTGGATAAAAATAATTCTAGTACATTCTCTAAAGTTTTTGGCTATGGAGGCTTAGGAACCTTGTATGCTACAAAAGAAGTGGCATTTGTATCAAGAGATAAAGGCTCGAAAAATCATCCAAAAGTTGGAATGATGAGCAGGTCTTCTAAAAATTCTTCGGACCAAGAATATAAAATGATAGAATGGAAAGATTATGGTGAGGCTAATTGCTATCTTTCCAAACATATGGAAGAAATTATTGGGTTTATTAAACAGTCCTTTGGTACCGGAACAGCTCCTACTTGTGTTGTAATGGGTAATCCTGGGGCCAGAACTAATAATAATCATGCATATGATGGGGATTCTGATTGCGGACTTTTAAATTTAGTAAGTGATTTAAGAGTTAACACTAATCAAATTCTATGGTGGTGGAATGGTAACACTTATGTAATGGTTGACCAATTCATTTATACTCAGTCACAAAGCGGAGGAACGTATTTTCCTAGTACAGAAATGCCTGAAATAGTATATAATGTATTTAAAGATATTTTTATTCAGACTGGTGAATCTTATTCGGATACATACTATGCTATGGATAAAAATTCTTACGTTTATAATAGCAAGTTAAATGGCAAAATTAGTACAGTAGTAAAATGTACGGCTAATTTTAAAGAAAATACTCCAATGTTTATAGTAAACGGTCAGGACTATCATACTTTAATTGCATCTTCAGTGAAAAGTATAGTGGAAGACCCAAGTGAGGCAGAAGAACTCATAGATGAAGTTACGTTTACATCAGATAGAATTATTGAAGGTACAACTTCCGTTGTAGCTGATGTAGAGATACCTGACATGGCATCTGAATATACTTCTATGTATAACTTAGCTAGTGGTGAAGCATCTACTAATTTAGCTGCAATTAATAATAATCAAGCTATATTTGAAGATTATTTAGGAAATAAATTAATCTCAAACAAAATATATTGTTTAGAATCTGGAACATTAAAGCCTGCTGAAACATCCTCTAAATCTGGTGTGATAAAAAATCTTAAATTGTCTGATGGAACTTTAATAGTTAAAGCTGCTCCGGGAACTACTAAGTCTTTTTATACAGATAGAAGCGGAGATACATTCTGGAGATTTGAAGGAATTCCAGTAGTCGATATAGAGTTAAAGAGGTTTGCATCCAGCGGAAGTAATGTTAAATGGGGTAATACACAAGCATAATGAAAACACTAGAACAAGGAATTTTTGAAGTAGAACCTCTTAATTTCGAACCAATATCTATTTCATATTATTTAAGCCAAATTAAGCCTGAAGGAAAAATAGTATATGAATATAATCCTCTTAGAAATTATAGACTTTCCGAAGATGAGGGCGAAATGGAAGCGGGGAGTATAGTAGATTTAGATACTCCATTGTTAAAATTTGATTTAAATCATCCTTTAGAGATAGAAGCTCAGGCATCTTATGACGGCTCTGTAAACCTTATATTTAATGATAATCTTAATATTCCAAGATTGATAAATACTAGATTTTCGGTATTGCAAAATAATACTTATGAAATAGTAGATAGAATAGGTAATAATGACACCAATTTATATGATAGTGGTCAGTTCGATTTAGATACCTCCTTATATAAAAGAGTGAATTCCATACCTAAAATTAGTTTTGAAGGAGTGTTACACTCAGGAAACTTAAAAGTAGGTAATTATGTAATTTATGTAAAATATGCTGATGCAGATGATAATGAGACTGATTTTGTTGGAGAGTCAGGAATTATATCATGTTTTATAGGAAATGACATGGACCCATTTTCTATAAATGGAGGCATTAGAGACGAAATTAGCAATAAATCAATAAACTTAATAGTAAGTAACATTGATGATAGTTACGATTACGTAAAAGTATATTATACCAGAGCAACATCAGACATAGACGGGAATAGGACTATTACTGCTCATAAAATACTCAAAAGATATCCAGTTAGGAATAAGACATGTAATCTAATAATTACAGGAAATGAAGAAGCTCATGATATTCCTATATCTGATATTAACATGCAATTTTTTATGGTAGATAAAGCCAAGGCACAAACTGCATGTCAAAATAGATTATTTATGGGAAACCTTAACAAACCAGATTTGATGTATAGAGACCTTTCAGACATTAGTTTGAGAATGCTTCCTTATTTAGAGCCTACTAATGCTTCTGATTTAATAGGAGATGTAAACTATAACTATTATGATGACACTGCTGGAGCTACTCCATTCGAATATTATAATACAAAAAACATATATTATCATGTAGGATATTGGAATGAAGAAATTTATAGGTTGGGCGTAGTCTATATTATGAAAGATGGGTCTCTTTCTCCAGTATATAATATTAGAGGAAAAGATGGAATACCGCTATTGAATGATTTAATTTCAGAGAATGTAGGATATCTATGGGATAACAAATTATTTGATGACGTAGGAGACCGAAGATACATAGAAGTGGACGAAACCACTCATGGACTTAATAATTCCCGTAACTTGGAAAATGCTAAGGGAGTTATTAGGCTAAACTATACTGCAACCTCTAGTTCTAGAAATGTGTATGGTTTGGGAGTGTTCATTTCTCAAGAGGTACTTGAATATTTAAAAACATTAGTGTCCGGGTTTTTTATAGTTAGGCAGAAAAGAATTCCCACAATATTAGCACAAGCGTATGTGCTACCAAGAGATAGAGAATCCGAACTTCCTATAATAAACTACGGAGGTAACTATATCGTAGAAAGATTTATAGATGATAATAGAATATTAAATCAGGATTATCGTTCTCGAATATATACAGTAAAAGATTCCGAATCTGTAAATTTAACTTCTAGAGCTGCCATATGTCCAGAATATTCTAATAGACAACAATTTTTCAATCAATTATTTACAGGGACTAACTATAGAATAAGGAATTCAGAAATGATTCCAACAATAACTAGTCTAGAACGTAATATTTATAACGATAGACAATATTATGTATCTTCTTATACACATAGAAATGAAGATTCTTACAAAGAAGTTAGGATAGTAAGTATTGGAGATAATGTTCCTGTAATAACTATTGGAGATGACTCTTTTAGAGGCAGAGCCGGAGAGGCTGAAGAAGCTTGGAGATTCAGATATGCAGAAAATGAAAATAAAAAAAATGATGCAACTAACTTAATCAGAGGAAGTTACTCCCCTTATTTAGGTTTGATTGGAAATATAAATATCGGAACTATAATTAATATATACATACCTGGATACTCTAGTTCTTTGATGTCTTCCTATTTCTCTGACAGGTATGAGGATGACTCTCCTTATTATGCTGTTAGCGAAAGATTAAGCATCGAAGATATGATATACCAAAATAGAGCAGTACCTAGTATAAATAAATACGGTTATCAATTCTCATTTTTTAGAGGAGACTGTTATATTTGTACATACACACATAGACTTAATAGAAATTTTCAAGACCCTGATGCACCCATAAATGATACTGTCGTAGATGAAAGTACTTGGAAATCCTCCTACGATATCGAAAATAAAGAAAATTTATCTAAGATTAATAGAGGGGATGTAAATGCTATTATGATTGGTAGCTGGATTACTTTTAAAATTTGCTCTAATTATAACTTATCTGTTAGGTCATTAGACCCGTCTTGGCCCGAAGAAGAAGGTCTAACTGGGATAAAGAGAGGATTTTATCCTCTTCAGGATTTAAACGTTGATGGTAATTTTAAAATACCAGAATCGGCTATACTTAATACAGGTTTAAGCTCCACTACTGGGGAAAAACAAGCATTTACCTTACCCGATGTGCCTTATATTAAAAATAGATTTGATACAAGAATCATCTACTCTGATATATCCGTAGGGGATGCATTCAAAAATGGATTTAGAGTATTCCAATTAACTCACTACAGAGATTATCCTAGAATCTATGGTGGCATTATGAAGATGGTTGAATTGTTTGGTAATATACTTTGTATCTTTGAGCATGGAGTAGCTCTAATTCCAGTTAATGAGAGAGCCGTTGCTGGAGAAGGTTCGGGTGGAAATGTTTATATAAACACTTCTAATGTGCTTCCAGAGAACCCAAAGATGCTGTCAGATACATATGGTACTCAGTGGCCCGAAAGTGTCATCAAGACCCCGTATTACGTCTATGGAGTGGATACAGTAGGGAAGAAGATTTGGAGAACTAATGGAACTCAATTTGAAATCATTTCTGATTTTAGAATACAACAATTCCTAAATAGGAATATTTCCTTATCAGAAAGAGAATTGACGCCTATTATTGGAATTAGAAATGTAAAAAGTCACTATAATGCATTTAAACAAGACATTATGTTTACTTTTTATGATAATCTTCACGGCTTTGAAGAAAAGGTCTGGAATATTTGTTACAATGAGGTTTTACAAAAATGGGTAACTTTCTTTTCGTGGGTTCCCTCCTATTCTGAAAATATTGATAATATATACTTTAGTTTTGATAGAAATACTTCTAAATGGATTAGTAAATTAGGCACAACTTCTAGTGTGTCAACTTCTGCAGACGGAATTGTATTGAAAAGCGCGGTTCTCGAAGAATGGGAAGATTATGGTGAATATAAAGCGACCACATTAGATATAGTGAATAGAGCACTTCCTAATAATGATAAAACCGGAGTCATTATTAATAAGGAGTTTACCCTAGTGAGGGATAATTTCAACCATTATAGAAATTTCGACATAATTAATACTAAAGGTCCCGATGGAATAGTAATTGAAAGTAAGCTTGTTTATAAAGGTGAATTTGATTCTGGAAAAGCTATTATAGACAATTGGAAATATCCAGTGTTACAACTAAACATTCAATGTAATATAACAGCTAAATATAAATCTGGAACTATTCCAACAGATATACAAGAATATTTAAGTGGGTGGACAGAATATATTACTTATAATTTGGGATTATATCAATCAAGTATAGCGGTTACATCTAGAACCATAGTTGAAAACGGAGTTAATGATGGGCTAAATTTAACCACAGATTTCTGGAAACATGGTCAATCTGGAATCATAGACATAAAAGATAAAATTAAACCTACCTATTGGTATGGTAAACAGCATCCATTTGAATTTGAGTTTGTAGTTGTAGATAATCCATCAGTTCATAAGATATTTAATAATTTACAACTTATATCTAACAAGGCAGCTCCAGAGTCATTTCATTATGAAATTGTAGGCGAAGCTTACGATTTTCATGATGATAAATTAAATATGTATTATAGACAAGAGGCAACCAAAGAATTGTATCAAAACCTTGGTTCTGACATATTATATGACTCTAACTATACAGATATACAAGGACAATTATCTCATCCTAAGATAGGGAATACCGATGTTTATGCAAAATCTACACTACTTCCTTCTTATTACACTAGGGTAGATACTTTTAATGAAGTAGAGGATTTTTATCATAAGAAAGATGCTATTGAAGGGGCTACATATACTGGACTTTCTGGAACAGAAGTGGTAAGGGAAGAACTGTTAAACGAATACAAATTATGGACCCATTCGGAAGCTCTAGATATTAAAGAAGTAGGAAGAATGAGAGGTAATATGAATTATCAAGAAGATAAATGGGATGTTCAAATTGCTCCTATCATTTTTATTCAAAAGAACGAAGATGCTTGGCCTACTTCAGATGAGAGTTCTCCTGGGCTTCCTCCTTTAGTTTTAAATCATTTTCCAGAAGATATTACTAAAGATGAAGTAACTGAAGAGGATTTACCTAAGGATTATAAGAATTATGAAGTTCCAATGTATGATGCTGTCGATGTTTCATTGCTTGAAGGTTCTGAAATGGAAGGTACTCAAGACGAAATAGACTGGAATAAACAAACATCTAAATGGACTAATCGTAAGGAAGTTAGACCTAGAGATAAGTACATAAAGATAAGAGTTAGATATTCCGGTAAAGATTTAGCTATTATTACAGCACTAAAAACATTATATACTATAAGTTATGCTTAAGAAACAAAGAAGAGTTAAAAAGTGGCAGAATGGAGGGTTTAATACTCTCTTCTCTGCGGCTGGATTAACACAAAACGGAACCTCCACTATAATGCCTCAACCTCCAGCAATAGGAACACTAAAGCCGTCCGGAGGGAAGTCTGTTACCAAGGGTATATTCAGTAAAGCTAATATAGGAAACACAATGAATATTGCTGGGCAGGCTGCCGATATATTAAGTAGTTTTATTCCTAAAAAAGAACAATCAGGATTAACTACAGGGCTAAATGCTGGATATGATGCTGTAGCAAACGGAGTTGGAATGATTCCCGGAGTTGGTACTGTTATTGGTGGAGCGATGAAAGTTGGAGGATTGTTGTCTGATGGACTAACTGCATTAGGAGTTGGTACTGACCAAATGACTACTGCTGATAAAATATTAGATAGTAAATTTTTAAAATTAACTCCTGTAGGATTAATAAATTCCATCGGAGCTAAAAAAGCTGATACTATATACAAAGACAATGAGACATGGGAACAGCAAGGTTCTGCCTATGGAGGTTCTTTGGATAAGGTAGATAATGCACTTACAAAGTCTGGAAAAAAGTATGGCCTTTTCAGCAATAAAGGTAGAAAAAAAGCGAATGCTCAAATTGCAGAGGCTAAACGTCAACAAAATTTAGTGGCAGGCATTAATGAAGAAGCCCAAGATGCTTTTCAATCTCAAGCTGGTTCAATAGATATGTTAAATAGAAGAAATGCTTTAGCAATGGCTGGAGGATACCAATCTAGAGGAATGAGAGTGGGAAAAGTTGGAGTAAAATTGCCTACGTTAGAAGAAATTCAAAAGGCTAGATTAACAGTATCTAAATTTCAAAAAGGAGGAAAGATGAATGTAATTCCAGACGGAGCTTTACATGCTCATAAAAATCATATGGATGTAGACGGAATTACTTCTAAGGGTATACCAGTTGTTACAGAAGAAGATGGAGGAGTTATTCAACATGCGGAAATAGAGAGAAATGAAATCATTTTTAATAAAGAGGTAACTGAAAAGTTAGAAGCTTTAGCTAAAAAGGGAACTGATGAAGCTGCTATTGAAGCAGGAAAAATTCTTTCGAGAGAAATAATGGAAAATACTCAGGATAATACTGGATTAATGAGAGAGGTTACTATATGAAAATAGAAATTGGAGACAAAGTTTATAATGTAGAAATTGCCAGAACAGAGGAGGAAAAGATGAAGGGACTTCAAGGTAAGACATCTTTAGCTTCAGACGAAGGAATGTTATTTATATACGAAGAACCTGATACTGTTGCTTTTTGGATGAAAGACACTGATATACCCCTTGATATAGTTTTTATAGATGAAAATGAAGAAGTTATTTCTGTTAAGCAAGGTATACCTAACGACGAAACATTACTTGAGGAAAACGATGTAATGTATGTGTTGGAAGTCAATCAAAATTCTGGAATTCAACCTGGGGATGAATTGGATGAAATTGACGATGATGATTTAAATATACCTACAATGAAAGTACTTGCTCCTGATGGTTCTACTCAAATGGAATTAGAGGGTGGAGAACGTATTTTTAGTAGAAAAAATACAAGAACTTTGATTAAGATGGCTAAACGAGCATATTCTTCCGGAGCCGATAAAGATTATAAGGCTTTAGGAAAAAAAGTCTTTAAATATCTTCATACACAAGATACAAATACTCCTGAATATGTAGATGCGCCTAAGAGCAAAGAAGATTGATATACTCTACTAAGAACAAATGCAGATTATCAAATAAATATTTGTTTACTTTGATATGTCTGTAAATATTATTAACTTTGTCGAGTATTTAAACGTTTAATATAAAAACACTGAAATTATGGAAGTAAAACCAAAAGTTAAAAAATTTCAAGAGGGAGGTCCAGCTCCTGCACCTGCTGACCAACCGATGCCTGCTGAACCTCAAGAAGGGGCTCCTGTAGAAGGTGGAGCAGACCGAATGTTAATGCAATTAGCTCAAATGGCTGCAGAGGCTCTCCAAAGTGGAGATTGCAATACTGCTTTATCAGTTTGTGAAGCTTTTATGCAATTAATTCAACAATTTACGCAAGGACAAGCTGGTCCAGAAGCTCCTCAAGGTGAACCCGTCTATAGAAAAGGTGGGAAATTAGTAGGTAGAATTAGAAAGTGAAAGTTTAAAAGGAGTGTACAGATTTAATGTATGCTCCTTTTTTGTTATAACCTAAATAATATATGGCACAAGCGATAAGAAAATTCCAAGGAGGTGGCGGTGTCAATCAAGGTAATAATATTGTTGAGAAAGAAACTCCTGAGGTTAGACTTTTCAAAGTAGACAATAGAGACATAGCAACTGACGATTTAATTCGTAATGCTAGTTCCAATTTAGAATCTTATTTGGAAAGTACTGGATGGAGCAGAAAAAAGAAGGATGCTTTTAGGGAGTCTTATGGAAATTATATAAAAGCAATTGATGCTGGAAATATTTCTTCTAGAGACCTTACAAGAAATTGGGTAGATTCTTCTGGAGTTCTTTCTAATACTACTGGTCGAGGGTTTGATGCTAATGGAGCTGTAGCTCATTACTTAGACCAAATAGTAGATGTTATTCCTGATTATATAAAACCTACCACAAATACTGAAAAGCCTAATCCTAAATTAGATTTCGGAACAGGCTTTAGAAAAAGATTATCTGATAAAATTTTTGGAGGAAATTCCTATAACAAGGCTGTCTGGTATGGAAAAGACCCTGTCGATGAAACTACTGGAAAGAGAGGAATTGCAAATAGATGGAAAGATTATGTATCCGTGTTTAATGAATACGCAGACAGTTTACTGAACGACCAAACTGTAAACCTGGAAGGTACTGCATTCCAAAATAGAGATGATTTAATAGCTAGAATCAATGCAGCCAAAGCGGAGTTAAATAATACTGATTATAACAATGCTGATTGGGAAAAGTTAGCAGCGTTAGGAGTTAATATGGACGACTATAAGGATTGGTTTGGAGAAGTTGATACAGATGTTTCTCAAACTCCTTCAGATAACTTAGAAGGAAAGCAAAACACTGACTCTGCAAAATATAATAAGAAAATCACCGACTCTGGATTGCTTGCCAGAATGGACGATAAAGGAAATACATTTTATTTAACTCCTGAAGGTAATAGAATTCCTAATGGGATTATTTCTAAGGTATTTAATCCACTATTAGACCAATTTGAAGGCTGGTATTCCGTAGATGGACAATTATATGACCCTAGTGAATATTCAAAATGGGGCAAGGATATAAAGGATTCTTATGATAGACTTTTAAATCAAGAAGATTTAAATACTATTTGGACTGACCCTTTATATGATTCTCTTAGAAGTTCTCATGGGTTTACACATATGTTGGATGCAAGTTCTTTCTTTGAGGGATTAAAGCCCGGCGAATTAATTAGAGCTTATACTAAACCTAAAGCAGGTGATGCTTCTAGTTATAAGACTCAATTTTATCAAAACATAAACGGAAAACTAGTTCCAGTTGTAGTTGATTATGATAAAAACAATGACCAATATTTTATCAATAACAATGGAACTACAAGAATGATTGGAAAAGCTAGAGCTGCCGGAAGTCCGATTGCCGAAGGAAGCAATGAAAAAGTAGGATGGGGCAGAATAAGTCAATATTCTTTATCCAATAATCCTTATTCACAAGAAAATATCACTGGGCTTTTAAAAAGAATTTCTTCTTATCCTGAACTTCTTAAAAACAGCAAAGTAAGAGTTTGGTTAGAAGACTTATATAAAGCCAAAGACCAAGGTTTGCTTGACAGTTATACCATAGACGGAAAGCCCTTAACTCGATATATTCAACCAGGAGCAATAAATGCAATATTAGTCCCAAATTCAAATAATAATCCATTACGAATCATTAGAGACCAAAATGGACGCATTGTAGATTACACCTTTGATAAAGCATCTGATAAGAAAGAAAAAGAAAAAACTCAAGGTTATGCAAACAATGTTCCAAGTTTTTTACGCCCTAGACCTGTAAAACCATTATTTAGAAATGGAGGAGTAGTAAAAAGCCAATGGGGAGGAACTGTTGATAGAATAGTCGATACTAACGTTCCTGTTGTAAAGGATGAAAATCAAGCTAAAAAAGACTCTGAAATAAATGAACGTGCAGCAAGAAGTTATGAGAAAGCTAATGGGAATGTGTCTATTGGAAATGTACTGAATGGAACATTATCTGCTGATGAACAAGCTTTAATTGATGCTGGTGGAGTTATTAAAACTTCAGATAAAGTAAAACTTGGGGCAGCTATTACGGATTTATTAAGTGCTGGATTAGGATTTGTTCCTGGAGCTCATGTTGCTTCTGCAGTAGCCGGAGCAGGTTCTTCATTAGCTACGTTCGGAGCTGATGTATCAGATGGACTTGATTGGGGAGATGTGGGAAATCTAGGAGTTAACTTAGGATTAGATGCTGTATCTCTTATCCCTGGATTAAAGACTGTAAAGGCAGGGAAAGCTTTAAAGACTATTTCTAAATTGGTTCCAGCAATAAGCACTGTATTAGCTGTATCTGGGGCTTTTGATGAAGAGCAGAGGGCTTCTATATCCAATACTTTAGCTAAAGTAGGAAATCTCAATGTAAAGGATTTAAATACTAATGACTTTAAAAATCTATCTTTAATTGCAAGCACTTTGTTAGGCGCTAGAAATTACGCTAAAGCAGGAAACTCAAAAGCTGCAAAATGGATAAGGGGAGAAAGACGACTTCCCTCACAAGAAAAAACTGTTCAAGTATTGGTAAAAGGAGAATCTACTCCATTAAATGTAACTCTTAAAAACTCTCAAGTAGTCGGAAAATCAACTGAAGAAATCAAGTCTGCAGCAATTAAAGCTGCAAAACAAAAACTTGTTTCCGAAAGAGGATTATCTAAAGAAGGGGTTGATAAATTAAATGATGATGTTTTAACAGTTGTAGAAGGAAGAAAGAAATATGGATTATGGGGAGAAAGAAATATTCCTGCCAAAGAAGTTCCCGGACAAACATATTCCAAACAAGGATTTATTAGAAAAGCTTTAGGGCTTACTCCATATAAAGCAAAGGGTGCGGACAAACTCATCTTCAGGCGTTATTCTCCAGAATATGAAGCTCTTATGGAACGTAAAAATTCTATTCAGTTAGCTCCCACTTATATAATTAAAAATAAGCCAAATCATATTCAGCTACCTAAATATTTAAATCCCAAAACTCCAAGTTCTTCTATACCTATGATATTTAGAAACAACTCTTTTACACAAAGAGGTCAAAATATGTATCAGGCTCACTTGAAGCGCAATCAATACCTAAATAATATAGGTGCTAATTATATGGAACCTTGGTATAATCCTGGGGCATATAAAAAAGGGGGAAAAATTCCTAAAGGACAGCGCGGTCTAATTACAGGAGTTAAACAATTAAAAGGAAATTGGTATAATGATATATATACTCCTTATTCTCAGGGATTACTTGATTCATTAAAGTCAGGAAAAATCACTTATCAAGACATTAATGAAATGCAAAGACGTCACTCAGGATTATATAGAGATTGGGGAGTGAAAGGAGATTCTTATAAGGGAGACAATGTAAGACAATACCAAACAGACATTAATAACAGTTTTGGATACGTGAATAGTAAAGGAATTGGTAATGCCTTTAATTCCGGAAGATACGGAATATCAAAAACTGCTTATACCGGAGACAATCCTAATAAAAATTATGTAGCAGATGGATATTATAGTAGTATTACAGACGATAGACGTTTATTGGGAAGGGAAGGGGACTATACTCCAGAACAACTTCAGCAAGTTCAAAATACATGGAGAAATGCTGGATACAATATGGATTTAGATAAAGATACTGGATACTATATGTTAAATCCTGTAACTGATTCCTCTCCAGAACTAATAGACGATTCTGTACCAGATGTTGCAGCTACTCCTCAGGACATCAAAACTCGTGTCGCTTCTAACACAATAGGTAAAGAACCTAATGGTGGATTTAGTTGGGGAAATATATTTTCTAAATTAAATCCGGCTACATTTATGGGAATTGGACGTTTAGCAGGAAATATATGGAATAATAATCGAGTTGCTAAAGAAACTATGAAAGGGTTAAAGCCTCTATATATTGATACTTGGGAGGTTCCTAGACAGGTAGTTGGGGATTTAGCAACTAAACAAGCATATTATGGTCAAGCTGCAGGGCTCGAGTCATTAGCTGCAAGACCTAGAACATCAGATGCTTCTCTTCAACTCGCGGGACAATTAGAGGCTGGCGATAGAGCAGCAAGATTTAGAATGGAAGGAGATTTGATTGATAATCAACGTATTAGAGAAACTAGTGAAGCTGCTTGGCAAAATACAAGAGATGCTGTTGCACGTAGAAGTGAGGTTTCCAATAGAAACCGAGCTTCAGCACTAGGTATTGATAAAGCTAAGCATGATATTAATGCAGCCAGAATGTCTGCAAATTGGACATCTTTAGAAAACTTTATGAAAGAGAAAGAGTATAAAGCTACTATGAATAGGGATAGACAAAACCAATTTCAACTAGGAGTTGCTCTGCAAGGTATCCAAGATGCAGCTAATGCTAGACTTGAACCTTTGAGACGTCAATTACAAGCAATGGAGGATAAAGGAGAGGATTATACTAAATCGCCACTCTATCAACAATATCAAAGACTTGTCGATTCTACAAGCAGAGATGTTCAGGCTCAAACTAATAGAGCTTATGCCGATATTTACGGATGGAAACTTCCATCAGTAAAGTGGCAAGCACGATATAATAAAAAAGGTGGAGCATTAACTTATGCAGAACATTCAAATTTGCAGAAACAAAAGGATATTTCTGCTGCAGAGAGACAAAATGCAAAACTTTTTCAAAGAACGATAGAAAAGTCTATAGATACCAACGTAAAAATGATAAATAATTTATCGTCTGTATCTAAACAACTTATAATTAAATCAATGACTTATGAACCTAAAACCGGTGGTTAAGATGCAAAGTGGGGGCGGGATGCCCCCATTTACTTATTATGTTCCTCTCGGAATGACTTCTCCTGTTCAAACAGATACTGCATCAGTAACTAGTTCTGAACTTACAAAATCTTCCAGTGAAGGAATTACTGATAAGGATGTATTAAAAATGGTAGGAGATATTGATGCTTTACCAAGCGACACTAATAAAATTATTAATGGATTAAGCTGGATATATAGAGAGGATAATCTATTCTCTAATGGCAGAATTAATGCATCTAATATAAGTTCTAGATATTTACAAGCATTAAAGCAAGTAAAAAACGCTGCTTTTAGCAGAAAAGAATATGATTCGGCTTTTGAAACTGTTCAAGAAAATGGAGGATTAAACGAAATTGCTATTTCTAGTACAGGTAAAGTTGTAGTTCAAGACGAAGAGGGAAATATGAAACAAATTTCTCCAGATGAATATTTAAACAATCAGGATAAATATTTTGCTTTAAAAAATTCCGACTTGCTTTATTTACGTGCTCATAATGACCAAATGGCAGGAAAAAATGAAGTTTTCAATGTAGTAAAAAATGGAATCGGAATGTCTGCTATAAATAAAGCTATTCAAGATACTATTACTAAAATAGGAAGTACAACCGTTTCTAAAGAGGGCTATGCTCATAAGAAAGGAGATAAGATTCTTCAGGGTTTAGAGCATTTGCAACAGTTAGTAAATGAAGGTGCTGATTTGTCGGGACTTGGATTGGATGGAATTTACAAAACTGGACTTCTTAGTAAAAGTCAAATGCAACAAGCTGCTGATGCAGTCAAGTATATAGCAAGTACATTAGATACTAATGCAATGACGCTACTTGAGCTTAAGTCAGGAAACAAAGATAATCCTAGAAGGGGAGCTTTAGACTTAATTACTACAATGGTTACTAGTCAATTAGATAATACAGTTGATTTTAAACTCAATTTTGAAGATAAACTCACAAAGGATGCAAATGGAACTGGGGATGATGGCAGTGGAGGTAGAGGAGAATTAAAACAACTTGATGCTATTGCTAGTGGAATTGCGACTCAACAAAAAGATTTTATATTAAATCCTCATTCTAATTATCAACTCGTTGCTCCTCAATCTAATTGGTGGACAGCTCCACAAGACGTGGAAACCGGAAAAAGTATAGGTTCAGACACATTAGCTTCTCTATTACAAAAATCTGGTTTTGATTCTTTAATTTTACAGAACTCAATATATTTTGGTTCAGATAAAGTAGACCCTACTGCGGCGAGCAGTGTAATAGTAGACCCTGCAGAAGGTGTTGCTCAAGTATGGCTTCCATATACAGAAACTTCTAATGGAGGAATTGCTCCTAACTATGCTTTATTAGATACTATTAAAAGGGTAGAAGATAGTCTTTCGAGAAAAGGAAATGTTTCTGATTTAGAAAGACGTCAAGCATATAAAGCAGAGGGTATAGAACAATACTGGAATGTTATGAATGACCCAAGAACTGCAGGAGAACAAGGACTTCTTCGTCCGTTCTTAGCAATGACAGGAGTCGCTCCTGATACTACTGCAACTATTGGTGGTATAGTCACTGACCAAAATAAAGCTGTCGATAAACTTAGAGGAGATGAAGAAGCTAGTTGGAAAAAACATATGATGGAGGTTCTTAATAGTCCAGAGAAGAATGCCGGAAAGAAAGGACACAACAAAATAGATTCATGGTATGAATGGGAATGGTTAGGAAATACTTCAGATATGTTTAGAGGAACAATATTAATGCCTCTTGCGGGAGATAGAATCAGTGTTGCAACAAGAACTGGAAATATAAATCTTCCTAAACCTATGTTTGATGCAAGACGAGTTCAACAACGAGGTCAGATACAAAGTAATTTCAAACCTATGGGACCTACAAATTTTAATAAGTAACAATGAATAATGAACAACAAAACGATTGGTTAGCAACAATACTTTACAACCCAGACAAAGATTTTGCAAATTTTAAGGCAGCAGGTCTTGATGCTTCTAATACTACCTTGGGAAGTAGGGATTCTTATTTAGATATCCCTGCTGTTCAAGAACAGTTTAAAGATTCTGAAGGTAACTTTGATAAAAAAGCGTTTGACCAATTCTACGATAGTGCTAATCGAACTTATAATACATTTGTGCAAGACGATTTAGAGGACAAATTTCTTCACAAGTTAGTTACAAGCCCTTTAGATATTTTTTCTGATAGTGAATCAGCAACTCGTACTCCATTGTTTGTTGTACAAAAAGTATCTAATCCTACGTTAAAATCTCAAGGATTAAATGGATTGTTTGGAGAAGGGATTGGAACTTTATCTATGAGACAAGCTGCGCAAACGCAAAGAGTATTCGATACTAAATCTGGAAAAGAATTAGATTGGACTCCAGATGACGATGATAAAAGTGGATTCTTCGACTTTATGTTTATTGACCCATTAGTAGAAGCCAGATGGGAAGAGGATGGATTTCACGAAGATGCAGAAGGAAGAAAAATTAAACACTACAAAGGAGATTATAAGCTTAATGCTAATGGAATGCCTTACTATGAAACCTTAGGAGATAGAGACGCTGCAGGTAAAAATTTTTTGCATTGGACAGATACTCTTACTTCTACCGGTTCTAAGTGGGAAAAATACAATTTTTTAGCTTCGGATGGAGTTGAAAAAAGTGCTCTTGGAACTACTTTAAAACTTGCGGCAACAGTTGCTCCTATGCTGGTTCCATACGTCGGACAAGCTTATGGAATTGCTACTGGTGCTATGTACTTTGGACAAGCTCTTTCTGTATTTGGAAAAACTTTAATAGACACAGTCTCCGACAGTGATGCGGAGGATAGACCCGGAGTATGGAAATTACTAAATAAGACAGATGCGTTTGTGAGAAAATTTGATTCTTCTACAAGCGATGAGGGTAGTCAAGGAATGTTTAATTACGAACAATTTGCTACGTTAATTAGCGATGTAGTAGGACAATTATATCAGCAACGTTCTATTGCTAAAATTCCCCAATGGATTGGATGGGATGGAGGAGCTGCACGAAAAGCTAAAGCATTTGTAGATTCTCACGAATCTGATTATGTGAGGAAATATGGAAAAACATTGAGACAGGCAATTGCTGATGGCGATGTTGCTCCTGATTATAAAAATTTAGTGGATAATGATTTGCTAAATATATTAACTGATTCTCAACTTGCCGTTAGTAAATTTGCTAAAAATAGCTCTCAATTCTACATGGCTATGACTCAAACAAAAGACATGTATGACACATTTAAAGAGAATGGTTTTAGTGATGCTACTACAGCAATTGGAATGGGAGCTGCTCTTTATGGATTTAACAAACTATTTAATACCTCTCTCGGAGAAGTTGCATTAAGTGGTCTTGGCTTAGACGAGTTAAAACAAGCTAATAAAAGAATTGTAAAAGGATTTATTAACGAATTAAAACCTCAGCTAGATTTAGTTGAAAAGGGCGCTGGAGCAGCGTCTAATGCAGGAAAACTGAAATGGATAAAGAGTTTAGGAACTAAATTCAAAGACTTCTATGAAAAACATGTAGTTTCAGACCCCGAGGGGTGGATTGCTAACTCCCTAAAAGAATCAGTAGAAGAGGTCTCTGAAGAAGCATTACAGGATGCTATATTTGAGGCTAGCAATAAGCTCGATTGGGCTTTTAATCAACTTGGATGGACTCCTAAAAAAGGACATTATAGCTTCATGGCTAGCAGTCCTCTAGAAAGATATTTCATGTCTGCTTTAGGTGGAGCTGTAGGTGGAGCTATTTTTCCTGCAATAACTAAGATGGAAAATCTTAGAGATGGAATTCAAGAAGTTCAGAAGAAAATACCAGAATCTTTAGCAATGGATATAGCAACTACCATTAGAAATAATGGAGTAAAAAAATCCATTGAATATATAAAAAAAGCAATGGATAAAGGAGAACTTGGTTCTACTACTTTATCTATGAATTTAATAACTAATAAAACCAATGACGGGCAAGTATATTACGATGTGGCTAAAACCAGGGAGGAAAGTCAAAACAATGTAATAGGTAATTATCTGATTAGTTATTTGAATTCTATAGATTCTATCATTAATGCTGAAGGCTATAATATGAAAGATTCAGAAATAATCGATAACGCGTTAATGAAAGACTCTAGACTTGCTAAACTTGCTCAAACTGGAGCCGGAGAGGATATTTTATGGGATTTCAGAGAACAATTAAAAGGATACATTGATGCTACTGTAGAGTTACGTTCTGTAGGAGAAAATGGAGATACTGGAACAGCTAAGAGAAAACAAGAAGAATTTAAACAAAAGCTCGATGATATTATATCTGGAAAAAAGAATGGAGAATATGTAGAAAAAATAGCCTTTAGATTAAGTAGAAGCTTAAGTAATCCATTTGTTGCTCCTGATATTTATTCATATGCAAAATATGCTAAAGGCATCAATTATTCCACTGCCACAGAAGAACAAAAAAGGGATATTGAAAAAGCTTACGAGGGATACATCAAGCTAGGAGAAGCGGACAAATTTAACTTGGGATTTGAAATGTGGAGAAATATGAAATCTGAAGTTTCTCCCGCTATATTGAGATATAGAGATTCTAAAGTCTCTACGATGAAAAAACAATTCTATAATGTAGTAGAACAATTAAATGCCTCGCAAGGAATTAGTAAATTGTCCGAAGATGAAATTGTAACGTTCAAGGACGAAGTTAGAGCTGGAAGAACAGACGACCAAATTATTACAGATAATAATCTTAATCCTAGAGAGTATGCTCTTAGCCCTACCGAAAAAAGTGAAATTGTAGACGCATATTTAACCAGAGAAATATGGAAAACTGGAGATAGCACTAATAAAATGGGTCATGCTTATAAACATCAATTGACTAAGATAGTTAATTCCATGAACCATAATATGGCAGTTGGGGTTGACCCTATTCTTAATCAGAGAAGAACTGGTGAACTTCAAGTATTGTTCGAATCCATAAAAAATCTGGTAGCGCAATCAGGGTTTATCGACAATGAAATTAAGACGATAATTGATTCTGTAAAAAGTGGATATAATAAATTTAATCCTGAGAATTTTATAAGACATATCTCGGAGAGAGCGAGTATGGAATCTTTAAAGGGATTTACTATTGAAGACGAGTATGGTAGAATCCAACAAGAGTCCACTTATTTAGGAACTAATGATGAAGTGTCTCCAGATGATGTCCAAGATATTGACTTCGATAGATTAAAAGCTGAAAATCCAAATTACACCGGATTGTACTACATATTCGAAAGTCCTGATGGAAATTATGCTTTAACTCAAGAACAGTTACAAGAAGCCTTCCGAGATATGTTCTATACTGAATTTAAAGGCGAGGCTTCCGATGTTTTAGTAGGAGGAATATTATCTGACGGAAATCTTTCAATGGATTCTTTGAACGCTAAAGAAAGTTTAAAAAAGAATAGCGACTATAAAAAATTCAATGAATTATTACTCGAATATCTCGGATTTGACAGTGATAGAATTGCATTAATTGGAGAAGTTGACAAATTGTCTCAATCGAGCATAGTTAATAATCCTATGTGGGAAATGCTTTCTACTTTATCTCAGAATATATCTGGAGAAGATGTATTTAAGTTGATTAGGGATGAAGAAGGTAATTATTCTGGATTAAATAATTTAAGCGATTATGTTATTAGTAATAGTCTTACAAGAGACCAACTACAAGTAGCTTCTGCAGCAATTACAGTCCTTAATGAATCCATATTACCTTACCTTGTACAAGGTACAGATTTTGTCGATATGTCTAATCAATATAAAAGAAATAATGGAATGATAGAAGATATTCCATTAACCTCTGAAGAAGTTGTATTAATTAGGAAAGAACTTGATAATTTGCAACAGAAAATTTCTTGGCTTGTTTCTATATCTGATATGAATAGTTTAAGCAAAACTGCAGACAGCAACAAAACTATGAGTAGAATTAATAGTATGTATGCACTGATTTTTAGTGGAAACGTTGACGAAAGTTCTCCTCTATCTAAGTTTAAAACTATTACATATACTGACGATAATAAAAATAAGCAAAGTTTTATTACGGAGGATTTTCTTACAGGAGATGAAATAGCCGCTGCAAACGACATTATTAATAGTGGAAAAAGTGATGTTTCTGCAATTTCTATATCTAACGAAATATTACTAAAAGTTCACAAACAAATATTTGATAAATTTGCTAATTTATCTTCTGACCAGAAAGAAGAAATTATTTCTCAACTGGCAAGTGGACAAGTAGTAGACTTCAATAATGCTCAATCTACTAAAATAAAGAGTAATTCCACTTATTCTGATTTGAATGAATTGGATTTAGCTCAGTATTTAATAACTATGATGGCTGTTGAGCCAGAATACTTGCAAGGAACTTTAAAACAAGCTATTTTAAATAATAAATTGCACGCTCCATTCTTTAATCAAATGCTGAGTGTTCAAGAAATGTTTGCTTTATACAAAAATCCAGATGTGTTTAATGAGTTTTTAGAAAAAGTAAATGATTTTAAACCTTTTCAAGATAAATCTTGGGAAGAGAATAATACGATTACTAAAAACTTAATTACCTTACTTGGAGGGGCAGGAACTGGTAAGTCTACTGGAGTAGCATTAACCGCATACAATATGATAAAAGTAGACAATCCTGAAGCCAAGGTTATGATAGCAGGTTCTGCAGAAGATGTTGCAGAAAGACTTGCTACAACTTTAGGAGAAAGTAAAAGCTATGACAGACTCCAATTATTTAAGGCTTTATTAACTGAAAGCGGATGGAATAAAATGAGAGACGCTATTGCCGAACTCAGAAATCCTGAAACCAATCTTGCTGATTTAGATAGAGCTAAATATTTAAAGAATGGAAAGTATTCAATATTTAATCAGGACTTTTTAACAAAAGAAGATGTGAATGTTGCTGCGATTCCAGATGTATTATTTATAGATGAATATACTCACTTTACCGGAATGGAAATTCAAGCTCTTGCAAGTTTGAATAGGTTCTTACCAGACGGAAAGAAGATGGTTATATTTGCAATTGGAGACAACAAACAAGAAGGGGCTATAAATAAGAAATCTCATGTTGATATTGATTTAGGCGGAGTATTTTTAAATACCCCAACTTTAATGGCAAGTATTAGAGCAAATAATATTCATAAGAAAGATAACTTAAGCAAAATAGGAGGATTGTTAAGTGTTCTACTTGATATGCTAGAAGCTTCTGCTCGTACAAATACTCCACTTCGTATAGATTCTCTTATGAGAGAACTGAAATCTAAAACAGTTTTAAAATACTATGAAAACGAAGAGGATGGAATTGTAACTATACACGGGGACAAGCTTTCTAATCTTTCAGAATTGACAGAAAGCTATCTTAGAAAACTAGCTAAAGGTCTAAAAGAAGGAGAAAGATTAGCTCTAATTACTGACAATACACTTTCTGAGTTTAGAACTACGGTGTTTAAAAAACTGGAGGATGCTTACCCAGGACAAGTTGTGGTTAAAGATTCTCATGATGTTCAAGGTTCTGAGTTTAAATATACGATTGTAGATGTTGAATGGGCAAACCTCAACAGTCCTAATGCTTTTCCTGGTAATTTACGATATTTCTATACTTTGATGAGCCGTTCTTCTGACGGAAACATAGTAATTAAAAAAGATAGAAATATAGTAAATAAAGCAGATAAAGCTAATACTACAAGTACTTCTGAACTTAAACAAGAGGACATCTCTAATTATAAAAACACTATGTTAGAGATACTCAAGGGTAAGGCTGAGGAGAAAACAGAATCTGAAGAAGAAATTACTGGAGATAATAACATTGCTCCTACAGTAACCGAAATTCCGATTAATCCAGAATCTTCTAACAGAATAGAACCTATAATAGATAAAGCCGATGAACAAGAAGCTGTTAATCGAATTGAAGCTAAAGAGGCGGATGAGAGAGCTGCGGTTAAGATAGAGAACGAAGAAATAAATGCAATTAAAGGGGACAAGAAAGGAAATCCTGGATTGAAAGCAGTAACTTTTCAGATGAATTCCTTTTATAATCATTTAGCGTTAAATATTGAGGATAACGGAGTTGTTTCAACACTTCCTATTACCAATGACATTTCAGAGGATTTACAAGGATTTTCTGAATTTATCAACGGAAAGACGTTAGAGGATATAAGGAATATGACACTCTATGGAGCACATGATGTTGATTTGTTAAAATCACTTGCTTATATACGCTCATTATTTATGAGAAAAAAAACTGAAATAAATCAGTTATTAAGCACTAAGCTAGCTCCTGCAAGTGACTATTATAGAATACTCAGACCTTTTATTGAAAGATATTTCGATGGAGATTCTAAATCTAAGTTATTAGCTTTTAAGACTGCAGTTTTAAAAGGAAACTTTCTATTTAAAATTACCAAATTTAAGCCTGGATATGATAATGCTTATAATGTAGAAAATTTTGAACCTTTAAAACAGGATACTTTATTTGGAAGGATAGTTTTTCAACTTCCCACTGATAAAGGAAATTTGGATATTACTTTAGGTTCTACTTCAGACTTTAATAAAATTATAGAAAATTCAGAGTATAAAAGCTTAGTTGATATACTTAAAGATAAAAAGACTTTATCTTCTAAGATAGATACTAAGGGTCAAGTTTACTATAGACTTTCTGATTTCAACGCAATTAAAACTAACATATCTTACGGACAAAATATATATGGGTCTGGGTATAAATGGAAACCGGAAGTTAGAAAGAAATTTAACAGAGGTAACACCTTAGATAAGACTAAGTATTCACATCCTGAATTACAATTTAGTCAAATTTATTATGATGCAGACCAAGATAGAGGTTTAGGAAAAAAATCTGTTACTAAAGGATATCCAGTTGTATTTGTATCTGATGACTTGTGGGGACAGAGTCCTGGGGAATTGCTTGGAAAGCACTCTGAAAAGATTTCCACTATTCTATCTTATCAAAATACAGAAGAAAGAAGACCTCCAAGAGATGTAGTATTTGGAGTGAGTAAAGCTGCTTTAAATATGAGAGGTCTTACTATAAGAGAGTTTTTTAGTGAATGGAGTAATATGGAAGAAGGTCGACAAGGTGGAAAAATTTACGGAGTTGGGGAATTTGGACGACTTGCTAGACCCGTAGAGGCTGCCAGATTTCTTTACAGTCTTGCTGCATTACAAGCTGCTACAGTTGAAGAAGTAGAAAAATATAATGCGAGAATAAAGACTTTCAATGATTCTTTAGTTCTTCCTGAAGAAGCCGATTGGGTTAAATCTCCTATTGCTGTAGGAACTGATGGAAAAGTAGATGAGATAGAGTTAAATAAAATTAAGGACTCTATTAAAGACATCTTTGATGATTTAGAAACTCAATTTCCACAATTGAAGGTTGGTAAATTATTTAACTCTACAACTAAAATTGTTGGAAGATACAAGAATGTAAAGAAAACTGATGAAAGTAATACTGAGAGTAATCCATATACTATAAAAAGTATATCAGAGTATCGCACTCAACCCGTCTCCCCAGAAGCTGTCATTGAATTATTTGAAGATATAGGTTTAATAACCAAACATAAAGCTGTCGATTCTGGTATAGTTAAAATTTTAAATGGATTGGCAGGAGAACATAGAAACATGACTAAGCTACTTGAAAAATTAACTGACCCAAACAACGACATCTATAGTTCCCCTGAAATTCCAGACGTTTATAGAACAGGCTCTGAGAATTTTAATCAAACAGCCAAAACCTCTGCTGTAAATACTTTTATAGAATTACAGACTATGCTAAGTGAATATGCAATTAATACTACTGGAGCTTTAATTCCTATTATCAGAAAAGGATTAATGGCAGGATTTACTTCATCTAGTTCAGTAATTAGAAGGTTACTGTTTAATCATTTAGGTGTAAGAGATAGTGGTAAATGGTCAGTATTCCAAAATGCTATTGATTACGCAGGTCTTTACAAGTTTGGTGTATGGACTAATGGTTTGGATTCTTCGAGTGTAAAAGAACCTCAAAATGGATACTTTATATCTCCGTTACGCGATGTAGATTTGTATTTTGATGGTCCAATACAGGCTCCTAATTATTATGTTAACTATGATGCAGTAGATACAAGTGCAGAGTTTGAAGTAAATAAATCTCCAGAGATTGTTGCGGAAGGAACTCCAGAAGTTGTCGTCAAAAACTCAACTTCTCAGGAATTAGAAGATAACAATGCATTAGACAACGCTAATAAAAATTTACAAGAATCTATTAGGAGTTCTATAGAAAATAATGTATCTTTGCAGAAAGATGAAATTTTAGGAGTGGTTAATGCTGCTATTGATTCAAATATAGTTCCTACTGGAAATACTCTAGAGGAAAAGATAGCATCTTATAAAACTCAATTGGCATCTAAAATACGAGAAAACTTAAGAGTAATGCCTAGACGACTTTTCGTAAATTTAAACGGCATTGTTTCTGTATCCCCTACATATTCTCTGTCCGGAGATTCTGAAGTGGTTACAGATGTGGATAGCGAAGTTACATTATCTAATTTTATCACTAAGAATGAACTACTTGCTGGAACAGATATAAGCTCAGTTATGTTAAACCCAGAGGATATTAAGTATAATGAATCTGATGAAACATTCTCCATTAAGGTAAATGGTTATACTTATACATATTCGTATGACGGAAATCTAGGAATTGAAGAGATATCTGTTACTCAAGATGAAATTATTCAAAATACAGAACAAGAATTAGAAAAATATAAAAGTATATTCACTAAAGGTATTCAAGATGCCATAAATGAAGGAACAAAAACTGTAGATATTACTAAACTTAGTAAAAAGGAACTTATTACCTATAACAAATCCGCTAAAATTGCAAATACTCTAAATTCATTTAATCCTAAACAATTAGATGAGATTATTAACAGAGGATTTGCAAGCAAAGAAGCAGGATTTTTAGATATTGTAGAACAAGTAACAGGATTGGAAATTACACCGGAACTAAAAGCTATATCTAACATGTTCACCTCTTTAAGAACAGAATATGTTAATGATAGAGACGGAAAATCTAATTGTTAATGGCAAATTGTAAAACATTACCATCTCTAGAAGAGATAGGAGCTGCATATGATGCAGCATTTGAAACTCTTCCAGACGATTTATTAGGAACAGTTGAAGGTAGGAGAGAATTTATCTCTTCTGCCTTAAACTATTTAAAAGATGATTGTGCTGTCGTTCCATCTAATCAAAGTTTGCAAATGATTATTAAAGAACTCATTACTTACGATTCTGAGAGTTATGAGGGAGCAATGGAATTTGCAGATAATGTAAGCGATGTAGAAACTTTCGTTACAGAAAATTGGAATGAAGTGTCAATAAATGAAGATTCAAAAAATATAGCTCCAGAAGCTAACGACTTTCCACAAGCTCCAATTCCATCGTTGAGAGATGGATTGAGTACAGTATTTGATAATATAAATGACCAGGAAAGATTTATTAGACTTTATCAAAATGATATTGTTCGGTTCTCATTTGTTAATTATAACGGAAAAAATGGACCTGAGTTAGTGTCTACCACAAGAGAATTAAATACTTCAATTAGAAATTATAAAAATGAATTGTTCCAATCCTTAGCTAAGGATTTAGGACAACCTACTACTTCAATGTATATTGGAGAAACATTTCAGGTAGACGAATATAACAAATTAATTGATGATGCCAGAATATTTTTCTATCCTTACACAATTGAAGGTATATTTAAATCTGATGATATAAATATCATCAATGCGTATAATAAATTTGTTATGCTTACTAACTTCGATAACTTCCTTTATAAACATAGCAAAGATTTAATTCAGGTTGCTAGAGGATTTATGGGAGGGCATGTTGAACCTAGAGCTGGATATAAATATACTTACAACTTAGGAAAGCATATTAAACAAGATTATAACAATGAACTTCAAGACATGAATGAACATGTTAATGGCGCTGTTCAATTATTTATTAATTCTTTACCTATATTGGACTCTAACGGGACTCCTACTGGACAATTTGTAGAGTTCAAAACTTTTCAATCTTTAATTAGAATTTTTAGAAATATTTCTGAATCTAATGATGGAATCACTAGAGAAATTAGAAATAATCCAAGAGAAGCTATAAAAGAGATTGTAAAAATAGCTTATAACAATAGGCGTACTTATTTTACTGGAAATGATGCTACATTATATCCTGCATTTAATAGTATATATCATTATATTTTTAATAAAAATAATCCTTCCAGTTTAGCTGCGTTAGAAAGTAGTATTACATCTCCAGACCAGATGAATATTTATTCTATGATTTTAAATCATATTAATAAAACCTCTCCAGTAAGTTATTTGCAATATAAATATAACACAGATACGGGAGCATACGTAGTAAGTTACCTTGATAGTGAAGCTATTTCTCAAAAACAGTCTGACTTGGAAAAACACTTGATGATTCAGAGTAAGTTTGATAACTATATTAGTATGTTTGCAGACCATGGAATTTCTGTAAACGAAGACCAATATAATCAAGTTGTAAGTGTTGACTTTAATGTTGGAGGGGCTAATTATAACTTTAATCTTACATCTCAAAATCTTACAAGAAATGGAAGCTTAGTACAAGATTTTAAATCTGATATACTTGGAAACAAGCAAGGCTGGAGTGATTTCTTATGGGATGTTTTAGAAAGGCCAATTGATTCTACTTTTTTAGAGACTGCAGTTGAAATTAACAACAATGAAGATTTAAAAGGATTTGTCAATGTGGCTGTGGCTACTATTATTAGTGCAGAAATACAAAACAGAGCAAAGACAACAGGTAACACCGTTAAGGAATTACTAGAAGGAGAATTTTCTGCAGTGTTACCTGAAGGAAGTAAATCTAAGGTTTATTACGAACCTAATCTAGAATCTCCTAGAATTGGAGGTATTTTAAGCTCTCTGTCAGGTTTAAAGGCTCTCAGTAGAACAATAGCTGCTAATAATAGAGACACTACTAAAAGCTATGTAAAAAATGCAGAGGGAAACAATCTCCCTAAGTATCGTTTAACGAGTGCAGGTAATGATGATGCCTATATATTAAATGATGTAAGAGAGCAAGCAGCGTTGGAACCAGAACATCCTATGAATTCCAACTTATTTATCACTGTTGATGGATTACTAAAAGGAACTGCATTAAAAACAGATTTTACCAACTCAGAAGGTCAAACAAAAAATATTTTTAAAATGCAGGCCAACGAGTTGTTATACTCTCAATTTGTTTTTGATTATTTACAACCAAGAAATAAAAATATTGCTGACAGACAGTCTAACGAACTTGCCGGAATGGTTGCAATTCAACCTACAACATATTCAGACAAATCTAATATTTGGGTTAAATTGATAGACATGGATGCCAAATTTACTTATAGGGATATCTACGGTAATGAGGTATTTACTAATAAGAGTCTTGGAGAAATGTCGGCAGACGAACTTAATCAACTAAGATTCTCTACACTACATGGAATGTATGAGGGCTTATCAAGACAGCTGATTAGCGACTACAAGCTTCTATTTTTAGCCACCCAATTAATTATTCCTGACGAACATAGTGTGGGAATTACTGTTGCTGAGTACGAAGCTTTACCTTCGGAAATGAAACCCTTGTTTGAAGAAACTAAAGAATTTATCGGAGACGATATTCTAACAGTTTATGATTATAAGGAAAAGTTAACTTTAGAAGATTTTATTCCTTTACTTTCTAAACTCGATGAAAGAAGAATACATCAGGCAATTTTAAATATCCAAAAATCTGGATATGATATTGAGATTCTTCCGGAAGTTCATTATAGCAAAACTAAAAAAGGAATACAATTTAACACTACTTTATTAGAAAATATAAAGAATTATTCTCTAAGAGACCCTTCTAATAAGTCTACTGTAAATAATATTCCCGATTCTTATTGGAACAAAAAGAAAGCAGAGGATAAATTATATGCATTAACATTAAAAATGAGTGATGTTAAATTTGATTTATATGATGAGAACGGTTCTGAAATTAAGACATTAACAAACAATATAGATATGTCAGCTCTTCAATCGGACTTCATCAACAAATTAACACCTCAATCGAAGCAAGTTTTATTTGATAAACTGAAACTTACTTCTGATGACCAAGTGACTTATCAAAATATCTGGGTAGACAGTAGAGCTCAGAGATTAAACAATTACTATGTTCTTAAGAAAAATGGGAAAAAGTACGATATTGTGGATAATGTAGACTTAATGGATAAGGCTGCAGATTCAAATTATGAAGTATACTTAAATCCTGAACTTAACTCGTTCAAATCTTTAGACAATTTAGTAAGTGATAATTATAATACAGCTACCATTGGACTACCATTTTTACATCCAGCTAAAGGAGCCACTACAAGCAATGAAGCTCCCACTTTAAATAAACTGGTAGAAGAAGCCGCACGTACTACAGCGATGTATAAACGTGGTGTAGTAGTTGGAGCAACAATCCACCCTTTCATTAAGGGAAAAATCACTGGAATTCCTGAAAGATATAAGTTAGCTGTTATAGAAGACTTATCTACTCCAGTATTTAATATACAAGGAGATAGTGATGGCGCTAAACAATTTGACGGTGGCATCTTTCTACATCCTATGATTGCAAGATATGAACAGAATTCTCTTGAAGAAATCGAAATGAGTCCAATTCATAGAAAACCTCTAGGATACTTTTCTATGTCTAGATACTTGTCTTCAGGACTATTAAAATGTGCTACCTTCGCTGTTACTAATGAGTACATGAGAAATGCACAGACAGGTGCTATTATTGGTAATTCTCTTATGAAACAAATGGCAGATAATCCTTGGGATATTCCAAATCTTGATATTACAGTTGATAGAAATGGAAGAAAAATTTCTTATAATGGAATGATTTATAGAGATATAAATACTCTTAAATATTGGAAAATAAGAAATATTACTAAGAATTATAAATTAGGATTCGATGAAAATGGTAAGCTAAACAATCAGTATACTATTGAAAGGGTTCAGTTAAATAGTCGTGGAAATCCAATTTTTATTGATGGCAAGGAAGTTACAGAAAAAATTACTAAAGACATTAGTTCTAATTACGATTTATGGATGGCTTTAGGCGGAGAATTTTCTGCACAAATAGAAAATGGACAAATTAAATATTCGGAAGCATCTCTTGATAAAATTACAGAGGTGGGAAATTTGGTAGCGTTTGATAGAAACACTTATAATCAAAACCCATTAATAGCGGAAGCCAAACTACGTGGTTATAGAATTCAAATTTCTCCAGCTACAACTCAGGAAACAGATGTTTCTCAAAATACTTATTATCAGCCAATGAAGTTCTCCGATATTGCTTATTTAGCAACAGCAGGAGCAGTGAAAAACGGAATGGCTAATTTAAATCCAGGAAGTTTATTTAAAAATGGATATAACCCTAATATTCCAACTTTATTAGATTCTGATAGAATAGTCTATGGACATCCAGCCATTGGTAAATCTTATTTAAAGGCTAGGCATGATTCCTTTATATCTTTTGACGATGATTATGGAGATGCAATAAAAAGATTTATCGACGAAAGATTACAAGAAGGTCAAACCCGCAGAGACTATAAAAAAGAGGCTCCTGAAGAATATAAACAGTATTTGTTAGGACTTTATGAAACTGCAAAAGCTAGAGCTAATTCGGAAAATAAAAGATTTTTCTTTTCTGACCAAGTACTTCTTAAAGCCTTAGATGAAGTTGGAAAACTTGAACAAATTGATAGAGTTCTTAATATTAAAGAAGAAGAATTTGTTGAAAGAAACAGAAATCGAGGAGAAACAGACGATGAGAATACTAAAGATTGGAAAAGGGGAATTGATACTTATATAAGCAAGCTTTCTGATAGAACTGTTGATGTAGGAAGATATTATCTAGGAGATATTTTAGATAATACCACTAAGGGAAAACAACGTTCTTTGCTTACTTACATTACTATTAAACCTGATTATATCGGAATACAGCTAAATGCAGAACATGCAGTTGACGAATCAGAAGTATCTGAAATGACTCAAGTAATTTCGGCACTCGAACAAATGAGTGCTAGTCATGAACTTGCTAATCAAGTATATGAGGATATAGGTAGAGTAATTGCCAAGGGTTTACAACAATATGATTTTGATTTAAACAGTGAAGAAGATAAGACCAGAGTTTACAAAATTCTCGGAAGAAACCTTTTAAAGACATTTGGAGGAGATACCGATAGATTAGGTCTTGCTTCTGCATACTTGGATTTAGTAAAAGAAGATATTCTTAGCGATAAAAGTTTGAGTCAGATGCAATATAAGATTCCGTTTGATGATAATAACATCTTTGGAATTTTTACTAATGGATTTACTAATGGTATAAATAGAGACATCATTAAACGTAAATATAGTGGATTACAAGCTATTCTTAATCCTTCTCACGATGTTGTAACTGTTTATGATAATCCTGCAGGAGGAGTTTGGAAATACACTGATATTTTAGATAAAGTAGCTACTCCGGAAGAAAGAGATGCTCTATTTAGAGCGATGGACAAAAGTGTGGATATTGGTGAAGTAAGAGCCGGAGACTGGATTCAAATAGGAAGGGAATCCCCTGTTCAGGTTATGAATTATAGAAACGATAAACCTGGACAAATAGGACTATTGGACTTAAAAGATTTAAGACTATCCAATATAACTACAGTTAAATTATTAGGTTCTAAAGGAAGAAATCTTCGCTCCGCTAATCATATTATCACGTTAGTGGATGGTTTTGCTTCAAGGGGTATTATTACTTTCGATGCTTATGATTTAGACACTTCCAGATTATCATGGGTTTTAAGTGATAAAAATTGGAAAACTTTAATAGAATCAGACCCAAATTTAAATACTGCTTGGAATGAAGTTGTAGAAAGAGTTAACCAAAAATTCGGACATATATTAAAATTAACAGAGAATAAAGATACAATTAATAATTATCTTCGTGACCTTATCAACGAAGACCTAATGGACTTATCTAACGGCAAATTTAGAATTCCTGTAGCATATAGAACTACTGATGCTATCTTTGCTGAAGTAGCCAATGATAGATTTGACGCTAATGAGTTAGCTATTGGTAAAAATACTGCATCTAAGTTTGGGTTGAGAATAGGTGATTCTCTCGATGAAATCGCAGCTCAAGGTCCAGAATTTTTCGAAAGAAGACAAAGAGAAAATATAGAGACCGATATGAGCTCAAGAAACTACGATATGTACTTTGTAAAGAATAACAAAGAGCATCTTCATGTAATGTTGAATAATAACCCAGAATCTAGAGCTAGAATCGAATCATTGATTAAATCAGGAATTCTTGTTGAAGACCAATCAATTGACAAAGGTACAGTAAATGGAAATGATTATGTATTAGTCGACGGAGAAATAGGATATAAAATTAGTAATGAAGACAAATTTTATACATATATTACTTCGGCTGGAAAAAGCAGAAAAGTTCTTGTGACTTCTAATCTTGACACTCTAAAAGCCATCGATAAATCCAAGCTATATAGTAATGTAATATATAATTATACTGGAAGTAATATTGCAACTCTATTTCCATTACAAGTATCATCTATCTTTACTGCATTAGAAGATAAAAGTGAGCTAGAAACTTGGGAAGAGCAATTAAAATCAGCAAGTTCTGAATTAGAAAAGGATGCTTTAGCTCAACAAATAAATGCCAATTCTCAAATGGCTCTTAATAATAGAATAAAGAAATCTGCTCAGGATATGCTTACTTCATGGGAAGAAGCTATTAAATTTATTGTAGCACGTATTCCTTCTCAGTCTATGCAGTCTTTTATGAATATGAAGGTTGCTATGTTTACTGAGAGTGAAACAAATATATGTTATGTTCCGGTAGAACAAATTTGGTATCAAGGTTCCGACTTTGATATTGATAAAGCTTTTATGCTGGGAGCAAGTATTTCTAATCAAGGTATTTACTATAATTGGAGTCCTTTATTTAATTTTACAAGTCCTGAAACTCTAAATATGTCTCATGATTTACCTTTCCCATCTGGGAAAAGATTTTTCTTAACAGAAGATAATAGTGGGCACATTCTTGAAGGAAATTACGATGAATTATTAGGTAAATCAACAGAAGAAATAATGACTTCTCCAGAACTTTACAAATTACTTGTTGATTTGGTGAGAGAAACTACCGATTTGCCAGCCTCCGGAAATAATAACATTGTGATGATACAAGGACTTGATGAGGAAGTGATTGAACTATTAAATCAGCATAGTTTGTATGAGCTAAGCGAAAATGATTACCAAGAAGCAATTAAAAATAAAATCTTCAATGCTTTATGGAGAATTGGCTCTGATGTACGTAATGTAGTATCGGCTACATCTCCTATTTCCATGGGTCCCGCACAAGTAGCTGCAGACAATTCTACTTCTGGACAATTTAGTAAATTAGTTTCTAATGAAAATCCTGGAGCCAGAATAATTTTACAATATCAAAACTCTATTGGTAAGGATGGTATTGGTGTATATGCGACTGGAATTAAAGTATTCTCAATTTTATTAAATTACTATAACGAAAAAGTAAACTCTGCAACGGAAGACACTCTTGGAAGATATACATTCCATAATATAAAGGGAGTGGCATCCGATGCTAACCCGGATGAGCTTGCTAAAAGAACTGGAACAATCGATGTTTATGATAATGAAGGAAATTTAATAGAGCTGAAAGAATCACCTACATTACCTAATATTTCAATAAAATCAGACACCAATCCTGCATTATTAGAGCTCGCAGAAAAAATTTATAAGAGAGGTCCTCAAGAAGATGTTTTCTTGACAATTTCTGTACTGCTTTCTGCAGCAACAGATAATGCTAAAGAGCTTATTTTGGAAAAAATTAATGCTGGACCAGATTTAGCTTCTGTATATATTTACCTATTAGCTACTGGTGTAGATTTCAAGACTGCGTCCGATTTTATGACTACTCGAGCAGTTACAATGGCTAATAATAAAGCTAAAAAGGATATTCTGTATATAAACGGAAAAAGAAATAATCTAAAAAAAGCTGTTCAGTATTATACCGAAATGGCTAATCCAGATAATTATATTCCTGTTATTTATCAACAATCAATACTTGATTGGGGAGAGGAAACTTTAAATAGACTAGTTAAATATCCAGAATTTAAATCGGAACTCGAAGAACTCATAAAAAATAGTTCTAGTTTCTTCGAAGTCTTAAATAAAATTAAAAATAAGGATTTACTCGATGCAATTCATGAAGCTGCTTATTCAGGAGCAAACTTGTTAAAAGTAACTAAGAAGCAGAGGAAGAAAAAAATATCGAGAGAAGAAGCCGAGAGTATAATGGATGAGTTTGATAATTTTAACGACGCTGAATGGGAACAATCGGAGTACTCAGAGGAATTTGATGTTTATAATCCTTCTTCCAGAGATACAAGGCCTGAAAAAATGAGACTTCTGTTTTCGAGATACATTGATGAACTTAAAAATAGACGTGATGAACTTAATACTTTAACAGAGAAAGACCTTCATAATATGGAAGTCCTTCTTGATTTAAAAGAACGCTCTGACGAACTTACTAGGTTAGGTCGATTTGGAAGTTTAAATCAAGGTATTAAAACTAAATTAGTAGATAAAATTAACTATATAAACCAACTTGAGTCATTTATTTCTGGAAAATTTAAAAAGTTTAACTCTTCAAACAAATTAAATCCTGACGATGAAGGGTATTTACCAACAAATTTTGATTTATTAAAATTCATTCAGGATGAAGAGTATAAACAACAAATGATTGATAATTATGAACAGGCTAAGGACAAGTTTAACATACTGGATATCATTACATCAGTTCCTCACTTTAGTAAAATGTTAACAGCTTTAGCTGTTGATAGTAAAGTATTAGGGGCTTATACAGTAAAAAATAATTTGGCAAAAGAACTTACCATAAAGGCATTACAAGATAGAGCTATTGTGCAACTAACTCAAAAGGACATGAGTGAAGTTAATAGATTCATAAGCGATGCAATTATCATTAAGTTCTTAAAATCTAATATAGTTGGAAATATATCATTAACTCCTGGAATGAAAATGTACAACTCTACAGGCAAAATTGTTCCAGTTCCGTCTATTGGAAAAACGTTGGACTTAGGAAATGTATTTGACAGAGCTACTTTTAAACTATGGTTTGAGGAAGAGTTTATTCCAGACCAAAAGCGAATAAATTCAAATAATAAATTTATTCAAGCTCTTACAAGTACATATTTTAAAAACCAGTATGGAGGGTTTAACTTCTTATATAAACTTCCTATAGATTTAGGTAATCTTGAAATCGAAGCCAATGAAATAGCATATTCTAATTACTTAAAAGCATTCGACGAAATTAAATATACAAGACCATTACCTAATTCTGATATGACTCTAGGAGACCTGTTCTTTTTATATAACTTAATTGTTAGCAAGAATAATTTCGGAGATAATACCCTAACTAAAATCTTTGAAAATTCTTTGAATATAAAAGACAAAAATGAAAGAATTGAGGTTGAAAATAGTTTACTTCTTAAATTCATGGATTATGAAGGAAGGTTAAACCCTGTACTCAATAATGATTCAGAAGGATTAATAGAAGGAGAAGATTATAGATATGATGATTTATTAATTAGAATCATTAAAAAAGGAGAGCCTAATGGAACTAAATTTACTAAAGAATATGACCCATTAGAAGGGAAAACAGTTATACGAGAAACTGAATTTGGACAAACCAATAATGTTGAAATGTTCTTAGATAATAATACAATGTTGATGCCTTTCCTTACAAAGGGATTTACCAGATTTAGTACGGAAACAAAGAATGATTTAATTTCAAAACTTGTAAATCTGATTTCAAATAATAAAGCAGAAGTAAAATTAACTTGTGATGAATAATTGTATTCAAATAACTATAGGCAAGCAAAAATATCAATTTAGAGACGTGGATATGAGCAAATCCTCGTCTCTAAACGATATTATACAGGCGATTGTTGAAGACCCTAATTATGCTAGTCAATTAGAAAATTTAAATAATGAGTTGAATCAATCTGATTTAAATATAATAGAAAATGTTGATGAAATTCCAGAAGATGTTACAGATAGAAATACTTACATTGCTGACTATTTAATGGGCAACGTTAATCCATATACTCTTGTTCAGATTTACAAAAGAACCGGCGTTCCTCATTCAGAATTCTTAACAGCATTTAAAACTATAATGGAGAGAGGCAAGTCCAACAAACTTAGTTTTTTAATTTCCTCTTCTCCTACACAAGTGTTTCTTGGAAACAAAAGAGACTTAGTTGTTCTTAATAAGAACGACATGTATAATATGCCGAAAGTTCTTGGCGCATTAAGTTATGTATATGCTCATAATCAACTGTTGGATAATCAAACTGCGATATATAAAATAGTAGAAAGTATATATAATTCTATTATGGAAGAACCAACAGCACTTAGAGAAGAACTTTCAAAGATTCCAGATAAATATTCAGCTTTTAGACGGCTCTTGTACTATACACAATCTGCAAGATATGCGGACAGACCTGAAATAATTAATCTTAAAACCACACTTAGTAATCATATATTCGGAGAAGTAGTTAAGAATATCAAATTAAACAAAAATAGAGATTATTTCAGGGATTTAGCTTTGAATTCTATACAATTTAAAAGTTTAGAAAATCTTGCTGTTAAACAAGAATTTCCAGCATCTATAAATTTTGGAAATTCTTCTATATCTGTTAACGATTTAAACAGATTTAGAATAGATTTCCTAAATGTAGAAAAGATGGAAACTGAAGATGTTGTCACTGACGATATGTTAATTCTTAGACTTACAGCCTTAAATCCTAATGGAGCTTTTGATACTAATTTATTTCCTACAAATAAAGGACAAAGGCTTTTGTTAATGACTAATCCAATTGCGGCTTTTGTTTATGATATATCTAATTTAAATAAAATTAGTAAGTATGTAGAAAAATTTTCAGACTCTACTACGGAAGAAACTGAATTGCAAGAAAAACTTGTAAGTGCATATACAACGTTTGGAAGAGGGAGACTTGATGTTAATACATTAATATTAGATTTTATCCAAGAGGCTTCTACTAACAGACTTGATTTTACTAATGCAGAAGATTTACAAGGGTTTGAAACTTTATTTATTCCAAATGTAGATGTACACATGGATGAAAGTTTAACTTCTGCCCCAAGTCGTTTATTGAAATTTAATCATTCTTCTAGTCAAAGCAAATTTACCGAAAATGGAATAAAATTCATTTTTAATCCTAAAGTGAAGTATATAGAAGCAACTCTTGGAGCAAGAACTAATAATCCAAGAATCGAAATAAACCCAGACTTTAATCTCGATGTTGATGAAGAATACGAAAATAAAATAGCGGCTTTGATGAAAGTAGCTGATGCTATTAATTCTTCTAAAAGTTCTAAAAGAGTGCTTGTAATGAAGTATGACGAGCATTATGATTACTCATTAGAAAATGGAGTAACCAATATTAATAAAGCGGCTTCAGCATTTTCTACTTTTTTATCTTCGATAGTGGACTATTTAAATCCTAACAAACAATTCTTATATATGAACTCTGATGGTATCGGGCAGTTTGCTCAAGCAATGGTAGTAGTTGCAGACCATCATAATCTTAGCCCGGTTGTATTCGACCAATTAAGCAAAGGAGGATTATATGATAGAACTAAAGCTCCTAATATGGCTGAATGGATTAAAACGTTTACGAGTTTAATGAACTCTGTAGAGTTTACCGATAGTGCCGTTCATCACTTCTATGAATGGGATTCTTTTTTAGAAAGAGCATTTAGTTCAAAACGTACTGATAGCTCAGGAAATGTTTGGAAAAATCTGAATGATGCTTTAACCCAAATGGAAGAAGAAAGTGATGCTCCTTTAAGTCAGTTTGATTTACTTAAAACAGGAGTTATTAGTATGATTCCAACTAATAGACAAAAATATAATTACGGACTGAGACACAAAAACGTTGGAGATATTTTTAGACTTAAAAGTGAAAAAAATAAAGAAAACTATATAAATGTAGAACTAGAAGACAAGCTAATTCTTACCCATAGACATCTTGGAAGTAGAAACTTGGATGAGTCTAAATCACTTCAACCTGGAGATGTGTTTCGACCTAATTTAATTAGTAACTATCAAGTTACAGTATTGGAAGCTAGAAATAATGGATATTTATGTGCATGGATAGATGACAAAGGATTTCATTCTGATATATGGACTAAGGATGATTTAAAAGAAGTTGAAAGAACTCAATATACAGCACAAGTAAGAGAATTATTTAATGGAGACAGAGCAGTTTATACTAATTTAGGTGTGTTTGTTCAAAAAGGAGATATTGTACAATATGTGCATGTTAAAAATACTGCGAAAATCATGCCTATATTATATGATTTTTTTAGTCCTGAAATTACTGAAATCTCTAACAAGACCGGATTTAGTGAAAATTTTATTAGAAGGAACTACTTATCTTCAGTAGATAAGCTTAGAGATGCAATTTTTATGGATTTCTCTTTAACAGATGCTACGATAGACACAAATACAAGCATTGACGTTCTTACAAATTCAGATAATCTTTCTACTCCAGAATTCGTCGAGGATTTAGCTAAGAGTCTCTCAGATAACGGTGTGGGAATTAGAACTCTTACAATGGAAGAAATGAAAGAACAATTTCCCATGTTAAACAATGTAAAAGCTTTTGTGTATGATGGAGACGTTATTTTAAATCTAGATTTAATGACTGATGATACATTGGTTCATGAAATATCTCACTTGTTCTTAGCCGATTTAAAATTTAGGCGTCCTGATACATATTATTCTTTAGTAGACAAAATGGAAGGCTCGGAAATTTATGAAGATATAAATGTTAATGGAGCTTACGATGAATTGTCTCATAGTGATAAATTAGAAGAAGCTTTGGTACATGAATTCTCTGATTATTTCACTAGAGTACTGAAGGATTATAGAGGAAGAAATATTAATTTAGAAGAGGTAGATTGGGAATCTATTCTATCTGATGCTCTAAATATTGACATTAGTGAATTTTATGACGAAGACATCTACTCTATAATGCAATTAACACTTACCGAATTTCATAATAATTATTCTACTCAGAAAACATTATACAATAAGCAGAATGCGTTAAAATCCATAAGATTAAGTAATATAAAATCTGAGTTGTTAAAAAATGCTAGTACAGACTCAGGATATAGACTAATTGAAATTTGCGAATGATATGGCTTGTTCATACACTTTAAGAGACAATAAATCAAACAAAGTCATTACCTTTACATCTGAAAAGGCATTAGACAACTACTTACAATTACATTATACTGAATTTGAGGGCTTAATCAACCATGCCTTCAGATTCAGTAAAGACTACACAACAATATTATCTAGTGATTACGAAAAATCTAAAGCTACACTAGATAAAGATAGAGAAGCCGCTCGTGCAGCTAAAAGAAAAAAAGATACAGTTAAAACTTTTGCTAGCTCCGGAAGTAATATTTATGATGTAATTGAATCTGATGAAGCAACTTCCGATGGATATGTTTCAGTCCTTAATTATATTTCCCAACAAGGGTTTGTTAAAGGATTGGATAGAGATGCTTATACTCATGCTTTGGAAAGCGAAGCTCTTAAAGACGTTCCCTCTGATGCTCAAAATAGAGAAGCAATATTACTTGAAACAAGAAATTACATAGAAAAAGTAGAATTTCCCTATTGGCAATACTTACAAGAAATAGGTAGGGGATTCCATTATATATTTGACCAAATTATAAATGCGAAATCTGGTTCGAATATTTCATTAGAAATGATACAATCTATATTTAGGTCTAGATGTAGAAAAGATTTTGTGTCTGGAAAAAATGCAACACATATAGATGGAGTGTCCGACAAAGCCCTTAAATCTTTTATTACTCAGATTACAGCATTAAAAAGAAACATAATCGATAATAAAAATAGAGGAAGAAAAGCAATAAAAGTATTTACTGAGTATATTGCAGACCATAATGGAGGAGAGGGCAACAAAATAAGAGGTAAAATTGACTTGTTGGTTGTGTATGAAGACCAGGAAGGAAATCAGTCTGTAGAAATTTACGATTTAAAGCTTTCTACTAAACCGGAAGATAGATGGGACGCAGACAAGAAAAACGCAATCCAATATCAATTAGGATTCTATAAAAGAATGCTTCAAGAAAAAGGCATTCCTGCAAGAAATATTTCGATGAAAATTATTCCAGTCCTTCTCGAGGATGTAAATAAGGAAGACTTAAATCATGCGATAGGAAATGTAAATGTAGGGGAACCTATTACGTACATACCTAGTGTTGGGCAACAAACTAAAATAGAACAGTCAATTCCAATTCCAATCGGCAAAGAGTTAGTAAGCAAGCCATTATTGGAATCCGTGGCTGGAGTAGTTTCTAAATTTTTTCCAGTAAGTAAAATAAATCAAATAGATGCTATTGATTTCGATGTTTTATATAAAGACAAAAAATACGGAGTAAGCATCGACCCTTCCACAGGAAGATATAGATTTGAAGATACTACTCGTTCAAAGAAAGAACATAGATTTATATATGCTGATACAGAAGAAGAAATTAAGGACGCATTTAAGGATTATCTGAGAAGAAAAAACGACCATGATAATGAAACCACTAATTATATTTCAAAAGATTTGAAATTTGCATTAGATAGGATTAATGGAAATATGGGATTTAATCCAAACAGAGCTTCATTAAATGTAGTTCCCAGTGGAATGTATGAGGATATGAAAGGACTGTTTGAGGCCAATTTATCAAAGTACAAACTTGAGCCGGATTGGGATGTTATGATAAATGAATCCCTAACGTCCATGAACGTTATTATGCTTGTTAACAAAACAAGAAAAGAGATGGATTTTATATCCATATCTCCTTATCCTCTCGATAATGTTATTAATTTAGGGAAAGGGACATCTCTGATGGGTAGGTTTAAGACTAACGCTCAAATGGAGTTGGACAAACTTTCTATGAAAGCATCTATAGGGAATATTGAGTTAATGAAACTCATGGCTGTTGCTAATTCCTTTTCCGATACCGACCTTGGAGATTTTTCTATAGGGGAATTAAAAACTATAAATATAGATAGTAGTGAAGTAGTCTATTCTTATGTAAATCAGGATAAACTTGTTCATAATTATAACATGTTAGCTGATGCGGCTGGCTTAAAAAGAAATGGATTTAAGTTTACAGACATGTTTACTACTGTGATGAGATATTATCAAAGTATTGCTAATAATGACCAGCAAACAAGACTAAAAGGTATAACGGAATTATCTCCAGATGGAGATTTAGATTCTCTATCAAAGGCAGCCAAATATGAAGAATTAAAGTCTATCTTTAAAAACTTACAGAGTAGGTTCTTTTCTGGGAACGTTGCCCCAGACATCAATAACCCTATTACGTTTTTATATTTACAAGTAGCGAATGCTTTAACTCAATATGGGGATACTTCTATTGACATCTTTAATGATGAATTATGGAATAAACATTTTGGCGATGTTTGGAAGCAATTAAAAGACGGCTCATTATTTAACGGAACCTATTTAAATACTATTGATACCATTCCTATAGTTCATTCAATTGCAGCAAGACTAAGTGCTACGAATAGAAATATTACTAATAGATATGAGGCATATAAAAATAAGGATAGACAAGTAACCAACAAATACTATAAAGATGCTGGACAAGGGTTTATCGGAAAAACAGTTCTTAATAATGCGACTGTTATATTTAAACGTTTAATTGATAATTCTGAAGAAGGAAAGAAAAGATTTAGAGTGAAGAATCCGTGGGATTCATCAAGTGACTTAAATCCTGCAGAGCGTGAATATTTAAAATACTGGCTGGAAGATTTAAATAGGATGAGGTTCCCTAACCAAACTAGAGAAGAGTTAGGAGAACGATATTTTGAAATTCCCTTATTGAGAGGTTCTTCTTGGTCTAAAATAGTAAACGGAAAAAATAGCTTAGCTACTTTTAAAGAAGATGGAGCATTAGAAATGGTTAATCCTAGAATGACTACTACTGAACAAGAACGATACATTTCGGAAGATTCCCTTAAGACTCTTGTAGAAATGTATAATGTATTTGATGCTTCTAATTCTATTGGTGCAAGAGAAAGTATGCTGGCCTCTACGAACGGAAAACCTGAACAAATTTACGAAACTAATTTAGAACATATTAAAGATATGTATCAATTCTCTCTCATAAGAAAAGAAGAAATGGATGAAATTCTGCCAGCAGTAAATGCAGCTATTGTTTCCCTTCAATTTGTTCAGACTTTGTCACATAAAGACGCAAAAGCCACCATCGACTTCCTTAATGAATATATAAAATCTTCTGTGTTTGACGAATCATTAGTTCCGAAAGAAAGCAGAGGAATGTTTAAATTGTTAGGTATGGCTAAGGGTGTGTCTACAAACTTTATTCTAGGATTTAACTATTTATCCGGAGCCAAAGAAACTATTACAGGATTCCTTAATTTGTATGAAAAAGCTGTTGCTAACTCTTTGACAGATAAAGATAGAATAGGCGTGAAAGATATGACTTCTGCTTATACGACTGTATGGGTCGACTCAGCTAAACAAATAGGAACTATTACTTTGTTAGAACATTTAAATTGGCAATATCGTATGGCTAATGTGGACATGAATGCCATTGTAGATAGAATGAATTATGAAATTACTGACGGATTGAGGTTTAAAGATAGAATGTTCTGGGCTAATAGAGCTCCTGATTTTCTAAATCGTATGACTATTCTCGTAGGCTATATGAAGAAACATGGCTGTTACGATGCTCACACTCTATTACCTGACGGGACGGTTAAATATGATTGGAAAAAAGACAAGCGTTTTAATTTATTAGCCGACCCTAATTCTGATATGAATTCCACAGAATGGCAATATCAGCGTTCTTTATACAACAGAATGATTGAGTCCTTTATTGCATCAAACGTCAAAGTCGTAAATCCGGATGGAACAACCAGAACTCTTACTACAGAGAAGGATAATAGAGGTGTTTATAAAGATGCTCTTCCCCAAGCTTATACAGAAGAAGAAGCTAAAATGATTAAACAAGAATCTGATAGTATGTTTGGCTACATGGACCATGATACAAAATCACTATACTTAAAAAAAGGATTGTTCTTGTTTCTTCATCAATTTCAAACCTTCTTATCTGCTAAAAAGAATCAATGGTTCTTAAAAAGAGGAGTTTATGATTATGGACACTGGGTACATCTAACAGAGAACCCAGACGGTACTGGAGCAAAATTATATTGGAAAACAATAGAAAATCCAGACGGAACTATTGAAAGAATAAAAACCACAGAAAACACTGGAGAACCCATTATAGATTGGCAAGGTAAGATTATGGAAGGAATTTTTTGGTCTTTGAAAGACATGTTTAATATTCTTAATCCAAAACTTGCTGCAGAGGCGTGGAGAGACCCAGTTAAAAGAAGAAATTTAATTTTGGCTTTAGAAGATTTAGCTATTATTGGATTTATAGCTTTAATTATCGCATTATTGTTTGGAAGCAAAGATAAAAATTCTTTATCTCCAGCTGAACAGAATGTAATAAGACTTGCAAATAATGTGGGCGGGGAATTTAATATGTTTAAAGTATTTACTGGAGCAGTAGATTTTAAGATGCCTATGTTCCAATTCTATGGAGAGGTATTCACTGATGGAGTGAAAGTATTAACGGGGGATAAACATATGTTACGTATGCTAACTGACAATACCGGAACATTCAGACCTTTAAAACCAACTGTAATGGAATACTTCCCATCTCCTAATTCTCAAGAATAGTAAAAAAAATAAGGGCGACAATCAAGTATATACTTTCGTATATGCCTGACTGCCGCCCTTATTTTTATAAATCCACATGAAGTTCTTGTATAGTGTACTTATAAGCTCTAATTACCGAAGTTATAAATTCATCTATAGTTCCATTGTTATCAATTTCTAGTTCAACCTTTAATTCATCAATATGTTTTTCGCTCTCATGATTTCCAGCTCCTGCGCTATCTCTAATAATTTTCCAAACAACACCACCCTGTTTGTGTATAGCTTCTTCCTCATTTGGAAATCTTACATCTGGAATTATCCATTTAGTTTCTACATCATATTGACCATCTGTATCTCTACTAAATTGATACTCATTCATTAAAGCTTTTACCCATAAGTCTTTATCTATAGCTCTTCCAACTTGAGTTCCAAATAATTGAAGGAATTCTCTATTTGTCATAGGGTTACCTTCTGTATTTAATAACGGAAGTTCAGTCCGACTATTTTTAAAACTTATAGACTCAAAATCATCCGAGTTACAACCTAATATAAGAGCTGCGCATCCTTTCAATGTTTCGGCAAAGCTATGCTTCTCCCAATCACAATTAATTAAATATGAGAAATCTGGTTCTTTGTCAGATATCCACTCTTTACAGAATTCTTCTAGAGTTTTACAGCTAGTTACTATATTAATTTCTCCACAACTAGCCTTTCTCCACACATCTATTGCTTTAATAATACTACATGCAGTATCTTTTCCAGCTTGAGCTTTTCCAGCTATTCCAATAATCATTTTAAATAATAGGTTAATTCATTCATTACAAATTCATTATCTAGATATGGCATTTTCTCTAATATTACTCTATAGTATTCAGATAATTCTTCTCTTGATATTTCATCGGTAAACCCTAGTTCTGAAAAAGGGTCGGGTTTTAGTATTAGCCTATGTATTTCACTTGATATACTGTGCAGTATCGGGTCTGATTCTTCTAAATTATGCATCATTGTTAATATTTGCTCCAAATATTATTAAAAATGCTCCAATTCCAGCCAATCCAAGAAGGACGTGGATGCAAAACATAAAATACAATAATATAAAAAATAATATAATTCCTCCTGCAGTAGTACATACTACAGATAAATTATCTTTCAACCAGCATCCCAACAATTTCAGCCACGAGTTTTCCATTTGCTGTAGGAAATTTAGATTTTACTTCTTTAATAACTAAACCCATCTCTTTCTTTTCTATGGAGTGATAATTATTATTCTTTAGCCAGGCTTCTATATCTTCTTTAGAAGGAATTGCCGGAAGAAATTCCTTAAGAATCTTAGCTTCGGACAATTCAATTTCAGATAGGTCTACTCTACCTGCATTTTTGTATTGTTCTGCAGTATCCTCTCTTTGCTGTGCCATCTTTTTAATGATTTGGATTTCAATGGCATCGTCAAGAGGTTTTGCATTTTTCTGAGTTGAGTAATTTACAAATGCCGTTTTGACAGCTCTAAGAACTTCCGTTTTTGTTTTGTCCTTAGCTATCATTGACTCTTTAATGAGAGTATTTATTTGTTCTTTAATCATATTCATTAAGATATTTGATGTCTTCTCTTTATATTTTGAGCTGTCCCACTATCCCATCTTCCCTTTCTTACAAAAGCTATATCAACATCAGAGCTCCTGGTCATAGCGGAGTCTCTTTCCTCATCAGTTTTATATCCCCCGTGGTAACAAATAGGGACTCTATCTGTTACGCTTGGAGTATGTCTCGGTTTATCAAACATGTGATATATTGTCAATGGGCACATAAAGTTTTCAGCGATGTAGTCCATAGCCATCTTATCAACACCTTCATAATCTCCTACTACAAACTCTGGTTTATCATCTTCATAATAAGCGGTTCTTAAAGCCATTACATAATACTTTTCGAACTCTTCTTTTGTTATATCCCTGTGTCCACTTACAAAATATATCATGGTACTATTTGATTCTCCAACGGTTGTGATTCTATAACTTTAATGTTATACCAAGAGATAGCCTCTATAATTCGTCTTTTATGGTTAAAGGCCCATTCATAATTCTCAATGTCTTTAATAGGAATCCATTGTATTGTCGCAACTTCATTTTTTTCTCCTTCTCCATTTAGAACAGCTTCCATGGAAGTGGAAATATTGTCTTTTCCGTATTCTAAAACTGTTATATAACGAAGTGTTACATTTCCATTATTACAATACTCAGGGTCTGTTTCAACTCCAAATAAGGTCCATTTCGATGGGTCAATTTTGACCCCAGTCTCTTCAAACGTTTCTCTAGAGCATGCATTTTCAGCTTTTTCCATGTCTAAATAACCACATGGGCAGTTCCAATAACCCTGAAAATCTGGAGTTCCTTCTCCTCTTTGATTTGCCAAAACATGCCAAACTCCATGTATTTTACAAAATACAAATGCAGCAACTGCACAGTATCGACCAGACCATAGAGTCTCGCCAGCGTGTTCTCCTTCTCTAATTGTATAACTCCAATTTTTCATCTGTGTTTTCTTTTATGTTCTTTAATTTCAGAATCTTCTGGGGATGATTTATAAGGATTATAAACGGGAAGATATTTTCCCTGCACTGCTACAACAACATCTGTTGTTCCATTAAAATAATGGTCAGATTCATATATAAGAAGTTGATTATCAGTTTTGCGTTTGTAAGCAACATACATAGGTTTATTTTCCTTTACGCATGTCTGATATTCATTCTTAACACCCCTTGTCATGTTTTTTACTTCGCAACCCCAATCAAACTTATTTAGGATAAATACCACTGCGTCAGCATTTAATAAGCAGTCGTCTTTGTAAGGAGTTCCTTTTATCCAATAAGATACTTCATAGCCTTTATCTTTGAGTAGGTTTTCTACATCTGGGACAAGATGGCTACAATTCATACTATATGAAATGTATGCTGTTTTATTCATTTTTATAAAGGTTAAATCGATGAATATATTGACTGATTGCTTTAGGCACTAAAGGATAAATCTGCTTTCCGTCTTTTACTAAGTATCGAATCATTGTAGAACTAATATTGAATGTATTACTGATATATCCGTCAACTCCTGTTTTGAACGCAATTCCATCCCTGTTAATTACAATCAATTTGAAGTTATCAAGAATCCATTGTCCTTCTTTCCAATCTTTAATTTTATCCACAATGTCTGCACCAACTATCAAATATAGTTCTTCATTAGGATAGTCATCTTTTAATAATTGAAGAGTCTGGTAAGAAAAATGAGGTTCGGGAGTTCTATAATCAATGCTTGACAATGTACAGTTGTTAATTTCCTCAATTGCTAATTGAATCATAAAACATCTATGTTGAAATTCAGAAGCTTCATTTTCCTTCCAAACATTTTGCATAGTTGGAACTACTACAACTTCATCTACTAAGTTTTCATTTAACACAGATGTAATCATGTACAAATGACCCATATGAATTGGGTCAAATGTTCCTAATAAAAATCCTACTTTCATTGTATTTTATTAAAATCGAATAATGTTAATTCTTCTGTTGCTTTGTCGTAGATGTCGATAATGGCTTTAATGCCGTTTGGTTTTAGATTTCTAGTGCCTATTCCTGCAAATTTTTTATGCAAGAAAGGAACAGAATCTAAATTTCTCCACTTGTTCATAATAGTATGATAAGACATCCATTTATCCGATTGCTGAATAAACACAAAGCATGGTTTACCAGCATCAATAGCCATTTGAACAGCCCACCCAGTTCCTCCATTAACTACTTCTTCACCTTTAGGAGTCTTAATGAAACCGTCGGCAATTGCAAATACAGCAGTGGAAGACTCTACTTGCATCCAATTTCTGGCTAGTAGAGATAAGTACTTATCATATCCAAACCGCATTAATGTTTTCTGGGCTTTGTTAACAGCTCTAACTCCTCTCCAATATTGCTCTTCAGTTATAGGAGTATTTCCTATGGGAGTTATTCTGTTATGATAATAATGTATCGCAGTTTTCAAACCATAGGCTCTACCTATCAGGTCCCACATAGTATCACTTCCCTCAGCCCCTCCCGAATATAAAGTATAACTACTTAGCATATTTCTCTCTTGGTACATAAATAGGAGCTTTCTTACGTTTAAACTCAGAAGCTAAGTGTCTATCCCAAACTTTGTTAACCACCTCTTCACCATACTTTTTATATAAATCAGATTTTTTATTTGTTTGGATATGTACTACATTTCCAGCAAGCATATAAGTTTCCTCGGAACTTTCACATGAAGTAAGTGTTTTAAGAATATCATCAACTTCATTATAACTTTTAGCCCCAATTTGGTCTAAGTCAGAATTGCTAATACCAAGACCATCAGTCGGAGTTAAGGCTATAGATGCTTTAATAGCAGACATTTTGGCGGATAAATCGTTTGGAATGGTATAATACTTTCCTTCTTTCCTCATTTCGGAATCATACTTATAAAATATGTATTCTGCCAATTTATAAACTTCGGTCTTCCATAAGTCTTGAATTGGGTCGAAATCACCCACATCACCATGAATAGTCCAGAATCCAAGCTGGTACTCCGTCTGATTGTCAGTAGACATAACTAAGCCATGTTTTAAACCAGCAAGGTCATATAAATACATCATACGACATCTAGCCTGTAGATTTCCATTAGCAATAGGAGTTCTGCTAGGCATTTCTTCCAACTCATCTATCCAGTAAGAATTTGATGCGTTAGCTTCTCCAGCCTCTAAACAATATTCAAAAAGAGCTGCTTTATACACATGAGACAGTTCCCACACTTTAAAGTCGTCACAAAATGCTTCCCCTACTAACTTAGATACATCAAACTCATCCTTCTTATTCTTAATAGGAAGGCTTCTACCTATAAGAGGAATCCCAGTTTGCTTACTTACTTCATGGCAAATGGCAGCGACAACAGTGGAGTCTATTCCTCCGCTAATGCCTAATACCATTGCTTTAAGACTATTTTCGAATAAATAATCCTTAGTCTCTTCTACTAAAACATTAAACACCTTGTTGTAATCCATCTGTTATATATACATTTGATTTAAACCTATAAAATAGATAATTATATTGTGTATCAGTCATTTTAACTGCAGCACACATAATCCAGCCTTCTTCACCTAAACTCTCAAGTTCGTTAATGCTCATAATCGAGCCGTATACTGTTTTTCTTAAATATTCTACATTCATTTTATTCTAAGTTCAGATAAACATAACTCTACTTCTTTTGCATTTCCGGTATGCTTCCCTAAATCATCAGACAACTTAACACAATCAAATACCGGCTGGTTTTTATTCATTTGACAAGAAGTAAGCTTCATAACAATATTAGATGGTTTATGTCCAGTATCGTTGGTAAGATTGGTTCCAATACCAAAAGCACAACGAATACGTCCTCTACAATACTCTCGAATTTCAAGAGCTTTGTCAAATGTAAGAGCATTACTAAAGATAATAGTCTTAGTGGTTGGGTCAATACCTAACTCTTTATAGCGAGCAATGGCATTAGTAACAAATTTAAATTCATCGCCACTATCTTGACGTATTCCATCAAACAACTTAGCTTGTTTTCGAGATAGATTCTTGAAAAATACAGCAGAAGTATAAGTATCGCTTAATGCAATTCCCAAGTCGCCATCATACACATTAACCCAGTTTTCTAGTGCCATATAATTAGCTTGTTTATAGCCATACATAGCACCATGGAACATAAACCACTCATGAGGATGAGTTCCCATCATAGGCATGTCGTATTTCATAGCTAGATAACAGTTGGAAGTACCAGTACAGTATATAGCATTACTTTTTAAGTCCTTTATTACATTTTCTTGAACATTATACGAATAACGTCTACGAGTTCCAAATTCTGAAAAGAATATTTGATTCTGATTCGACAGAACTATTTTAGGAGCTAGTCTAGCAAGGACATCGGACATATTGATGGTATTGTTAAGCATTTTGTTGCGAAGCTCTGACACCATTGCTAAAATAGGCACCTCGTACAAGGTAACTCTGTAAAGATAATCAATTACTTTAATGTGTAGATGTTTGTCCTCATCCAACCAGACTTGAACTTTACCAGAATTTAACTTAACTCCGCTCAGCCACTCCCAGTACATTGAAGGGATAAAACGACAATGTGTTGTCATATAATCCTGTTCATCATGAGTTAACCTTAAAGAACAGAAATTAGAAATTTCCATTCTTAACTGTTCTATAAATTCTTCGGTATATTGAGTATTATCTCTATCAAAGAATTCAAATGTTCCCACAGCTTGTGGAAATAATTTCATATAAGCATATGAAGTTGTAAACTTGTATAAATCTGTATCTAATATTGATTTAATTATCATAATATGTTATTTATTAAAATTCATATTCGGAAATATTGTTCTCTTCCATAAACTTTTGAAGAGTTGTTCCATCGTCTATAGAAGCAATTCCAGGAAGATATACTTGTATGTCCTCCCAAATTGGTTCCAAATTTTTAATAGTATTCAATACACAATAATCACCAGCCACCCCGCATATGATAAACTTATCTCTGCCTGCTGTATAATCTATATAACAAAGTTCATCATTCCCATTGTAATAATACACTTGTTCGCAGTTGGAATTATAGGTGAGATTTTGAAAAGCCCCATATTGTTCCTCTTCGTGAGCTTTGGTAGTTACATAATAGGATTTATGGACTTTACTACATCGTTGTAAAAGTCCTTCAAATATCGCAGCCCCTTCGGAAAATTGCACACAATGTTCAGGCCATTGACCTCCGTTTAGTTTAAATGATTCATGAGAAGGAACATGCCAATCTGCAGTAAAGATTACTTTATCAATTTCATTAGATTCTATTAATGCATAAATGTTAAATAAAGCTTCAAATGCTCCCTTTACAGGAAGCTTTCCGTCTATATTTATAAAATCATTCTGCATATCAACAACAATAAGTGTGTTCATGTCTATTTAATAGTTACTAGTACTCCGATTATTATAAACATTAAAATAAGAGCAACTGGAATCCATAAAGGAGAAGTTACCCACCACCAAGACCAGGTTATGACGCCCACAAGTTTTAGTACTAAGAAAATTAGGAATAGGACTGTACCAAGTCCTACTCCACTACTTGAATTACTCATTCTATAATTAAAGTTAAAGGTTCATTTACTAATTCGTATCGTTCATTTACCACAGATACGTTAGCCAATTTAATGTCGTCTAAAGTTTGCAGTATATGTTCTCCAGAGTGAATATGTCCACAGAATACATATCTGGGATGCTTACGTAATATTTCGTCCGCCAACCAGGGATTACCTGCTTCCACTCCAGTTTGAAATCCTTGGTTAATTTTTCCTACTCCACATAATGCAGGAGCGTCATGCGTAAGTACAAAATCACATTTCTCCGGCATAGTATCATAAGCTTGTTTTAAAGTTCCTTCTTCATACATATATGCCCAATTACCAAATATCTTACAATAGGGTGTCCCCCATATAGTATACTTCTTGTCTTCGAAATATAAATCAATAGATTCATTATCAAGAAGTACTAATTTATATTTAGTGGGAGTATATAGTACGCTCGCCTTTTTTAACTTATCTTGATACATATTTGCTAAAGCAAAATCGTGATTGCCTCCTACCATATATACCATTTCGCATGGCAAATCATTTATCCATTTAGCGAAGTCAGTTTTAAGCCACTTTTCACTTTGCGGAATGTTTCTTTGCATATGGAGAGGCGTAATGTCTCCACATATAAATACTACATCGCAAGGAGCAATTTCTGGAAGAAATCCATGTAAATCCGATAAAGATGTAATTATCATCTATGAGTCCTCCTTGGTTTAATTAAGTTCTGCACATTATTTACAATAGGTTTTTCGATAGGATTTACTTCAATAGTAGGTTCTAGACTCGGGAAAACTAATAATTCTTCAACTGGTTGAAATTTCTTTTGTAAAGCCATAATATTTTTTTTGTTTAAATAATTTATAAATGAGAATTTATCTTATTCTTCTTTAGCCAATCTTGAAAATACCAAAGTTGGCCGCATCCTCCACCAATATCATCTTGACCTGCAGGATTAAACACTCTAGTGGAAAATCCTCTAGAAATCATTTTTTTATTAAAACTCTCGATAAGTTTTAATTGTCTTTGAATAGAGGAATGAACGCTTTCATCTTTTTCACATATAACAGACAGAGTTACTTCCCAAACATCTGGATTAAATGTTTCTTGAAGATTGTCAATATCGACCAATCTTGCGTTTCCTTCATGAACACAGTAATTGAAGAAAGGTTTTCTTCCAACGTTGGCTGCCCAGAATTCTCCTGCAGCAGCAATTTGTCTAAGGGTAGACGTTTTGGTAGGAATTAGTTTGGCTCTTGCAGAATCAGTAGATTCATGAACAGAAAATTGTAATCCAACTTTAGGGATTCTCTTAGATAATTCCACAAATTCTGACATATGCTTATATATAGATGCTGGAGCGGATGTAGACACAAGAAGCTGCGCATTTGGATACATTTCATATAAACGTTCGATAGCTTCTTCGAGGTTAGCAAAATTCAGAAATGGTTCTCCCATGCTCATAAACATTATCTGAAATTTCTTTATTTCATTAGTACAACAATCAATAGAATTGAGTACTGTTACCACTTGTTCTACTATCTCGTGCGCTTCTAGATTCCTTATAAAGAATTTACCAGTTCCACAGAATGTACAACCTACTGGACATCCGGATTGAACTGAACAACATATTACTGTTCGTTCAGCATAACTGTTGTAACGATATAGTACTGCTTCTGCGATACCTTTCTTTGTTACACCACTAGCTCCCCCATTCAAATACAAACTTCTTAACATTAGTATCAGAAGATTCAAAAATCTTATATTCCATCCTTATCCGTGTAAATTTCTTTTAGTAATTATTTCTTTTAACTGTTGCCAAGACACTGGTGTATAATCATTGTTATCCATACCAACATCGTATTGGTTTGGAACTAATTTATCCTCAAAAGGTGTCTTTTTACCTTTTTCAGTATGTATGTGTCCATATAGTTGCCAACTTCCTCTATGCGAACCATCCCATGTAATCATAGGATAATGGCTCATAAATACTTGCTGATTTTTACACTCTTCGTCACCAGTTATAGTTATCATCATCTGTCTTTCGACAGCTTCAAATCCATTTTCTGGAATATATTTCAACTTGTCGTGGTTGCCCAATACGAGGTATTTATAACCATTTAGTTGAGGTAGAATCTTTTCCCAACGTGTCCTTTGACCAAAGCAAAAATCGCCCAATATGAACACCGTATCGTCCCATGAAACTACTTTATTCCAGTTTAGTATGAGTTGGCGATTCATTTCCTCAGCAGTCTCAAACGGACGACTACAATACTTAATAATATTTGCATGGTCAAAATGACAATCAGAGGTGAAAAAAACATGATTACAGTCAAATTTATTACTTAAATTAGCCATTTGTTCTAAGTTTACCTAGTTGTTCTTTAGCATTGTGTGCGTCTATTCCTGTTAAATAAGATTCGTTCTTATATACCTTATAGCAAGCACAATTTTTAAATTTCTTTCCAGAAGTACAAAAAGGACAAATTTCATTTCTACCTGTTTTATATCCTGTAAGTTTAAGTTTGTTTATATATGGAGTGTGCATTTTAATCCACATATTCTTAAAATCCTCGTTGTTCATTAACTCAGATATTGCTTCTTGCGCAGATGTTTTCTGATTTACTTCTTCAACAATTTCTCTATTTACGTCTTCAGTAGTCATTTCATTAAGCTTTTTACTTTTTTAAACTTTCCACATTTCTCGCATTTGAAAATATAGATGCTGTATCTAGAACCGTCATAGTCAATTCCAGTATTATCTACTCTAATTTCTTCAAACAGTTTGTATTTGTGACAACAAAATAATTTATCTACAATCTGTTTAATTATTTGTTTTATAAAATCCATACCTTACCACCATGAAATGTCTGTTATATTTTTCTCAGCACCACAAATATCGCATTTTACAACTATTAAATTACCGAGCCCGGTAGGGGTAAACATAATAGTGTACCCTCCACCAATTGCTCCTACATTAGTCCTGCATGGTTTATGTTTAGCTATAAATTTTTGATACTTATAAGCTTCTTTTTCATTTAATGTAAATACTTTTTCCATTTAAATGTGAAAATCAACAACGGTTACAGGCATTTCGTCGTGCAAAGAGTCAACATAATTCCAAAATTCCTCATCCCATTCTTTTGGGTCTTTATCATTAGAGGTCATTCCAAACCATCCCATTTCTGCGCACTCTACCCAATCTCCACCGGGAGTAACAAAACAAAATGGAACACGCTTTTGTTCTTTCATAGCATCCCAATCCACTTCATTTTTAGTAGCATATATAGCGGTTAAAGGTTCTCCGTTTTCATCTTTTTCTTTTAAGAGTAACCATTCTCCCCATCTACCTCCTTCTATGTACCAATCCCATTTAGAATCAGGATTATATGTAGATAGAAGGTTATCTTCATCATCCCGTTCGTATCCCCATTTTTTAGCTTCTTCCCAAGCATTTTCATAGGATATTTCGAATCCTTCTTCTATAATTTTTTGTGCATGTTGTACATGATTTTTCTCCCAATCAGATTCAGGATTTGGATGTTTCTCTAATACCTTCAAAGCCCATTCATAATCCTCTATTCGTCTTGTTCTAACTACATTTATAGCCTCATCCTTGGTGTATTTAACGTATACATCCACCTCTCGATTTTCGTCATAAGGCTCTAATAACTCCTCGTGGTCAAATCCAAAAACTAATCCTACAAAGTGTGACATTGATATTTATTTTGATAAGTCCAGAGACTTTGTTAAATAATTGATTGCATCTAATTGTCCTGAGGTTAGGGATATATGTGTATCGTTTATATAAATATCCCACCCTTCTCCATTATGCCATTCAGTAACTTCAATAAAATCAGATTCTTTAGCTAAGTAATCGTATTTATCAAGGTCATCAAATATTGCCTTCTTATTATATTTTTCCATAAATTTTGAACCGTATTGTATATAGATATATCACTCTCCATGATATGCAAACCCATAAGCTGCTCCCTCTAGGAGATATAGGGTATCTTCCTCCAAATCTCTAGTAGTCCATTGGAAGTATGGAAGAGAGTATCTTACTATATTGAAGAATACTTCAAGGAATTCATCCTCTGCATAGTCAAACCAGTAACATCCAGAAGGAACGTCCTCGGAATCTTCAGTAGCTATCCACTCTTTGTTTATTATATTAAGTTCTAGTAGTTTCTTCGTATACTCTTGTGGAATCCACGTATCAGCATTATACCTCGCCCCTACTTCTTCTATATAGTTAAATCCCAATAGTTCTGTGGTCTTCTTATAAGCATCAGTAATCTCCTCGACAGAGTGAGTAGCTATTATATGGTATTCTGATGTATTAGCGTGCCCATCACCTGACGGGTCACCCAGCGTAAAACAAATATTATACATTATTATTTCTATTAAAAATATTCTTCAAGTTCTATAGATAAAGACCTAAGCACATTATTTACTACTTCGTCCTTATCTATTATTGTCATATTATTAGGATAGTCAATATGAAAATTTTTCGGATATTCTTGACTAGTAAGAGTTAGTCTTCCAGATTGTTCGTCATAATCTACTCCATATCCATAAAAACATAAATAATCATCTGGAACAACTCCGAGAACATAAATATACGACCATCCATTTTCATAAGCATCATAGAACACCCATTTATTTTTGTACTCATCATAGGAAGGATTATTAATGGCATTTGATGCATATAGTTCCTCCCTCAACTCTTTTAATTCCCATTCCAAACGATTTATTTCACTTTGTATTTCGTCTGAAGTTCTAACTTTTTTCATAAATATCTTCTTTTAATAAATTCTTCGTGTAAAGGTTGTGCTAACTCTCTTGCTTGAGGATGTGCACTGCTTGCATCTCTCAATTCAAAGAAATGTTTCCAATCACTTGTAAATCCAGTCATTACAAGTTCTGTCTTCAATGCATTAGGTAGTATAGCTCTGGCTTCCTGGGGTTTCCAACCTTCTTTTATAAGGGATAAGTATAAATCTTCAGATTCATGTAAGAATTCTAAAAAACGAGAGCCGTTATAATCTTCTGGACTCATAGGAGCTAAACTCCAACAAGGTTGAATAAAAGTTAATTCATTACCAAACTTATCTTTAGAGTAGTTACAGTAGCGTGTGCTTTCTTGAGCAAAAGAAAACACTCTATGTCTTACAAATTCGTGGCTAACACCTCTATCGCAAACAAACTTAACAGTATATCTCTTTTCATGAAATTCTGTAGGTTCACAGATGTACTGTAAGTCACCTAACCAATTATTTTCTACTAATACTCTATAATTAGTAGTAATATAAACATCTTGATAAGCCTTTTGTTTTTCTTCCCAAGTTTTACAATGTGTTGGATAATCTCCGAAGATAACTTTAGAATATGGATTCCTTATATATTTATTCTCCATATTAACACAATCATAATCTTCCATACTATCCCCATAGTTTCTTGTTTTAAGATATACAGTACCATGTTCTAACATAGCTCCATGACCGGACTTTATCATTCTTTCTACAAATTCTTTAGCAGATGTATCTGTAATTTTATCTTCGGATTTATAACAAGTTCTTCCGGCGATTTCTATTTGTCTGTATATAGAATTTAAAAGTTCCTCTTTTACCATACGTGGGCCTATTTCCATGTCAGCAGGAACAACAATTTCTTTCGGTTTTTGTTCTAAAATTTCAAACGAAGGTTTTACTAATTTCATCAGTTTTTAAATTTATCAATGACTTCTTGAATGGACAAATCTCCTAATACTCTTGCATATTCGTTTATCATTTCTAATCCATATTCTTTATTATAACCTTCGTCATGCCCTATGGTATTTGAAACCATTTGAATTGCAGTGGTTATTAATCTGATGTCCTCTATTGTAGCAGGAATCAGAGCATATGTTTCGTCTATCTTATCATTAAATATAAATCTAAAACTAGATATAATACATTGTTTTTTAATAAATGTAACATGTTTAAGATTACAGACACTATCACTTAGTGTCTGCATTGTTACTCCATCATAAAAACCCATTCCGATAAGAAACCCATTTCTATATACCTTATACAGAACGTCCTTACTGTACCTATTATTATACCATTCGTAAAATTGTTTATAATTTAACATATTAATGAATCCAATGGTCCCCTATTGATATATCTGCAGTTAACGGAGCTCTGGTACAAAATGGCTTTCCTCCGCTTTCCATGCATTGTACCAAGACTTTTGCCACTTCATCCGCAATTTCTTCTGGAGCTTCTAAATTTATTTCATCGTGAACTGGAACACAGTATTTAACTTTGAAAAGGAGATTATTTTCCTTCAGCCAATTAAATAACTTTATAGAAGCTAATTTAAAACATAAAGCACCAGCTCCTTGTATCGGGTAGTTAACCGATTGCTTCATAGAATCCATAAGTCTGCGTTTCAAGAAATCAGCTTCTTGAAACAGAGGGTCGTCTTCAATTTGATTTTGCAAAATATACTGTCCGTCGATGGTCCCCAAATCATCATTAATTCTATTCAAATTATCCCAATCGTAAATAAAGGCTTTGTGTCCGGTTATAGGACTTAATAATATATAACCATGTTTTACAACAAATTCTTTTTGCCTCTCTTGGTAAGCTTTCAGTCCAGAGAAACCATTCATATAGTTGTTTTCTATTTCTTGAGCTCTCTTTTTAGATATACCATAATTTCTTACTAAAGTACTTGCATTTCCTGCATAGTTAAAACAAAATTCATATCCTTTAGCCTCTTGTCTAAGTTCATGAAATCGTTTTTTAATTTCCTTAGTTGGCATATCTTGAGGAATAACATCCTTAAACACCATTTTAGCAGTCAATGCATGCATATCCTTTGAACCATTTATAAGTTCGTCTAACATAGCTTTATCATTAGCTATGGATGCCATTAGGAATGATTCTTGACCACTATAATCCACCGAAATCCACTTGTTGCCCTTCTCAGCAACAAAACAAGCTCTAGTAATTTCATCGTGAGGAAGGTTTTGCAAATTTGGGTCACTAGAACTTAACCTTCCGGTATCAGTTCCAAGTTGATAAAAACTAGCATGAATACGTCCAGTTGCTGGATTTATTAGATTCAAAAACTTTTCGCCAAAGGCTTTAACTAACTGTCCTGCTTTTTTGTATGTAACGTATGGTTCTACAATAGAGCACTTGTGTTTTTGAGGTTCTATTTGTTTGATATTTACAGACTTGGTTTTTTGTTTGGTTTTCTTGTCAATAACTGTACAATTTAACCCAAGCAACTCGAAAAGAGGAACTACTTGTTTACTACTGTCCCAGTTTATCTTACATTGATAATTGTTATTAAATCCAGAAAACAAATCTCCTTGAAGGTTCTGTTCTACATAATCAAACGGAACTCCATATTTATATTCTACGCCTTCATCCGTAATTATTCTCCTTACTCCAAACGCAGAAGCTGGAATATTCATAAGGTCTTTTGTTTCCCTTTTTAAATTGGTTTTCATAGTAGCCTGAACAAATGGCTTGCCTTTATATGCAGGGTCTGGGTGTTCCATTTTGTGCTGCTCATAATAGTCTTCCACCCATTTGTTAATTTCAGATTCTGCAGTATGCATATCCTCTATATCTTTCTTCATCTTGATTCTCCATTTGTTAACATCAATTTTTGCACCACAATACTCTATGTAAGCAAGAACTGGAACAAAATGATTTTCGAAATCAATAGCGCGAAGAAGGTCTTTCTTTTTCAGAGCAGCCATTTGTTTCTCCTTTATAGATGTTAAATACATAACATCATGGGCAGCATAAACTATGACATCCTCGGTGAGACCAGTATTAACAATCTTACCTCGAATACTCTTATCCAGGTCTAAATTTAGATATTGTCTAGCTGCTGACTGCAAAGACAAACTATGGAATTGAGCAGGATATCCTAAGAACAACAATTTCTCGGCAATCATTCCATCCCACACATTCACAGGAACAATCTTATGACAATACAAAAACTTTAAGTCGAAAGATAAATTCCATCCAAGTAATGTTATTTTATCATTTTCAAATACTGGTCTAAAATATTCTACATCTACTGTTGTAGTATCTACCACTATTTGGTCTTCCCCCAAACCAAATTGAATACATAATAAAGCTTTGGTATGGGGGTCCAATCCTTCAGTTTCTGAATCATATTCTATCCAATCATGTTCAAGTATCAACTTTAGAGCCGTTTCTTTATCCATGATTTGATAGGCTTCAGACTTAAAAAATCGCTGTTGCTCAGTTACAAGATAAATCATTAGTCTACGCAGACTTCAATACAGCTCATATCAATATCTCCTTGAGTTCCAATTAAATCTGCTATGCGTTCTTTTAGAAGTCTCGCTATATCAGATTCATCTTTGTCTAATTCTCCTGAATATTCGTAATAAAAGTCTCCTTTAACTTCTACGGAGAATTTAAATACTTTTTCATCAAAATTATATGGAGCTAAAGGGTCACCTTCAGCTCCCAATGGAATGTTCGACATTTTCTTGATTTATTTTATTCATAAATTCATTTATACGGTCTAAAGCTTCTACAACCCTTATTGTTACATCTCTCACATTACCTTGAGAAGACTCTGGTAAGTAAGATATCATGTTAGGAACCATTCTAAAATAACTAACCACAATAAGTAAATCCTTATATGCTTTTTTAATCGTGTCTTGGGTCATAATATACTAGTGTTGAAGCGTCTCTTAAAATTGTGGGAGAATCAATATTTAAGATAGCTAGTTCTTGTTTAAATTGTTCTACATCAAATTTAGAAGTAATAATGTGGTATCCATGTTGAGTTGGAAAGACCTCTTTTATTCTGCTTTCAGGGTCACTATTACCTCTACATTTTTTAATAACAGTTAAGATTTTAGATAAATTATCTCCCAATTCATCAACATCAACTAATCTGTATAAATCTTTTCCAGATAAAGCAGGAAGTTCTCCACATACATGGTCCCAAATTCTAGGAGCCTGATATGTATTTCCTTCCATTATGAGTTTAGCAAGAGCTTGTTGACATCCACAAGATACCTTAAAAAAGCTCCTTTTATTAATCCCTATATATGCTCTCGCATTGTTATTCAGACATAGCTCTATAATTTTGTCTTTCTTCAAAAGTAGATGTTCAGCACTCCTTATATAGTAAGCCTTTATAAGTCTTGCTCCGTTGTTTCCTCTCCCAGTGTTATTTCCATCTTTCTTACGTTGAATTATTTGCAAGAAATAGAAATCATCCGGACTTGAAAACTTCATAAAATCAATAACTTTATCAAAATTATCTACAGTCATTCTTTATAAATTTTTAGTTTTGGTTTCCAAGCTTCTCCTATATTTCCTTTATTACATCCAAGCCCTATCCATTTAATTGTTGGAAAATATTCGAATAAGTACACAAACACTTGAGCTGATACATTAGGAATTTCAAAATCATTTACATATAGCATGACATGAGAATTTTCTATATAATATCCTCGGATGGTGTGTAAATATGGAATTCCTTCTTGACTAAACCATTCTGCATGAGAAGCGTTCATGTGTTTAGAAGTTGGGAATTTAACCAACAAAGTATTATCGTCCAGATAAAGAGGCTTTCTAGTTTTGTGAAATTCTAACTCAGACATTTCTTATTCCTATTATATCAAGTACTTCATCTGTAAAAGTCAATCCTCGACTATCTCCGAAGAGTTGACAAATAGTATCTCTTTCTTCTTCAGAGATTGATTCTGCTTTTTCAAAAGTTCCAACAATATCTTTAAAACTGAATTTATGAAATTCATTACTTCCGAAATAAAATTCATTATCTTCAAGTTTCTCTTTGAGAGCTTCATCACAAGTTAAAAGAACTAACATAGCTCTTTGATATTCGCTTTCACTGATAATATCAAATCCATATGTGTAAAATTCATCAGCCCAGCAATTATCCCATATTATAAGTCTATACATATTAATTTCTAGGAATTACGTCTAAATCAGTTAAATAAAATATAGATTCATCTAGATTTTTAGGTATAAAATAACCATTTACTTCTACATTCTCTCCTTTAAGAGTGTGAATCATAACTTCTCGGTCTGAGTCATACTGCTTAAGAATTTCGATTAATTGTCCAATTAACATCATATTAATTTCTCTATATAGTTCCTTCCTTCCTCTACAAAAATCGGAATTTCGTTGTCAATACGCCAAGAGCTTCTAATAGCTATTCCTTCCGATATGGTGTCTTTGACACAACAACTTCCTCTTCTGTACTTAGTAGGATAATCATTCCAGTTGATTCCTTTTTCTTTAAAAAGCAATTCTTGGACTTGGTTAACATTTAACCCTTCTAATTGTTTGTGAGGAAAATATGCTTGACCAACAGAGTTAATACTATTTCTAGTAGCATCTTGTTGTCTCCATAAAATATAGTTAGTTACTTCCTCTTTTGGAATGTTGAAGCATCTGGAATCGAACATCGCTCCCATCTTAATAGAACGTCTATATGCTGTGGCTAATTCCTCATCCGTTAAACTTCCATTCCAAATGAGTTCATTAACTTGTGCATGAAATTTTCTATTAAAGATAAGAGTTGCCATAGACGCAGTTACGCTACAAATCTTTTGTACTTCATAGTCAAACCAGGAATCAGTGGTGAGTTTTTGATAGTCTATTAAAATTAAACTAATTTCATCAGATTGTGTATATCCTAAAACACACCCCTGAATGTTTTCGCACAGATATTTCATAGTTTCCTGCATAGCTTTAGACATACATTCATCAAAGGGCTTAACAAAACCCTTCGTAAATGTATGAAATGCTTTTCCATCTAAGCGAATAATTACAGGAGTTCTTCTTATAAGTGATGTCCTAGAACGTGCTTCATAATAAAGCTTCATTCTATTTCCAAATTCGTCTTTCAAAACTTCTCCTTTCTTATATTAATATTTCCGTAATATAGATTACCGCTAACTATATAATTGAAATCCTTTCCTTCTTTTATAAAAGTTACCCAATAATCTATGTCCCAACCATTAGTATCAATACTACTAATGTCAGTCCATCCAAGTTTTTCCAATACTTCCTTTACTGATGCGAATGAAACACAGCCTGCATTAAACTCTTCTGGTTCAGATTCCATAATACGAAATAATTGGTCAGAGATGCCCCTTAGATTCTGTGTAATTATATCACCTCTGTTGACTATACTAGAATTATCCCAAACAAGAGTATCATTAAAATTATCATAAATTTCTCTGGTAGGATTTCCATTATTATCTTCAGGACTTAATTCGATTACAGTTTCATATAATAATTCACTGTCATAACAATCTTGTTTTCCATTTTTAACCTCCTCTATAGCTTCTTCTATTGTTTCAGCTTCCACTCCGTAATAAAATCTATGCCAAGAGTGGGATAAAATGTCTTCATATAAATCAAATATCATAATTTAAAATTTCCCTTCGTTAGGTTGTAAACAAATTAAGCCTTCATAGCCTGCCACATATCTTCAGATACCCGTAGTCTCTTGGTAATAGAGAATCTTATGCCTCTGAGAATCCTTAAAGGGTCATCATCAAAGGTTATAATAGGAGGTAATGGAGTCCTAAGAAGTTTCTCCTTAATATCTTTAAGACCTCCAAAATAATCAATGATTTCTCCAGTATCAGGGTCTTTAGCTAAAGCATTAACAGTAAAATCCCTACGTAATAAATCATCATAGAGATTTCCTGGCTCAACTATTGGAGTTCTAGTACCTGGAATGTACCCTACCTCCTTACGAGCCATTACAAAATCAGCCACTCCTTGATACTTATAGCCCTCCGGAAACCTAGCTCGAATTGTATAGCAGTCTGGAGTTACTAAGAAGATTTCAAACTTTTCTGCTATTAAATGTTCCCATAATAACTGAAACATATCACAGGTAGTCAAGTTTTCCTTTAAAGCTTCCTCGCATGGAACTGCTACATAATCAATATCCTTATTAGTAAGGCCGAGAAGTTCATCCCGTACCTTACCTCCTACTTCGTAAAACTTAAACATCTCCATTTTCAAATAATTCTCTAATATCATAGCAGTCAATATAGGGAGTTCCACTTGCAGTTTCTTTTTCACTTGTGAAGAAGTCTACAAAGTCCTCCCATGCTCCATCATCCTTTAGAATAAAATCAGCAAGAGGGTATATTGCCATCTCTTCTAACTGCCAGGAGAGATGATACTCTTCAGCAGGAACCCATTGGGTAAGATACTCCCCACAGTGGTCAACTACATACTGAATACAATGGTCTAGCCAGTCATTGCCTGCAACCTTACAATGATAATCGTAAAGTATTGGATACTTCTCTGCTAAGAATAGTAAGAAGTTTTTATCGGCTTC